CCATTAGCTACTGACGAATTTATATTCATGGGAGGTGGTACAGATGCCTCTCCCACTTTTGCTACTTTTTTTGCCGCCGATGGTTCTTACCGTTGGAACGTCGGAGCTGATAATGCTTTACCTTTTGGATTTTGGGCTGGTGCTTTCCCAACTGGCGGCGGTACACCTAATGCTGGCCTTTGTTTAGACCCTCTAATTAGTACAGAACCAACTGATGCCGACCAATTTGTTTTTCATATGGGCGTAGCTGGTCAAAGTCCTTTTACACAAACACCTTTAACAAATGAAAGTGGGAGCAGCACCACCTTTAGAACATTTTCTCAAATTATTTCGAGTACTCCAGGAAGTAATTATGCAGAATTTCCGACTGTTACATTAAATTTACCATCTGGTGTTGTAGTTCCTAATGCTTTACCTACAAATGCTATTACAAGTAGAGACCAAGCTTTCCCATTAATATTTTTGCGTCGAGCAGCTATTGCAAACCCTGGATATAAAGGAATTTCTACCGTAATGCGATGGACTGGAATTAGTAGGGCTGCTGGAGACACATTATCTGTTTCTGGTACACGAGACAGAATCATTTATGGAGCCATTAGTTTGCCATGGGACGGAACGGTTCCTACAGTATAATTTTAACTAAACTACTGTTAGTAGTTTAGTTTATACTAAAATTAACACATAAAAATGATATATATTATAAGAGGTTAACATGCCGTTTGTTTTTAGTAAAAGTACTCCTAATACTGGAGCAATAGCTATCTTTGAATTTAAAGAGCTGTTAAAGACTGCTGGTTGGACAGTTTTATCGTCATCTGATGGCACTACTTATAATGCTGCTGGAGACCAGATTAGTACTGGCGCCTCCGGGGCTAATGGAATGGCTAATAATAGCGCTTGGTTTAGAATAAGGTCTCCGGTAGGAGTAGGTTCTCAAGAATTTACTATTCAACGAGGAACTATTAATCTTGTTTGGAGAATGAAGAGGTCTCGTACTTCTGGTTTTACTGGAGGCACTCCCGGAGCCACTCAAACACCATTAGCTACTGACGAATTTGTATTCATGGGAGGTGGTACAGATGCCTCTCCAACTTTTGCTACTTTTTTTGCCGCCGATGGTTCTTACCGCTGGAACGTCGGAGCTGATAATACTGCTCCTTTTGGATTTTGGGCGGGAGCTTTCCCAATTGGCGGAGGTACACCTAATGCTGGCCTTTGTTTAGACCCTCTAATTAGTACAGAGCCAACTGATGCCGACCAATTTGTTTTTCATATGGGCGTAGCTGGTCAAAGTCCTTTTACACAAACACTTTTAACAAATGAAAGTGGGAGCAGCACCACCTTTAGAACATTTTCTCAAATTATTTCGAGTACTCCAGGAAGTAATTATGCAGAATTTCCGACTGTTACATTAAATTTACCATCTGGTGTTGTAGTTCCTAATGCTTTACCTACAAATGCTATTACTACTAAGGATGAAGCTTTCCCATTAATATTTTTGCGTCGAGCAGCCATTGCAACCCCTGGATATAAAGGAGTTTCTACTGTAATGCGATGGACCGGAACAAATAGAGTAACAGGCAGCACTTTAACAGTAACTACAACACGAGATAGAATCATTTATGGACAAGTTAGTTTACCCTGGGATGGTAGCGTCCCGGCACTTTAAAATATAAATTATGGCTGATTTTTCTGGATTTATAAGCAATTATGATAATAATAACCAATCTGGTATCGCTCCAGGTGGAACAGTAGTTGGGGCACAAACTTATACAACTATTACCGCTAGTGCTGTAGGAGGATTGGCTTATATTCCATTTGGAGAAATAGGAAGTATATTTTATTTTAAAATGCGGGCGTTTAAAGATCCATTGGGTAGTGGCTTTGTGAGTTGGACAGTAATTAACAATCCAGATCCCAATGGAGATGAGGCCCCAGAACCTATTGTGGCAGGAACTGCAGTAATTATGGCTACTTGGATTGGTTAATTGCTGTGAATAACCAGCCTATTTTAAAAATTAGTAAAACAAAGGTGAAACGCTGGACATTAAATAATCAGCTTCATCGAGAAGATGGTCCGGCGGTAGAATTTGCTAATGGAGATACTTATTGGTATTTTCATGGTCAACGACATCGAAACTATGGGCCAGCTATTGAAAATATTTTTGTAGAAAAAACTAAAGAGTGGTACTATGCTGGTCGTCGACACCGAGAAAATGGTCCGGCTATTGAATATAAAGATGGTGGAAAGGAATGGTGGATCCATGGCAAGCTTCATCGAGAAGATGGCCCGGCCATTCAATTAGAAAATATGAATATTTGGTATTATGAAGATAAGCTGCATCGAGAGAATGGGGCCGCTATTGAATATAATAATGGATTAAAAATTTGGTATTACCATGGCAAAAAAATACCTGTTAATTCTTTAGAAGATTTTAATAGGTTTATTAAACTCCAGTTTTTGTGGTAACACTACCACAAACTTTTTAATTTGATTAATCTCTCAAATTCTGTTTGAGAACTAACTATAATTTGTTTACCAAAATAAAACCATTGTTTAGTTTTTGGAAAATCTATTGCTGGCCCATCAATTCGATGAAGTTGGCCGTGAAACCACCATTCTTTATATTGGTTATCAATAATAACTGCCGGTCCATTAGCTCGATGTCGTTTATTACGATACCACCATTCTTCACTTCCATCTATATTTTCCATGGCTGGACCGTTTATTCGATGATATTCTCCGTGAGAATACCACCATTTATCTCCATTATCCCATTCGACGGCCGGTCCATCTTCTCGATGGATTTTGCCATTTAAATAGTAAATTTTAGTTCCATATTCGTTAATGGAATAAAAGCAATTTATTTCCATTGTTACCATAATAGTTTAAGTTTAATTAATCTAGTGAATTCTTCTAAAGAAGAAGCATTCACTCTAATACCTTCATGCCACCATTCTTGGTAACCATTAGACCATTCTACGGCAGGACCATCTTCTCGATGTCGCTGATCATTAAGATACCAATATTTATCTCCATTAGCACATTTGATAGCAGGACCATCTGTTCGATGTCTCTTTCCATTTAAATACCACCATTTAGTTCCATTAGGCCATTCTACAGCTGGACCATCTTCTCGATGAAGTTTATTATTAAAATAATAAGTTTTAACACCATAATCATCTAAAGAAATGATTCCTGAGTCATTAACTATTTTTGTATTTTTTACATAATTTGAATGTGGTTTTATTTTTACCATAAAGCTTTCAGTTTAACAACTCTCCAATATTCTTCTTCACAGTACTCTTTACCTTGAAGGTACCAGGCTTTATCTCCACTAACATATTCTGCCGCTGGACCATCTTCTCGATGGAGTTGACCAAGAATACACCATTCTTTATATCCATCAGCAAAATCTACTGCCGGGCCATCTTCTCGATGTAGTTGACCATGAAGATACCAAAATTTATTACCATTAGCACGTTCTATGGCCGGACCATCTTCTCGATGACATTTTCCATGAAGATACCATTCTTTAGTTCCATGAGCATATTCTTTAGCAGGCCCATCTTCTCGATGAAGAATATCATGAAAATACCAAAATTTATCTCCATTAACAAGTTCTATGGCTGGTCCATCTTCTCGATGAAGCAAACCATTCCAATAATAAGATTTACCCCAATTATCTTCTTTAATTTCTTGCATATTTTACCATAAAGCTTTTAGCTTAACTATTCGCCAATATTCTTCTTCACAGTATTCTTTATCTTGAAGAGACCAAACTTTATCTCCATTAACACATTCGATAGCTGGACCATCTTCTCGATGGAGTTGGCCATGAACAAACCATTTTTTATCTCCATCAGCAAATTCTACTGCCGGGCCATCTTCTCGATGGAGTCGATCATCAATCCACCATTCTTTACTCCCATTAGGATACTCTACGGCCGGACCATCTTCTCGATGGAGTTGACCATGAAAATACCACTCTTTAGTTCCATAAGCATATTCTTTAGCAGGACCATCTTCTCGATGTCGCTGACCATTAAACCACCAAAATTTATCTCCATTAACAAGTTCTATGGCTGGTCCATCTTCTCGATGGAGACAATCACTCCAATAATAATATTTTCCCCATTGATCTTTTTTAATTTTTTGCATATTTTACCATAAAGCTTTTAATTTAAGTATTCTCCAATATTCTTCTTCGGTATATTCTTTACCTTGAAGCCACCATTCTTTAGTTCCATCAGTATTTTCTATGGCCGGACCGCCTTCTCGATGTCGCTGATGATGAAGATACCATGATGTATCTCCATTAGCATACTCAATAGCTGGACCACCTTCTCGATGTAATTTGTCATAACAATACCACTCTTTATGTCCATTAGGTAATAATCTAGCTGGACCTTCTTCTCGATGAAATTTACCATGATGATACCATTCTTTGTGGCCATCAGCATAAACTACTGCTGGACCACCTTTTCGATGGAGCTGATCATTCCAATAGAATCTTATAGACCCATCTTTATATGTTTTAATTTCTTGCATACTTTACCATAAACTTTTTAACTTAACTAATCGCCAATATTCTTTTTCTGTATATTTTTTACCCTGAAGAAACCACTCTTTAGATCCACTAGCATATTCAACGGCTGGACCATCTTCTCGATGACATTTATCATGAATCCACCATTCTTTATATGCATCAGTATACTCTATAGCTGGCCCACCTTCTCGATGAAGTTCACCATGAAGATACCAAATTTTCTTTCCATTAGCCCATTCTATGGCGGGACCATCTTCTCGATGCCATTGACCATGAAGAAACCACTCTTTATGACCATCAGCATATTCTAATGCTGGACCATCTTCTCGATGTAACCGATTATTCCAATAATAAAATTTAGTACCAAATTTATCTATTTTAATTTCTTGCATATTTTACCACAAAGTTTTTAATTTAATCATTCTCCAATACTCTTCTTCGGTATATTGTTTATCTTGAAGATACCAATATTTAGTCCCGCAAGCATATTTGGCTGCGGGACCATCTTCTCGATGAAGTTTTCCATGACGATACCAATATTTAGCCCCATTAGGATATTCTACCGCTGGACCATCTTCTCGATGATAGAAAACATTTAAATGGTAAATTTTACCCTCATCCTTTCCGATAAAAACAAATGCTTTTGTTGTCATTTTATAATTTTATCTTCTGTCCAACCAAAAGCTGATAAAGACAAATTAAATTGTTGTGTGTTCCAAACTTGGAATAACATTTGCTGCGCAATATCTTTAATTTCTTTCTGAGCATGTTCAGAAAATCGTAGATTGATAAAATGCATAAAGGACCTAAAATTAAACATAATATCTGCTGTTATTTGATTAGAATATGGTAAGTAAAAACGTGCACTTTCTTTTGCTCGTTTTCTAGGAACACCTTGAGCTACCAATCTAGCTAGACATTCATGATATTTTTTAATCGAATCTTCACAATGTGAAATTAATTTTACTTGTTCATCTTGTTCCCAGTCTTTAGGAATATAAAATTTATCGTCTTTTAATTCTTTATATCTGGCCGATTCTGCATTGCAATTATGAATTAAGAAACCATTTGCCACATAACAATGAGTAGAATCTACTTCTAAATCATAAACTTTTTGAGCTCCCATATAGGTCACTTTAACTATTTTTTCATAGTTAAAAACTTTTCTTCTCACTTTTCTGGGCAGTCTTTGAGAAAATTCCTTTTTTAAATCCATTTTTTGATAATTTTCAGCAAACACCAATTCAGATTCGTGATTAGAATGAATTCTTCTATGACAATCTTGACAGACTAAAGTTAAATTATCAAAATTAGTGGCTAATTCTTTATTTACAGAAACTGGTATTATGTGATGTCCGACAAAATTTCTTGAACATATTCCATTTTGAGCTTGACAAACATAATTAAATTTTACCAATAATTTTGGGAGTTGTTCTGTAGTCCAATTCCCTACAGTCGCTCTCCATATTTTATGTGATAAATTTTTATTAATATTAGGGTTAATTCCATTAACCTTTCTATTAATCGAATAACCATATTTTTTATGGTTCCAAGGAATATTACCTTTTTTAAAATCTTTATTTAAATCTTCCTTAAAAGGAATATTAAAGATATAACCCCATTTTTTAATTAATTCATATTTTAATCCGTTTTCTAAAGCAACTTCATGTCGTGTTTTTATATTTTCTTTATCATTCCACCAATTTCTAAATGTGTACGGTCTTTTATAATCATTTATTTTAATACCATTAGTGGCCACCCAAGCATCATTATTTTGCATAGTAGCTATTAAATTGTTACTTAATTCTACTTGACATAAGTCACCAATTTTTATCCAGCCTTCTGGGGTAAAAAATAAATGATCTAAAGTTGTTTTAATTTTTTTACCAGAACTCGTTTCAAACTCATATACTTCTTTAATTCCATTAAAGAAAACATTAGAAATATAAGATTTACTAATAAAATTAGTATCTTGTTCTTTAGTTCTAACTGGGACTTTTCTGCCATAAATTCTTTTATATGGTTTATTTTTAGAAGAATAAGAGTTAATTCCATTAGTATAAGAATCATATAAATCTTCTATTTTTCTTTTCTTGATACCTCCTCCTGGTAAAGGAGTCCAAATTTCTGTATCTCCAGTTACACAAGAAGTTCCTATCCGATGTTTCAATAAATGAATATGTGAGGCCATATCACAAGTTACTAAAAAATGTTGTGTGGATTTTTCAAAAGGAGTATGATGCCCTTCTGATGCTAACATAGTTAGCAGCTTCCCCATACGTCCTCGTTTTTCTTCCGTTAAATCTCTAGAAGTAGAGGTCCAAGCCGACAAAGCATGCGTCTCATCCGAGCCATAAGTTCCAATTAATTCTACTTTATTACTAAAATCAGTCATCTTGATCCTCTTTATCTATCATTGCCTTAACATCAAAAAAGAAAAATAATCCAAAAATAGCAGCAATAGATACCGCCACTAAAAATAAACCCCAATGAGGCATGGTTAAAGATAACACAGCTAAACCTAACATGCCAATTATGATAATTACTGTTAATACAAACCAAATTATTTTTAATACAGACTTAATTTCCATAACTTCCTTTATTTTAATACTACATCATGAGGATGTGATTCTCGTAATCCGGCTTGAGTCATTCTAATGAATTCTGGCCGCTCTTTTAATTCTTGCAAATTGCTAACTCCTTGATAAGAACATCCAGAACGAACCCCCTCTAATAGTTTAGATAGGATATCCTGATATTTATCTTTCACCGGAACTAATGCAGCTACTCCCTCAATATGATTGACTTTATGAGTAGAACTACCAACATATTCCTTAAATTGACGACCATCAATAGAAATAACTTGTCCAGGAGTTTCTTGGCAACCAGCAAATAAATTGCCCGCCATCACCATATCAGCAAAACATAATGCCTTAACTATATCTCCAGCATTTTTAATGCCACCATCGGAAATAAATTTGAATTTATTCATGGGAGACTTATTTGCATACAAATTTCTTAGTTCTTGCTGAGTTTCGTAGACATCCATTAAGGCAGTTAATTGTGGAACGCCATTACCTGTTTCAATTCTAGTAGTACATAAAGAGCCAGGACCTACTCCTACTTTGACTACATCGGCTCCAGCTTCCCATAATCGCCGAGCGCCAGAACCTGTCGCTACATTTCCAGCAATAACTAATAATCCAGAATGATATTCTTTTAATTTCATTACCATTTCAGTACATTGAGAGGAATCTCCGTGAGCAATGTCAATGCAAAACATATCAACATTTAGATCAATAAATTTTTTGGCATTTTGAAAATCTTCTTCTTTTACTCCTAAAGAAACGGCACCATTAAATTTATCTTTAGAAGACATTAACTGGTTTTCTAATGGAAGATAACTCGGAGTTATTTTTGATAACTCTTTAACTAAACTTAGTTGTTCTTCTAATGGAAGAAATCTATGTAAGATAGCTAATCCGCCACTATGAATTATTTCTCGAGCCATATGATGGCTCATAATAGTCTTCATATTAGCAGGAATGATAGGGTGATTAAATACTCTATTATTAATCTTTACCTGTAAAGATACTTCACTTCTACTGTTAATCTTTTTATTATGTTGTGGTACTAACAGCACATCATCAAAACATAGACCTTCTCTAATTGTCATATAATATTTTTCTCCAAGTATTTTAACCAAAATAACTATAACCACTTACCAAGTGTTGTCAAATTTAATAAATTGGCGGTAATTTTTCTGAATCGGGCATATTTAAATATTTTTCTTGAGGAGCACTTATGGGATTTAATATTTTTAACATGTTAGGTAACAACGAACAGAAAAATTTAATTCCTACTCGAGATCCGCTCTCTCCTACTGGATCTGAATTTTCCGAAAAACATATCAATTCTGTAGAACCTAATCGAGAATTAGATATTCTAAATGAATTAATCAATGGAAATTTACCAGAGTTTCTAAGAAACTTCTCAACTATTAATGTTAAAGATAGTAAAAATACTTTAACCTATTTAGTCATGCCAGATTACTTATCTATTGGGACTAATGATAATTATATTAGAATGCCAATGAACCCATTAACTGCTCAACAAATTGCTAATAAATTTGATTGTTTATTACCCACTCCCAAAATGGTATATCAAATTTGGGAACAGTCTGTCAACAAATTAGTTCCTTTACCTTGGGGACCACCTTATAATTCCGATATGTTAAAAACACATCGAATTATTACTCATAATTTAAGAATCCAACAACAATTAAAAGATAAGGATCCTTTTCAATTAACTTCCGGTCATAAAAAAGATATTGTCTTAACCAATAGATTATCTCCTAAAAACATTATGCAAAAAGTAGCTATTTATGGCTGGATTCAATTAAATGGCAAGCCAATTCAACCATTAAATCCCAAAGACCATGAAATTACTTATAAGGATTATTCTCATGGTGTTAGATTAATCGCTCAAGATGTGGTGTTAAATGGAAAACCAGCTCGATTAGAACAAATTTTACAAGATAAAAATCTTTCTTATTTAGTATCAGATGATACTCCTTTAAATTTCACTCGATATTAACCTATCGATATTTTAATATGATGATATGAGTTTTAAAGAAGAATATGCTAAATTTAAACAGCCTAGCCCAGAGCGAGAGCAATTCGTTCTAAAATTCATCAAGTCTTTGCCAAAAGAGCAAATTGTACGTAGCATGAAGCCTATTACTATTACTCGTCCTGATGGCGTTAAAATTACGTATAAAGTTATGCCGGACTATGTGATGATAGAAGGTATGCGAGTGCCTATGTCAGGAGCAACGGCTCAAAAAGTAGCCGACCATTTTGGATTAAGTTTACCTACAGCCGCTATTGCTAAAGAAATTTATCAAAATGCTGATGTCAAAGTCGAGGCCAAACCATTAAGCGGTTCTGGCGTAGAAGTAGAGGGCAAACAATATTCTGGCCGAGGTGTTACCACCAAAGGTGTAGGTTATGCTCCTTTTGCTGTTAATTATAATGACAAAATCAATAATCAATTAAAAGAAAAAGGTGTCAAAGGAGATGAAATTGTTTCCGGCTTTGCTAAAGATATTATTGCTCCAGTTAAACCAGGACAATTAGGATTGTACGGACTATTTGATAGTAAAGGAAAGCCCATTCAAGGTGGAACAGGCTCCACTCCACATGATACTTCGATCCATACAGAATATGGATCCTTTGTGAGACTGGTTTCACCAGATGCAGTTATTACTTATCCAGATGGCAGAACAGAAAAAAAACCATTAAAAGATGTGTATCAAATATCTAGATACAATGAACCTTTAACGCCATCTGCTCCAGTAGCATCTAAACCTAGTTCTAATGAAAAAATAGTAAATTATCAACCTAGTAAACAACAAACTGGAAGAATGCAATTATTAAATAGAATTGATGCTATTCTCAGTCAATATAAGGATTTAGCTTAGCTTTTATATCGATAAATAATTCTTCCTTGAGTAGTGTCATATTCACTGACCTCTACTTTAACTTGATCTCCGACTAAGATTTTGACAGAATTCATTCGAATTTTACCGCTAAGAGTACATAACACAGTTAAATTGTCATTTACTGCTACTTTAAATTTACCTTTATTGGCGTCAATTACTGTTCCATCAAATTCTAATCGTGCACGTTCTGTTGTGTTGTTCATGAAGTCGTTTTTTCTTTCGTCAAAAAGTTAAATATTTCTGGGTATTTACGATCTAACATAGATAGTAATACCTGATTAACTGGATGATAACTTAACCACTCGCCTGCCACGAGACAAGGGAGGTCCGTTTTTTCTTTAATTGATAAATTTTTAAAATACCGCAAATGACGATGTTGGATCATAAATAATAACCGGGGCACACCTAACCACAAGGAAGACATCTGTGTCCATTGTTGATTATAATACAAATAACTTCTAAAGTAATTATCTATTCCTAGAAAGGTAATCCAGATCATATCTTGTTGAGTATCTTCCTCTTTACCTAATAATAGGTAGAAAAGATTACTCATTTTAGCAATTTTATTTAAAGATAAACCATAATATAAGTCTGTATTTTCTGTTTTTGGAATTTGTAAATCATTAAAAATGATTGCCACTTTCTTTTTCTTCTTTTTTAGAAGTAAAGAGTTATGATATTCATCTATCCAATGTTGAAAAAGTTCTAACTTATTTTTTTTATTTAGCAAATATTCTAATGGTTTCAGTCGACAAGCTTTTAATAAAAAAGCTAAGTCATCAATTTCTGTAAATTTTTCCATGAATAGTAAATGCTTTTCTAATTGAAAATATAAGTTATCTGCACTAATAATCTTCATAAATCCAATAATGACGGATCTAAACCTTCTTCAGAAGAAGCTATTAAATTATGAATTTCTGTTTTAATAAAGGGTAAATAATCTACTTTTTTTTCTTCAATTAAGTTTCTATATAAGAGATAAGTATTTCGACTATCTACTTTAGCATTATGGGCCTCGGATAATTTTTTAATTCCCATCATATCACAGCACGCGTGTAATTGGGTACTAACACGCCCAGAAGCAGTTTTGACAATCTTTAATTGACTATTATCTGTTTTTCTTAAAAACTCTTTAGTTAAGGAAATGGTATCTAACCACAAGTTAGCCGGAAATTGTTTCCCACATTGTTCCCATAGTGCATGTAAAAATTTTCTATCAAAAGCTGCATTATGAGCCACAATACATCGATGATGCGGAGTTAAACCATCTTCATTAAAGAACTTATCAGACTCTTCTACTACTTTTTCTTTATTAAAACCTTTTTCTAGATCAGCCATACTTTTTTTAGTAATAGCTAATGCATCAAAATTGGCTCTTTCTGGGTATTCACATCTAATTTGTCTCCATAATTGGACTCGATCTACAACTCTAACAATTCCAATTTCGGTCATTTCATGAAAATTAGATTTTAATCCAGTGGTTTCCGTATCTATTACGTAATATACTAATGACATTTTCACTTCCATTTCATTTGGTAAAATCCAGGCTTAGTAATAAAAATCGGTAATATACCTTTATCTTTATATTCTTGTTGTAACTTATTTGATAAGTATTGATATCCACTAATTGTTTTACGACAATGGTAAGATCCGCAATTACAATTCATTTTCCAAGTATCTAAACTATCAGTAGAACAAGTAGAGTAATCAAAAGTTATTTCAGTATTGGATGGAATCATATATATTGAATATAAGAAAGCCCTATTACCCACTACATGAACTAAACAATTAGGATTGCAACTATGATTTACATAATCATCTAATTCTCCAGAGGGTCCTAAAAAACTATTATTTCCAATTTGGAGCACTTCTGACATATCGTAATATAATTTTTCTCTCGGGATAATATCCCCTTTAAATTCTAAAATGCAAGCATTAGCTGCAATAGGAAGTTTAGTGAAAACTCCTTGTCCATTTTTACTGGGTTTAACTTCTAAATATTTATAATTTATCATTCTTGTATCCTAAAATATTGCTTTACCATAAAGCTTTTAACTTAACTGCTCTTAAATATTCTTCTTCAGAATATTCTTTACCTTGAAGCCACCAAGATTTACGACCATCAACATTTTCTATTGCTGGGCCATCTTCTCGATGAATTTTGCCATTAATCCACCATTCTTTATCTCCATTAGCCCATTCAATAGCTGGGCCATCTTCTCGATGATGTTGACCATAAGAATACCACTCTTTATCTCCATTAAGCCGGTCTACTGCTGGACCATCTTCTCGATGTAATCGACCATTCCAATAGTGTTTTTTAGTTCCATCTTTATGTTTTATAATTTCTTGCATATTTCACCACAAAGCTTTTAATTTAACCATTCGCCAATACTCTTCTTCGGTATATTGTTTACTTTGAAGAAACCAACATTTAGGTCCAGAAGCCCATTCTATGGCAGGTCCATCTTCTCGATGTAGTTTACCATGAAGATACCAAACTTTATCTCCATTAGCACGTTCTACCGCAGGTCCATCTTCTCGATGGATTTTTCCATGATAATACCACTCTTTAGATCCATCAGCATATTCTCTCGCTGGACCATCTTCTCGATGACATTTGCCATGAAGAAGCCACCATTTATCTCCATTAGCATATTCTACTGCTGGCCCACTTTCTCGATGTAATCGACCATTCCAATAGTATTCTTTAGTGCCTAATTTATCTATCTTTATTTCTTGCATAACTTTTACCACAAAGCTTTTAACTTAACCATTCTCCAATATTCTTCTTCTGTATATTCTGTATCTTGAAGATACCATTCTTTAGTTCCATCACCCCATTCTATAGCTGGTCCATTTTCTCGATGGTATTGACCATTCAGAAACCACTGTTTTTCTCCATTAGTATATTCTAATGCTGGACCATCAACTCGATGTAGTTGACCATAAATACACCACTCTTTATTTCCATTAGCACATTCTATGGCTGGACCATCTTCTCGATGTAATTTATCACGAATCCACCATTCTTTTTTACCATTAGAATCTTCTACTGCTGGACCATCTGTTCGATGTAATTCGTCATGAATGTACCACTCTTTAGTTCCATCAGCATATTCTGCTGCTGGACCATCTGTTCGATGTAATTTTCCATTTAACATCCAATACTTATTGCCAATTATATCTATCTTTACTACAGGCTGTGCAGATTTAGACCGCTTTTTAATTTTCTTTTTCTTGATAGTCATTTAATCTTTCAATAAAGTTATTTCTTGTATAAACTTACCATAAAGTTTTTAACTTAACTAATCGCCAATATTCTTCTTCTGCATATTGTTTACCTTGAAGGTACCAATGTTTGTGCCCGCCACCCCATTCTATAGCGGGACTATCTTCTCGATGAAGTTGTCCATGACGATACCATTTTTTGGTTCCATTAATATATTCTACTGCTGGACCGTCTTCTCGATGGAGTTGACCATTCCAATAGTATTCTTTATTTCCATAAATATCTACCTTAACTTCTTGAATAAATTTACCACAAGCCGGACTATCTGCTAGATTAGCATATGCTATAGCCGGATCATCATCAATATCTACCTTAACTTCTTTCACAATTAACCTCTTACCAAAAATTTTTAATAAATTTAATCATCAAACTGCCAGTTTGATACACTATCAATTTTAATTCTTTTCGGCCCGCTAATTTATGCTTGACAGAAATTGGAGATTTCCCCTTAATCAAAGTCGCTGCCTCTTCCGCTGTTTCTGCTAACACTTGATAAGTTAAAGTCGCCGGCAACAGACACTCCACCTTTACGTCAAACATAAATTTAGGCTTATTTTCTGGTTTCTTCATATTTTAGCCCTTAACAGTATCTAAATACTGATCATAAGCCTCTATTCCAGAGGTTAATTCAAAAAATCTCTTTAAAAACAATTGCTTAGACTCTTCCGGACTTAAAGCTATAATCTGAACAGGTAATGGTTCCATTTCTTGGATCCAATCTGGTCGTAAAGAGGGCATCAAATCACGAGCCTCCGTCACTAATAATAACTTATCAGCTAACTTAACTGACTCCGGCTCTTCTCCTTCTAACCCAAATCTTTGACAAATGGCGGCTTGAACCTTCTTCTCAAATGATAAATATCCTTCAAATTTCCCGGACCTTTTCAAGGGTCGCGGAACATCAACCAAATATGCTTCAGATCCATCGTGTAATAAGCCCCATAATGCATCTGACCGATCACATAGGTAGCTCACTAACACCGAATGCTGCGCCACTGAATAGAATTTCTTAATATGTCCGCTAAATCGACATTGCATCGATAAGGCATGCGCAATGTCTTGAATAACAATAGCATTGACATTAGGATTGGTAGGATTAAACCGATATCCAGAAAAAGTTTGAATCCAAGCCTCATCCCGGTCATAATAATCTTTTCCCTCAGTATAGTTATTAGCTATCTCTGGACTGAGAGTCTTAAATTTATTAAGAGTATATTCTTCGTATTTTTGGTACAAATTATTTATTTCTTGCTGTTGCTCCTGAGACAGCAACGGTTCTGGAGGCTCCGGTAAAGAATCACTAGTTATTGGCTGAGCTGGCAATTCAGATGCTTTAGGCACGGAAGCATTATCTTCTCTCCAAAAAGATCCAGTAAATTTATTAGAAGTGGGGCTTCTTAAATATTTAGAATACTTTCTCAATGTATCACTTATTTCTTGTAAGAATTCACCTTTTACTTGAGCAAAAGTTTCTTTATTCAGAATTTTTTGATATTCATCAAATACCTCTTCCATAGATAATGTCTCCGGGTTAAAACCTAACTGAGAATATCCATCTCCAACTGATGGGACTTTAAATTCCATCTCACAAAAAATTGGCCGATTCAAACTTTCGACCGAGAGAGTTGGAGTTCTTCGAAATGGTCCCCCAAATCTCGAAGTATTATTTTCGAGAGAAGCCGCGTCATCTACTCGTAAATTTTCTGCTAACTGATTAGTTGTCTCTTTCATATTTTTCCTTGATCGGTAGATCCAAAGCCACCAGAGCCTCGAATCCCAGCTCGTTGTTGACATAATTGTTCATATTCTTGATTGCTAACTTCTATTACCTGCATCTCTTCTCGACGCTTAGGGATTAATTGCCCAATCGCTTCTCCAAATTTTATTTCCAATTGATTTTTCATCATAAAATCAGAGAACAGATAATTACTACCAATCAGTAGTTGACCTTTCCTTAAGGGAGGGAGGTACTGACATGCAAAAACTAATTCTCCTTCAAAGTTCTGATCAATGGTGCCATATAAACTATGTAAATGCTTCTTGGCAAAGGTAGAAGAACGAGGCTTCAATTCATACCACCATCCCTCCGGACAAAAAGACCGAAAGCCTAATGGAATTTTAATATGGTCAAAAGGCAATAATGTTACAGATTGGCGATCCATCAAAGCAGCTCTCACATCCCACCCCGAAGCTTGAGGCTCGGCCCGAGTTGGTAGAAATTGTTTGTCAGATTGTAAATCTTCTCGTAAAGCGAATTTAAAAATTGGTTGTTCCATCATGTTCCTTATGATAAATGTTAAAATTTTGTTGTCAAGACTCGATTAAGTTAAAAATTTATCGGGCTATTTTGGAATATTAAACAAGAGAGTCACCATGCATATACCCGCCGCCATTATTTTTATCAATTTCGATTTTAATTCCATTACCCAAACTACCCTCCACTCCCAACTCAAATTGTCAGAAATTATCACCAAAACTGAATTTGATGCCCGAATCACCGCTGATCCCAATTATCCTGCCTCTCTCCAATTCAATAATCTAAGACTGTTAGTCACGCTCCCGACCTTACAAGATACTACTAATAGATCCTTATCCGATATTGTCCTGTTCTATAAACAAGGTTTAGTGACAGTAGAAACGAATAAGTTTGGTCCGCCAGGTAATTCGTATGACCTGCAACGCATCAATATCTATGATCTCTTAAGAAGTGTCAATTCTCCAAATGTGATTGTTTTGCCCCAAACCTTCTCTAAACCAACTAAATTAGGTGGTATCGTGGTGGATCAATTGGCCGATTCAAGTGGTGTGCATGACGCTAATCCAGATAATATCTATAATAATCCCGCCTTCATTAATCGAAAATAACCAGGGCATATCGACATATCTTTGGAGTAGTCTTTTTCATCATGTGAGAAAATATGAAACATAATCAGCTGATCAAAAAAGTAGAAGTCTTTGAAAAATTAGCCCTGTATGGCGACCGTTCTAGCTTTTTAAAAGCATTAGCCCAATCAGTAGATAGTGAGACCCAACAAGTCTTACAACAAATAAAAGATACCTTATTACAAGCTAATGTTAAAAATGAAAAACTATTCAATCTATTAAATAATGGAATTATGTTTCCATCACAAGGCTTAAAAGCCCAAGAGATTATCACTGCTCTTAATAATTTAACATATCGTAATACTAATACGACCGCTGATGATGCCTTGAAAAAAGCACAACAATTAGCTCAACAATTAATGACGGCTCCCAGAGAAATGCCGGCGACTGTCAGTCCATCCACTAAATCTCCTACCTTTCAAGTCACCCCCGACCAACAACGAGCCCTCGGTAAAATCTTAACCTTAAAAGGTTTTGGCGTCCCCATCAAAACGGATGGTATCTTCGGCCCCGAAACTCAACAAGCCTTGAAATTATTTAAAGAAAAAGTATTAGATAACTACCAAAATTATACCGATGCCGAAGCTTTGCATTGGGCCGAAATGTTAATGGAACTTCCACAATATAAAAATAGCCCCATGTTTGAAGAAGATGTGCTGTAAAAACTCTTAGTGTCAAGAGTAGATTAGTTAGGACTCACTATCAGGTCCGTTAGTTCGATAGTACACTCATTACAACTAAATAATTATCTTAAATAGCGATAACCTAAAAATTATCGCTATTTTTTCTCATTCTCCAACCGTCTCTCGACACTTGATCGGGATATATCATAGGGAAAGGTGCTTAGGTCGATCTCTACAGTAAATAAGCCATCTTCTGGATCCCTTGAATCCACCGAATGATCTCTACTACTACCTGCTCCGGGATCTTCTCCCCTTGCCCAGACATATTAAAATATGTTAACCAGTCTTGATTCTTAAACCGAAAGTCTTCCTGAACCCGAAATTTAATATGTAAGGTACTTTCTTTACCCATTAAACAAACTCGTGTCTGTTCCCAGAGATTAACATCTAATTCCCGAGTCTCTCCTACCCAACGACATCTTAATAAGAAGGCCCCAATAATAAATTGTCCGCCCAATTGTAACTCGGCTAAAATTTGATCTTCTGTCATCTCACTTAAGTCAATGACTAGATGACTGCGCTTTATTTTCTCCATTTGCTCTCGATGATTCTTTGGCCAATCTAAATATTTTCTACTTCTCAAAATGTGCTCCTACCGCTATATATATGAGATATGTATCTCAAAAAATTTATCCAGCCCATTAAATATTGCCCCATCTGCCACAATAAATTAACCCTGTACGCCCAACCCACCATCTCCATCTTTAATTATCTTAATGTATATGTCCAAAATTTACCGCCCCGTAATAATATCCTTACCCTCCAACCGCTGGAACATAAAGGTCTTCCCTTTCAATTAGACCTCCATAAAGATACTATCAAAATTAGTCCCCATGACACCACGCTCCATAATATGGAAGAAATTTATTTTTATTACCTCTGTAATCCCTCCGCCATCATCGCCGAACAACAAAATTCTTCCCTGGAAATTAATATGAATCAAGGCTGCTTCCTCCAAGAATCATTCTTCTTTTTAAGAAAAAATAAATTCTTAACCCCATGGTATTCTCATAAAACTCCTCCACATTGGAACGCCGTCCTGGAAGAATATTACTCCATCCCCAATCCCCAAGAAAATAATGTCTTCGTCATCCAAATGTGGAGAGAAAATAGTAAAACTAAATATCAATTGCTCTTCTCCCAAGTCCCCGAAACTATCTCCCCCTTGAAAATTTCTCTCCCAGATACTACCAATATCTCCGAATTACTCCAACTCCCTCGCCCCCAATTATTAAAAAAATTACACACCTATGTCCTGCTATCTTAAAAAATTATCCCCCTCTTGACCTACCCACTCGTAAGCTTTACCTTTTTACCCAGAGACCTCCATGGAGAAATTTACCCTCCAAGACTTTATTTACTACAATAATCCCTGCTTCTCCTGCCAATCCCCAATTTCTATCCAATTGGTCTCCGCCAAATTATCCCCCAATTGGCACCCCAATATCATTCATTACCCCATCACCTCTCATTCAAACCTCTCGTTTAATCTGCAAACCAAATATTTCCATACCCTCTCCCTCCAAATCGCCCTGCCCTCTAACCAGATCTCTCCCTCCCATCCCCTAGAATTCCAATCCTTCCTCCAACAAAATTCCTTGTTCCTCAACTCCTTCTGCCAATCCTGCAAATCTAATATCCAATCCTCCTTCCTGTCCTTCGATCTCAAACGATCCCTCCTCCTCCCGGCCTCCATTAGCCACGAATTCCTGTTCACCAAAGATAATTCTACCTCCTTTATCATTCGCTCCAATGTCTTTGACCAATCCTCCCACATCTCCGTCCTCCAACCCCATCTCCCTCCCGTCTCCTTCCAATCCTCCCTCCTCCTTCTCTCGGATCTCAAATCAAAAGAAAAAATGATCCAAAAAATCTCCACCTACCTGGCCCTCCTATGAATTGCCCCATCTGTCACCTCCCTCTCACCAATAAATTGTCCTCCTCCAAAACAGAATTCTCCTGCTTCCATCAGAATCACCACTTCTCCGCCCAAATCCTAGATCCCAATTCTCCTCCCTCCATCATCAAATTTCGCCTCTCCCCTCCTCACCTGTTCGTCAAAATTGATTTCCTACTCCAATTCTCCCAGTTCTGGACCACTCCAGGCGAAATCTCCCCCATCCAGATCCAGGCTACCTTCTCCCCAGATTTTTCTGACCTCAATAAACTAAGATCCAAAATCTATACCCTCATGGCCCTTCGATGATCATCCCCTCCGATTGCCCCTTATGTTTCCATCCCCTCAAAAATGAATTCCCCCTCTCCGCCCCTCAAATTGTCATCAAATCTTGCTCCCATATCAATCACCTGCTCTCCTTCCAATTTATCCTCCCCCTCAACTCCTCCCAAGAAGGAGAATTGGAAACCCTCGCCATCTCTATCTGTCCCAAACTCTCCTCCATCGCCTACTTCTACCCTCTCCACCACTCCTTAATCATTCACCATGTCCAGGGCGCCCAAATCCTCCCCTTCTTCCAACCAGATCTCCAAAATCTTCCCCAAACTATTAAAAAATTACAACTCGCTACCCTCCTCGCCTAAGGACCACATGATCAATCCCCTCTATTGTCCCATCTGTTATAGAAAATTTAAAAATGTCCTCCACTTCTCCTCTACCACTAAAACTTGCGCCTACTACCACCATTACCTCCAACTCCTCTCCCATAATAACCAACTCCATAAACTAACCATGTCCCTCAATTCCCAATACTCCAAATTTCTCGAACTCGACTTCCTCCAACAATCTTCCAAAATTATCCTCCATCACCCACAACAACCCCCGTCCACCATCCAAATTCCTTATCTCCTGTCCCCAGACTTCCCCTCCCTCTCCCAACTTAATCAAAAAATTGACCTGCTCTCTCTCCTCCATTAATCACAATACCTCATCCCGCCATACCCTCGCTTCCTAATCTCCTCCATCGTCTCCCAACCCAGACATCCATCCTCTAACTCCATCTCCGGATGCATCACCCCCAATAAATGCCCTATCTCATGCCGAATCACCTCCCGAATCCGTCCCTTCGCTCGCTCTCCAACCACCCACATCGTATCCCCTCCAACCTTATTCACAAACCCTAACACCCTCCGATCCCCACTCATCTCATCTTCCTCTCGAAGCTTCAAAATTAACCAATCTCCCTCACCTTTCCTAACAATCTTCTCCACCTCCATATCAAAGTCCCAATCCACGACCGTTAACCTTATTACCCCATTCAATGCTTCCTCCCAATCCTTAATAGCTAATCGTATCCCCTCTCGCTCTACTTCATTAAATCGCGTATCCACATACATTAAATGTACCTCCCGCTCTATATTTTGTCCTCCCATCGGATAATATCTCTTCCCACATCCTAAACAAATCATTAATATCATCAATATCCCAAGTCTCATTTTATCCCTCTACTTCTCTCCCAAGCTAAGTTAATATCTTGACTGATAGTAAAATACGCCATCCCGGGCGCCTCCGTCAATTGGACCGCAATCCCCACTAATCGACCCTCCCGATCAAAAGCCCCACCTCCACTATTGCCATACCACACCGCCCCATCCACTTGGATAAATCGCTCCCAGTCCACACGATACCCACTCACTAGTCCATGAGTGTAACTCCAAGGCATTCGGGCCGGATGCCCCACTATGTGCACCTCCTCCCCAATCCGAGGCAACCCCGGCCGAATCTCCGCCACTCCATGACTCTTATCCCCATAACTCCTCAAAATACTCACGTCCCGCAAGACATCATAATACACCACCTCCGCCTCTCTCCCTCTCCCTTGAACCTCTAACCCCTTAATCTCATTATTCTTAATGTATAAGACCTTCTTCTTCTGGTCTCGAACGCAATGCGCCGCTGTCACTATCTCATAATCACTAATCCAGACCCCAGCACAGTTAATTCGTAACTTCCCGCCCATCCACTGCACTAACGCCACCGTCTGATCACTCCCTCCTTGATAAATCTCCTCCCCACTCTTAATCACTACTTCCCCTCCTCGTTGACATCCCATCATCATTAGCATCCATAACATTAACATCATCTTCTTCATCTAGAACCTCCGGCTCGACATAATAAATCTACCACCCGTCTCCCATCACGTAGACATAAACCCAATCTCTCCTCTCTCCTCAGTTCTTCTGGTCTCCAATTACTAGCTTCACTAGCTTTACTAGCTTCACTAGCTTTACTAGCTTTACTAGCTTCACCAAAATTAACAGAATAACTTGTATTAATACATCCGACTAACAAAATTAAACTAATCCTCAGCAAAATAAGCATTTTTTACTCCTTCGGACGCGCTATAAAAATATGCCTCGTTATTTACAATTTTGAAACGTGATAAGATACTTTATCGTTTTTAACGTTTTTTTTTCTACCACTTTGTCCCACTTTTTACCATTTTTAGTGGATGATTACCTCTTTTTTGAGGCGTTTTGAGACCCAAAAAGTTCAATTGGCCCATTTTGAATTTTCAAAACACCTCTTTTGAAATTATTTAGTCAATCTATTGGGGAGTCCTAAGTTTAACTATGTACTTAGTTGAGAGTAGTAAGTTAATTTACTGCTCCAGTTGAGAATCTTAAGTTTCCTTAGTTAACTCTTTCACTTTTTACTTATTTTTAGTTGCTTAGTTAACTCTTTAACTCTGTTCTTATTTTAAGAGTTCTAAGTTTAAGAGTTCTAAGTTTACATATTTACTTATTTGCTTATTTAACTATTTGCTTATTTGGGAGGCCCCAAACCAGCCTGTCCCCCGAATCCCCCACCTTTTTCCAGCCCGGGAACCCATTAGGCATTCTTCTTGATTCTTAGCAAGAATCAAACCAACAACTAATCAAAGAATAACTAACTATTAATTAATAACTTTATTAAGAAGTATTAACTTATTATTAATTAATTGCTTGGCATATTAATTGTTTTTTAGCAAGAAGCTTGCCAAGACTAAGTAATCTAGTCTTAGTTGGCATTGGTTTTGCTGACTAGCAAGGGACGGACCCTAGGACGAAGCGACCTTAAGAGAGCTCGCTTCGCTCTTTTCCCAGCGACTAAGTTTTGTCACTGCTCCCTAGGGACGAGCCGTGTCTCTCTCGCCCGAAAAGGGCGCCCTGCTCCTCGCTGGAAAGCTCCCAGCGACTAAGTTTTGTCGCTCGGTCCTAGTGGTGAGCCCCAGTTCCTTCCCCTCTCACAGTGAGGTGTCTCATGTCCGATGCCATCGATCGTCTACTCTCCGGTTTCGTCTCGGCCTACGCTTCGCCCGAACCCACGAAGCAGCTGGTGGAAGTCAAGCCTCCCAAGACTCCAGCCTTCCGCAAGGCCAATAAGGAAGCTCCCACTTCCAGCCTGCTACCTCGTGCGGAGCAGATCGACCATCGCGAGTACTTGGCGCGAACCAAGGTCGCAGGCTACATGACAGATCCTGCTGAGGTTCGTCACTTCAACCAAGATGCTCATCGCAGCGACATGATCGCAGCGATCAACGCTTTCATCGGCTACGATGTCAGCAAAGACTTCGGCTCTCAGGAATTCCAGGCTCGCAGCCTGGCTGCTCGTCAGGCTCGCCAAGAGCGAGGGGAGCATCTTCCGGCGGTCTCTAAAACTGAGAAGCAGGAAGCGGCTCGACTCCAGGCTTCGATCCAGGGGTACGTTTCGGGAGTGCCTGACACGGTCAGCACGCATCGGAACAACCTGGAAGCGAGAGAGCGGCTGGCAGTGGCGGCCATCATTCAGCACGAGCGAGAGGCGGAAGCGGCTCCGCTCTTCTCGGAAGCGCGCGCCAAGGCAACTGCCCTGGCGCAGTTGGAGCGGGAACGTCTGGTGGAGATCCGCAAGGATCTGTACTGAGACGAGCCAGAACAGGAAAGTTATCTCCCATGCCTGACTAACCATTACGCTGGTGCTCAACTTCTTGAGCGTCAGCGGTGGCCGACTCAGCTGTTGCAGACAAGAACAGGAGCCCTGGCTGATCACCAGGATCTCCTGTTTGGCTTTTTGTTGTTGATTGGCCTAAGAATTGCTAATCTCAATTCTGGTGCCAGTTAAGACTTCATTCTAAACTCATGTGGTTGGATGTTTAAGGTTGGCCTATTCATTGCTAAGAGCAGGAAGCAAGCCAGGAAACATGAGTGCATGAGAGAGCTCGAAGCGAGCTTCCCAGCGACTAAATTTTTTCACACACCCCTAAGGTTGCCGATGTGGCACGGAACGAAAGGATGGTTTGCAGATTGCTCGGGCAATCTCCCAGCGACTAAGTTTTTTCTCGCAGTCCTAGTAGTGAGCCTAGCGCTCAGAAGGATTCACATGTTGTTCCTGAATGAGGAAGACTACTACGATTGGTTGGAGGAAACTTCCTTTCCCAATGATACTTGGGAGGAAGAGCGGCGTATGGCGCACCAGTTCGCCAAACAAGAGCGGCTGCAAGAGGAAGCGGAAGAAGAAGAGCGGTTCCAGGCGCAGCAACGAGATCCGTGGAGAGCGGTGTGTCGAGCCTGGGGACCTTGGGAGCCGGTGTGTCAAGAGGAGCATCCGATTCCGTTCTGACTCCCAGCGACTAAGTTTTTTTCTCGCAGCCTGAGAGGTGTCTCATGAAGATGGAATATTTGGTCATCAATCCTCTGTTTCCGAAGTGGGATCCGTTGCTGCCGACGGTGGAGCGGAAAAAGTGGATTCTTCCCAATCATCGAATGGCCAACCAAGTGATGATGCGCCAGATCCAGAAACTGGATCCGTTTCAAGCTTGGGAGGAAAATAGACGCTCAGAGGAAGAGAGAGAGGAAGAGGAAGCAGAGCGTTGGATATTCGAGGAATCTCGTGTCCAGAGGGAAACAATGGCGCTCGCGGAAGTTGCCCGTAAGAGAAACCTCTGGAAGTAAAAAGGAGAGCCGGTTAGCCGGCTTTCTTGTTTTTCTGTCTTGGTCTATTAATTGCAGTCTGCATAATAGATGCCAATTGAGTTCTGACTTTTTACCTGGGATGTACTTGTTGGCACACAAATTGCAGCCTAGCAAGGCTCATGCCAGACTCCCAGTCACCTTAAGAGGGAGCTCAGGTTTTCCCAGCGACTAAATTTTTTCGCACACCCCTAAGGTTGCTGATGCGGTACGGATGAACGAAAGGATGGTACGCGGATTGGGGCAATCTCCCAGCGACTAAGTTTTGTCACCTACACCTAACGATGTAACACGATGCGTTAGGTTCCCAGCGACTAAGTTTTGTTTCACATGCCTATGATTGAGGCCCGGTGACGGAATGGCAGACGTGGCGGTTTTAAAAACCGCTTTCTTGTGGGTTCGACTCCCACCCGGGCCACCCAGCGACTAAGTTTTGTCAAAGGAGACTACAGATGAGCAAGTTGTTGGTGGTGGTAGCGGCCATGTTTGGGGTGGTGATGGCGATCAAGATGTTTGCTCCTGCGGCCTGGGTCGCAGGGTTCACCATTCCGATCGGCAGTGGGATTCAGTTCCCCTGGGCGCTGGTCATCCTGGGAGGGTTCTTCTATCTGGTGTGGACCAAGTGATCTATCGCTTGGTAATCAAACATCCCACGGGAGTACTCCGTCTAGACTACTCCTCTCTGTCAGCTGCCCAACAAGAGCTGTCCCGTTTCCAACGGGACCACTGGGAGGGTTGGATTCAACCCATTCCACAGAGGAAGTCATGATGCGTGAGGGTGCGGTGCTGGTGTTGGTGGCGGTCCTGCTGTCTTTGCTGGTGGGCTGGTGTTTGGGGAACGCCTTTCTGTGGTCCCTTGGCGGATGACTCCCAGCGACTAAGTTTTTTCTCCCGGAGGTTAAAAGATGAATGCACTCCAGTTGAATCAACTCTTGGACGAATGTCCTCGTGAGACCCGACATCTGGCACAAGCTTGGTATCAAGCCTCGCAACAGATTCGGAAGATGTCTCATGGCATCGATCCAGATCACATCCGACCCTTGGGCGATGACGAAACCGTTCTTTTGGTGGAACGTGCGGAAGGCTTGTGTGTGTGGCAGCAACGAGAAGCGATGGTCAATCTCTTTGCGGCTCCTCACATGAGTCCTCCCAAGTTCTTCATCATCGAATGTCTGAAGATCGATCAACAGATCGAATTCCACCTGGCTGTCCAGCGGGTGCAAGATCTGGGTCCAGACTACGTTTTTCGAGAGCTGTGTAAGTCCAAGTAGTCAAACCTACTACTGGCGTTGACTCAACCTCCTACGTATAGGAATAAGTGATGCCACCGCGCTAGGATAGTTTCGTCATCCCTCCGGACCACCAGCTCGTAAAGTAGGCTGCGGTGGCTGACGAAACGATAACCCTGATAGTTTACCTGGTCCAGATGTGAACAATCAAAAAAGTGTGTGTTTTGGTGTAAAACTCTATCACAGATAATAATAGGGTTATCGATATGTGAAGTTCACATTACATAGTTGCATCCTCGGGAAGCATCCGCTACGCTGACAGTCTCAGGTAGCTCTAGGTGTTAATCCCCTTCTGTCCCATGAGACGCCGGACATATCTGGGTCATTGTCGTGACAGCCCCTAATCCATTAACCCTAAAACGGGTGGGCCTCGCTTCTCTTCGGAGAGCGAGGCTTTTTTCGTTTCTACCTTGGCCTTGTCTTTGCATTCTGCAATCTGTAGACCACTTACTTGATTCCTCTCATCTATCACACATACTCTTACCTTGGCATACCTATTGCTAATAACAGGAAGTAGACCAGTAAAGTTTTACCAGGAATGCACTTAATGGCATCTTAATTGCAATTAGCATAAAGTGAGCCACGGAGTCACTCACCTAATACGCGTAAAGGGAATTCCCAGCGACTAAATTTTGTCACCTACCCCTATGGTTGCCGATGCGACACGATACGATGGCACGCAGGTTGCTAAGTCAACTTCCCAGCGACTAAGTTTTGTCACACTCTCCTAAGGGTGCGAGACGATGCGAAAGGATGAACGCGCTACTGGCACGCTACTGGCTGACACGGTTTCCCAGCGACTAAGTTTTGTCACTCTCCCCTAAGGATGCAAGACGCGAGCGGATGGCACGCAGGTTGCTAAGTCAACTTCCCAGCGACTAAGTTTTGTCGCTCTTCCCTCATGATGCGAGACGGTAACTAAGGCGAAACCATCTGAGATGGTCTAATGGTAGGAACCATTACTGACGAGCCTAACTAGTCTACGAAACACCAGCACTAGTCTTAAGTGTCGTGTTGGTCACTAGGAGGGATCATACCCTCGGCAGTGGTGATACTACTTGGCCAGTCTTCTGGCATGACGGAGCCTTGGTGTGGTAACCAAGCCAGGTTCGATACCTGGAGAAGACCCCAGCGACTAAATTGTGATCTCGAAGTCTGACATGGTGTGAGACTTCCCTACAGAAAGGATACCAGTATGACGCCCAAGATGTTTTTGCACAAGTCGGGAACCAAAGCGGCGGCTTCGGCCAGTGCCTTCCTGGCGGCTCACCGGACCTTTCTGGAAACGGGAGAGCTCTATCCGGTCACCGGCCCGATTCTGGCCAAGTTGGATGCCAAAGAGCTGATGCCGACTCCGGCCTTGTCGGAATTGCGTCAAGTGATTCTCAATCACATGATTGCCTCCGAAGTGTCCAAGTTGGAGCGAGCGCACGAAGTGACGGAGCGCACGCCCAAAAACTGGCAAGTCACCATCTATACCTCCGAAGGCAAGGTGGCGCAACGTTTCAAGACCGAGGACCAGGAATGGGTGGATCTGGTGGCCGAATTCGACCAGCCCCAAGAGGCCGATCGTTGGGCGGACCGACGATTGTTCGAGGGTGAGCACGATTGGTTTGCCGTGGTGTCTCATGCCACGCAACTCAACAAGCATGGTCAACTGCTCTCCTCTACCATCACTCGTCAGGATGCCATGGCACGAGTCTTGGCATCCAAGCCTGGACCCGTGATCAAGGGTCAAGCCAAGTCGTCGGGTCGGTTGGGATGGGGCGTCAAGTCGAAACCCAGTGTCAGCAAGTTTTCGGCGGGCTGAGTCCCAGCGACTAAATTTGGTCGCACTTTCCTGTCTGACACGAGACGACAGGTAGTGACACGGTTTCCCAGCGACTAAGTTTGGTTACACTTCCCTACAGGTGGAACATGCAAACCCGGGAACAAGGCAACTGGTATCCAGCCAATGGTGGGACGGAAGAGGAATTCGTTACCCGGACGGGCAGAAGGCTGCTCTATTGTTGGCAACCGAGCACTGGGCGCCATGCCTATCTCGACTGCTCCACCGACCTGATCCTCTCCGAGGAGGAAGCTTCTCAAGTTCTTAATCTCTCTTAACAACAACAACAACAACAACGGTTTCAGGTTTCAGAGGAGATACGCATATGTCCAGTTTTTCGATCAACGTGGTTCTGGTTCGTGATGAGGTGACGGGTGAGGTGGATGAGGCTGCGACCACGCAGGCATTCCAGATGGCACTGAGCCGCTACAAGGCCCAGCGTGAGCTGGAGGACACCACCATCGGATCGAATGTCCATGCGGCTTTCGATCAGTATCCCGGTGTGTTTCTGCCGATGGAGAGTCTGATCAGTGGGGTGGTCCAGGCTCTCAATCCGACTCCGGAGAACTTCTCGGTGCTGAAGGAGAAGGTGACGGCCTACATCCACGACAACGCCGACCGTCAGGAGAAGAAGGATCGCAAGTCGGGTGAGGTCATCCAGCTGGCTGAGCCTCCTCGCACCCGAGCTTTCGGGATTCGCAGGGGCAAGGGTGGTGGGATCTGTCGGTGGTCCGACGTGAAGGAGAAGGCGGAGAAGTGAAGTGACACATCCACCAGGTTCCTAGGTTCACTCTGGTGAACCTGGTGGGTTTTCTGACTCAATGACAGAATGGTTTCTGTTTCCAATTAGTACTGATTGGAAGTGAATACTCAGGGTGAGTGTTCACCGACTCAGTATGTTGGCCAAAGGATCGATACGATGGTCAGCATATCTATGAGTGTAGGTTCGATTCCTACCTGAGTCTCCCCCCCGACAGAATGGTTTCTGCTGTTTATCTACAGGTTCGCTGAGCTTGATTCTGAGGTACGGGTCGACACGACTCAGAGTTAAGTCTTGGTGTAGGTTCGATTCCTACTCGGGCTTTTTTTTGACTCAATGACAGAATGGTTTCTGTTTCCTGTAATTAGTTCACATTAGTTCACACAGGAAGTGAACACTCAGGTGTACCCTCAGTGTTTGCCGACTCAGTTAGGTTCTGGTTAAAAGGTACACGTTTGCCAGCATCTAGCTGAGTGTAGGTTCGATTCCTACCTGAGTCACCCAGCGACTAAACACTCGTCTCATCAACCTAGGAGCAACTCTCATGGCCCGAGCCAAGTGGTTGGATCAATTGCGGGTTCGTCTGTCCAAGAATCCCTTGTACTTTCGTCCAGGCGAGACGGTTCCGACCTGTCTGCAGTGTTTGGGAGGAATCCCGACCGGGAAAAAGTTGGCCTTGTATCAAGTGACCAACTATTCCAATCTGCAGTGGAATCGGTGCCAGGTGTGTCAGTGTCGCTATTGACGAGAAGTCAGTAGTCACTAAAGCAAGAGAAGGAATCAGATGAGCACTCCTCACTTTCTTTCCAACCTGTAAGTGCGCTTAATAACTCCAGAGAGCCGGGTCGGAGATACCCATGTCGACACCTCCTTCTGTCATTCCGGTCAAGAAACAGCAAGAATTTAATCTCAAAGTCTGGTCTCTCATCTCCAAGTGTTTGGAGACTCTTCCACGAGGAGAAGATCCTCCTGGATACATCTTTGGGGGTGCGGTCCGAGAGCGTCTCTGTTGGTATGGGAGCAAAAAGAGCTATTTCCTTCCCCGAGACATCGATCTCTTTTTCCAGGTAGATCCACGCTCCAGTGTGGATCATAGTTTCTTGTTCCTTACAGAATTGCAAGGGAAACTCCCGAAGGAGTGGGAGTTTTGGTTAGAGGGGCGTTCTGAGTCGTATGGTGGAACCTACGAGACTAATACCTACTGTCTGCGTAATAGGCAGACAGGCGCGCAGATTCCACTAGATGTAGTGATCTCAACCGTTCGTCAACAACCTTGTCTCTTCCAAGAAGATTTGGATATCAATTGTCTGGCCTATCATCCAGATGATGATTTCTTTCTCTACTCGAAGGTGGTAGAGAAAACCACCACAGTAGAACAACTGCAGGAGGCCATCCGGCGGAAAGAATTCAAAGTGGTCTCTCCTTTGTCGAAGGAACGTCAAGCCAAAGTGGAGAAGTTGACAGCTAATGGCTGGAAAGATGTGACCATGGGCACTCATGTCAGTGAACAGGTTCAGTCTGAATTCAATCATCAGGCCTGGGGATTGGTGACCAGGTGTTTGCAAAACGTCTGTCCCCAAGTGGGTAATCACCCGATTCGTGGTTATTTATTTGGTGGTGCGGTGCGAGATCGCATTGCGTGGTCATATACAATTGGGGGAGGAACCCGCTTCCTCCCCCAAGACCTGGATCTCTTTTTCCCTTTCCACCCTCATGCCACCGTCGATTACTCGGTGGCGTTCATCAAACAGATGGAGGCGAATCTTCCATCGGGTTGGAGGTGTGAAAAAATGAAAGGGTTGGGATACGAAGGTGGGTTTTACACCAACACCTATGTTTTAACTGACACCAAGACGGGTGCCAGTTTACCAATGGATGTGGTGTTTGGATCCGATCGTGCCCAATATCCTTCCGAGGGTCAGGAAGACCTAGACGTCAATTGTCTGGCCTATCATCCAGATCGACACTGCTTTGTTTTCGCGGAGCGAGTGAAGTCTTCTATCTCAGACATTCTGGCATCCTGTCGTAAGAAGACTTTCTCTGTCTTGACTAATTTGACGGAGAAGAGACAAGAAAAAGCCAAGAAGTTGATGGCACGTGGCTGGAAGCAGGTAGATGGACCAGCGATCGAATTCAAGAAAGAAGACGATCATTGGTATCATCACGGTTCAGACCAGGTCGCTAAACCCGCCACACAGACACATCAGTTTGTCCCCCCGACATCGGGGGATCAGAATCAATCAGCATCGGAATCACAGGAGTTTGTTATGAGCAACAGTTTCATGGATCATGTCAAGTCGGATCTGTCTCAGGGGACCTTTCGAGTGGCAGCCAAGACCATTCCCAAGACCGCCCGCACGGCTTTGCTGGCTTTCTTGAAGGCCAAGAAGGCGCCCAAGCATTGGATTGTCACGGCCAAGGAAGTGATGGCCACGGATTATGGGTTGGCCATGATTCAGCAGGGATTGGCCTGGAGTTTCCGTTACTTTCCGATGATGCGAGAGGATGTCCGTGCGCAAGCTTTGGCCAATGAATGGGCCATTGATTCCATTGCCATGGTGGGCAATGAAGTGGTCAATGAGGCCATGGCCTTCTTGGCGCCAATTGTGGCGCAAGTGATGGAGTTGCCGATGCCGGAGAAGATTCGGGTGGAGCCGAGAGCGGAATCTCGAGTGGAGCCGATGATCAAGGGAGTTCCGGATTTGATGAAGGAAGAGGTGAAAGACGCCAAGCGAGCAGTTGCATAGTCTGCTCGGTTCGGACTGGTAGGTTACCATATGCCAGGACGAAACTTACCTTCATGGGTTCACCATTCCCCGTGGAGGTAAGTCCAACCGTGAGACGGTTGCTGATGAGTCCAAAGTTTCAGAGGGTCACCAAGTATGACGCAAACGGCAGCAGAACGGGCTTTTAGTCTGTCGATTAACAATCGACACAATCTTCAGCAACAGGTGAACGCAGGCATGACTCCAGAGCGAATTCTTAAGTTTTTGAAGCCTGCCACTGATGTTGGAATTTTTGACATGGTGACGAGCGAAGACGCACTGTTGAATTTCTTCGTGCTCGATTTCCTCGAAGTTAACACGAATTTCTTCAAGGTAACTTCCCTCGAAGTTCCCACTGACATGGCAGTGAATTTGGTGGTGGAAGAGCTACGAAAACAAGGTTTCAGAGTAGATCGTCTCCCTGAAGAGGAGTGCACTTTGCGCATTCATTGGAAACACTTGTTCAGACGTAAAACCTGACGGAGGCGCGTGTGAGATGGAAGTCAAATCTCAAGTAGAGAGACTCATTAGTCAGTCTCTTCTGACGGGTTTCCCTCAACGATGTTCCTGGTCTCACGAGATTGAATCAGAACTTCGGTCTCAATCTCTGGTGGCCTCTCCTCCCATGATGCGCAAGCCGTGTGCGGTGGGTTCGCAACCACTGCGATTTGCGGGATTGACTCCAGACAATAAATCTTGGTGCATCTATCTTGATGCTCCGGAGGTTTCGACATGAATTCACACCTAACTGTGCATGACAAAGCGTGTCACATGAAGCTGTATGCTTCTTTGGGTTACATCCAATATTGGTTGGAATCCACCGTGGGTTGGCCGGTTTCCGAAGAGGAATGGGCGCGAGCTTATGACTTCTTCTTTGCCGATCCTCATAAAGATACTCCTCCTACTTGCACCTACCTGTAGGAGTAAAGCTTACCTGTTCGACTTGGTAGGTGACCATATACCAGGACGAAACCTGTCTTCTGGGTCCACCATTCCCCGTGGAGGCAGGTCCAACCGTGAGACGGTTGCTGATGAGTCCAAAAGAGGTAATAAGATGTCTTTAGAATTAAAAGTGGGTCAGTTGTTAGATTTCCTGACTCAGTTGCTGGAATCTTCTCAAGTGGATCGACAGACAAGGATGGTGTTGAATGTGGATGGAACAGAGTATCCGCTCTCCACAACTCTTGTTAAGAGGCCATTGCATCCCCACTTGACGGTGGGTGAGTTGTTAGATTTCCTGACTCAGCAACTGGAAACCTCGAAGGTGAATCGACAGACTGGAGTGGTGTTGAATGTGGCTGGAAAAGATCATTTGCTGTCAATGACTTTTGCATCGGGCTTTTCTGCTCGGAATAAAAAGAGGTAAGAGGCGCTCGATGAAAGAGAAGCTCTCACGGGTGGAAGTAGTAGTGGTACCGCTGGTATTGGTCCTGGTCAGTCTGGTACTGACGCGTGTGTTCTTGTGGTGTCTGGATTAAGACACTTAAATGATGGGGTGAAGGTCAGGCATCTCTAGCTTAGTAGAGACCGTGGTTGTCTAGTAGGTTGCTTGGTGCTACGGGTGAGCCCTAGAGTAATCTAGGAAGTAGCGTCCATTCATACTACCGAATCAATCAAAACCTAATTAAGAGCCAGCTCACCATGATTCTTCACCTCATCATTTAAGTGTCTAACTTCTGAAGGAGAGACGCATGAGTCTGCGACAGTTTTCTGACATGTTGGGTCAAGTGATGGTCTCGGTGGAGACCGTCCGTGCCATCGGCATGGATGGAAAGGAGTATCATCTCGAGATGAACTTTGTGGACGAAAATGGAACACAATATCGTTTCTACCATGAACAAGATTGTTGTGAGGGGGTGTGGATTCAAGACATCTGTGGAGACTTGTCTGATTTAGTTGGATCTCCGCTGCTGCAAGCAGAAGAGGTCTCATCAGATGTAGATGAGAATGAGTTGGAAGTAGAGCTGTCGGATCCTGATAATGGCAGTAATTGGACTTTCTACAAGTTTGGGACGGAGAAGGGGAGTGTGACGGTTCGTTGGTTGGGGGAGGGTAATGGAAATTATTCATTAGATGTCGATTACCAACGAATCGAGCGAGTGTAAATGTTGATCCATTCGATTCTCCATCGACTCCAGTCTCAGGTGAGTGCTGCCACGGAGAAGAGTGATATGTCTAAGACTTGGCAACAGATTGCGGAGACCTATCGACACGAGCGCGATGCGGCGATTCGAGAGCGGGAAACTCTGCGAGCCAGTCGAGATGCTTGGAATGCGTCAGCTTTGGACTGGCAGTCGCGTTGTCTTCGACTCCAGACAGAGTTAGAGAAACATGGACTTCCAATCCCAGAAGATGTGTCAATTACCACCAGCACAAGGCTGGCGGCTTGTAAGTAGTATCTCTACTCCTACAATAGGCTGATTGACTTCAGCCCTGTTAACTAACATATAGTTAAGTTAACATTCAACTCTAAGATTAGGTTGAATCTACTAAGTCTAGTATCGAGTATTAATCGATATGACTTGTGATAATATTTATATCACCTAATATAGAAGTTTCACTTAAAAAGGAGAGGCAATTCCTCCCGCAGCACGAGGCTGTGGGTGTCCTTGCCTAAAAATCATGAAAATCAAGTCGACACGAAAACCGGCAGCTAAGAAGAAGGCAAACGTCAAGAAGTCGGCGCAGAAGCTGGCGGAGGATAATGCTCGATTAATCGAGGCGCTGCAAAATATTGCTGATACCTATCGTCAGGAGAGGAATGAAGCGATTGTCAATCGGAATGAATGGCGGCACAATGCCTATGAATGGCAGATGCGTTTCATCAAACTCAAGAACCTCTTGGAAGAGCATGGCATTCCGATGCCGGAGGATCTGTGAATAAGCGGAAGCGTCAGAGTTTTTCTGGGGAAGCAAAATACGAAGAGTTAGTTCGCCGACTGAGAGGCATGATCTCGGGTCTACAAGAAGTGGGAGTTTTATCGAACAAAGATAAACCAGCCATTGAGGATTTTTATCTAGATCCAAAACTGATGGAGGTGGATCCAGATAAGGTTGGACTGAAAATTTATTTCGGTCAATATGGGTGGTACACTACTCGTCAACTTCGGCTGATCGCTGGTGTCTTGATGGATATGGCGGATCTGTTGGATTATGCACGACAGCATAAGAATCTGTCCGAGAGACACCTATCAGGGCCTGGGTAAAAACTTATGGGAGCGAGCACATGCAGGATGATGTCTGGAAGTGTCATCTAGAAGGCAATGCGTTATTGTGGAGTTACCAAGTAACGCATGCTGACTTTTTTGCCATCTGGGATTGTGGAGCGGAGACATTGGCAGATCATGCCATGCATAAGCTGTTACGCAGTGGTCATTGTCGATCGGTGTTGGTGGAGAAGTTGTCGACAGATTCTCCGGTGGAGATGCATGTGTTCCGCTATCTCGAGGGGAAAGTGGTCTTTTCTGGAATCTTTCAGTTTCGTTTGACTTTTCGAGCCACACTGTGTTAGACAGTTGGGTCCATGGAATGGGCGTGTTACTGCGCCACTGAGAAGCTATTTAGCGAAAGAAGTGCGAATCTTCTTCATTCCACTGGCTTGGCAACGAGCCGCCATTTTGGAACCTGGTGCAGATCCGTGCACCAGGTTGAAGCGAGATACTTTGGTTATTCTGGTGTGGAGAGAATTCAGCGTGGGCACACGTCTGACTCCCTCTGGAAGAAGCTAAAGCTATGATCGAGGGTGTAATTTAATGGGAAACTATTTAGTTACACTTACGATCATGAGTGATAGTATTAAATCATGGTGACATGATTTGATTGGATATCATTTATTTCTCTTCACCTCTCTATCCTATGCTCTTGGCCAGGAGACGCAGATCCCCGGCTGCACTAGGTTCCAAACTTTTGGTGTGATCATGACCAACGACATCCAGCGGAAGAAAAAAGCTGTCTCTACTCAGCCAGTGATGGAAGTAGATACAGATGGTAATAAATTTTGGAAGTTGAATGGTCAATGGCATCGAGAAGATGGTCCAGCGGTAGAATATGCTGATGGAGATAAACAATGGTGGCTTCATGATAAAAAATACACTCAAGCCGGGTGGAAGAAGAAAGTCGCTGCCATGAAGAAGAAAGCCGTCTCTACTTCTGTTTCAACTCCGAAGGTTGATGCTACTCAACCCGTGATGGAAGTAGATAAAGATGGAACTAAGCGATGGAAGTTGAACGGTCAATTCCATCGAGAAGATGGACCAGCAGTAGTTTATGCTGATGGCCACAAAGAATGGTGGGTTCATGGCCAACGGCATCGAGAAGATGGCCCGGCCATAGAATGGCCTAATGGAGATAAATGGTGGTATCTTCACGGTCAACTCCATCGACCGGATGGTCCAGCAATAGAAAGGGCTGATGGAAGTAAAGAGTGGTGGCTTCATGGAAAAAACCATCGAGAAGATGGACCAGCGGTAGAATGGCCTCATGGTCGTAAAGATTGGGTTCTTCACGGAGAAATACTCACTCCAACCGAGTGGCAACAAAAAGTTGCGGCCATGAAGAAGAAAGCAGCCTCTACTTCAACTCCTGCTCCCAAGGTTGAGTCTACTCAACCGGTGATGGAAGTAGATAAATATGGAACTAAGATCTGGAAGTTGAATGGTCAGTTCCATCGAGAAGATGGTCCAGCAGTAGAATATACTAATGGAGATAAATTTTGGTATTTACATGACAAATGTCATCGAGAAGATGGTCCAGCATTAGAATATGCTAATGGAACTAAAGTTTGGTGGATTCACGGAGAGATACTCACTCAAACCGAGTGGCAACAAAAAGTTGCGGCCATGAAGAAGAAAGCCGAATCTACTTCTCCTCCCAAGGTGACGACATCTCCCTCGATGATGGATCATATCAAGTCGGATCTGTCTCAAGGGACTTTCCGAGTCGCGGCTAAGACCATTCCCAAAACCGCTCGCACGGCCCTGTTGGCTTTCTTGAAAGCCAAGAAGGCACCCAAGCATTGGTTGGTGACGGCTCAGGAAGTGATGGCCACCGAGTATGGGTTAGCCATGATTCAACAAGCTTTGGCGTGGGCTTTTCGTTATCTTCCCTCATTGCGGGAAGATGTACGTGCGCAAGCGTTAGCCAATGAATGGGCGATTGATTCTTTGGCAGTGGTAGGAAATGAAGTGATTAATGAGGGGATGGCAGTTTTGTCTCCTATTATCGCTCAAGTGATGGAGCTTCCTGCTCCTCAAAACATTCGAGTAGTTTCTGTTTCTCAGGAGAATCTGGAGGAGACGGAAGAAGAAACAAGCGCCAAGCGGGCAGTTGCATAATCTGCCCGGTTCGGTCTGGTAGGTTACCATATACCAGGACGAAACCCGTTCTGACTGGCCACCATTCCTGGTCAGAGCGGGTCCAACCGTGAAGCGGTTGCTGATGAGTCCAAGGAGTAAGGGATGAATATATTTCCTGGGGATCCAGTTCAGGTTAATAAAGTCTGGGCTAGTAGTGAAAGTGGTGTGTATCGCAGTTGGGTGTCAGGTTACCAATGGGTGCGCCAAGATGGCAATTGTGCCATTGTCTCGCCTCAAACTGGAACCTATCAATTTCAAGAGGTGCGCTATCCGTTAGCGGATGTGCGACCAGATACGGGTCATCATGGGTAAGTCATTTCGAGAAGAGTTTTCCGAGAAAGAATTTCGTCGTCAACGTTTCGAGAAGCGAAAGCGTCGTCAATCGGAGGATTGGGATTCCGACTGGGAGCCCAAGAATCTGGTCATTCGTCCCGAAGAGTACTGCACTTGTTATGGTCGAGGCAAGCATCGACCCGGACCCAGGTGTGAGTAATGGCTAAGCTTTCCGCTCGGAATCGCCAAGAACTGGCTCGCTTTTCCAAAGAATACCATTCTGGTCTCAATAACCAAGTGGTCTGGGCTCGGACCACTTACGCCTACATGTCGGATAATCGTTTACTACGGAAGCGAGATGTCCGATTTGCGCCGAATGAGAATTTGGGGGAAAAGGAACCGGTGAGTCACAGTTATGGGTGGAAAGAGGATCGGGTGGGAGTCAGTTTGGAGGCAGTGAGAACGGAGTTGCTGGCGCAAGGTTTTACGGAAGTATGAGTCAGCGAACGGTGGTGGCGCTCTTTGTTAGATCACGAATCATACCTCGGACCACTGATCTGGAGGATGTGGCGGAAGATGAGTACATGAGTGAGCGAATTGCTTATCTCTGTTGGTCAGACGAGACGGTGTCTCGAAGGAGAGAGGTTCAGTATCGGCTCCATCGCAAGTTTTACAGTAACGTGAGTGAGGAGTTGAAGATCAATCCTCCGGAAGAGACTTGTTTTCATTCTTATGGGTGGAAGCATCTGGGTCTGACAACGGGTGTCAACGCGATGCGTTATAAGTTGATTTCGGAAGGTTTTGTGGAAGTTCCGGTGGACCATGTGTTTGGCTATTGTTTTGAGTCTTCTGGATTCAAAATTTAGTGTAAAAAGGATTGTGTCATGAGTGAATCGAATTTTCTCGAGTCAGTGATCAACACGGTATTTTCTGATGATGGGGTTATCAGTGAATTCTCTGATGATCTGTATTATCAATTGGATAATACTTCTTTTCCGAAGAGCCGATTTCGGACACGTTTGAATCTATCTGATTCGCCCCACTTTACTTACAAGTTTCGGACTCGACACCGATGAGATTAAACTCAAAACTGATGATGCAGTTGTTACATGGAGCGTTGGAATATTGGGGATATGAAGAAGAGAATGGCAAGTATTCTCAACTTCGTTCCTATTCTGGGCGCTGCATGTATGGCAAAAACTGCATTGGGGTGGTATTGTCGAATGAGGGACCTTTTGAATTGGGGGTGATGTTGGGCTCTCAATTGGTCCAGCTGGGATTCACGATGGGTCTCTCCTCTTATCAGACGAAGTGTTTGATGAGCGATCTCTGCGAGATCCGGGTTCGACAAGATTCGATGGGGATGGATACCATCATCTATTTTCCAGAGTTGGAATGGCTTCCCGAGTTTGAAGAAGAATTCAGGGCTGATGAAGACGAAGACGAAGAGGAAGACGAAGACGAAGAGGAGCCAACCACGGTTTCATAGGGAAAAAGCAGATGTCTATTTATTCACTGACTATGATTCAGAGTCAGCCAGGAACGGATGATATTTTTCGTGTCGTTCAGCCTGATGGAGTTATCGAGTATAAACTCTGTAATGGCCGTGGACTTCTTCACAGACTGGATGGTCCGGCTATGGAATGTCCTAATGGGACCAAGATTTGGTACTATTATGGTCAAAAACACAGATTCGATGGTCCGGCCATCGAATTGCCTAATGGAACTAGAGAATTTTTCATTAGGGACGAAGAATATTCAGAGTCAGACTATTGGGCAGCAATCAACGAGGAACTCAATCTTTAACCATCATTCACAGGAGCAAATATGAACAAGGGTAAGATGTATCAGGACAGCATGGATAGCACTCGGGTGGTTCAGCCTCGACAGGATGTCGGGCGGGTGAAGGTGTGTGGGATTTTCTGGAAGGAGAAGGGAGGATTGGTTTATGGAGGGGAGGCAGAGATTCCGGCCCATCTCTTTTCTTTGGAGGAGGATCCCAAGTTCCAGGGGCGATTGGGGCACATTGGTTTCGTGCCTTATGTGGGTGAAGCCAAGGTCTCGTAACTAGAAACTTACATCAGAATGTTATATTCTTAATCGGGGGTGACTATCTTGTTAGTGGGAACGTAGGTGACCCAGGGTAGTCAGTAGCATTCTGATAGTTCCTTAATGATCCGGGTGAAAAGACTCATTAAGGAATGGCTTAAGGCTCATACTTGCAGATGAGCCTTAAGTTTTGGGTCCATAGCTTAATTGGTAGAGCAGCAGACTTTTAATCTGTCGGTTGAGAGTTCGATTCTCTCTGGACCCACCTAAACATGTGTCGAATAATATGAAGAAAACCATCGCCGCCAAAAAATCTTCTCTTAAGAAGCCGATTGCTAACCAGAGGCCGTTGAAAAAAGGCTTAACCTCTTCTTCTAAAAAGAAGGTTGAGTCTACTGTTCCTGTGATGGAAGTAGATACAGCTGGTAATAAGTATTGGATTTTAAATAGAAAATTGCATCGAATAGATGGTCCGGCCATAGAATTTATTTCTGGAACTAAAAGGTGGTATCTACAAGATATCTCTTATACTGAAGCTGAGTGGAAGAAGAAAGTAGCTGCCATGAAAAAGAAAGCTGCGTCTACCTCTGCCTCTACTCCGAAGGTTGATGCTACTCAACCAGTGATGTACGACCCCAAATTCTTGAATGGTAAACTTCATCGAGAAGATGAGCCAGCAGTGGCCCAATCAACCTCGGTTAGTGACCATCTTAAATCAGATTTGTCTCAAGGGACTTTCCGAGTCGCTGCCAAAACTATTCCCAAAACCGCTCGCACCGCTTTGCTCGCCTTCTTGAAGGCTAAGAAAGTGAAGAAGAGCTGGCTCATTTCCGCTGAAGAGATGATGTCCACCGAATGGGGTTTAGCCTTTATTCAACAGGTGTTAGCTTGGAGTTTTAGGTCTTTGCCTCAACTGAAGGAAGACCCGAGAGCGACAGCTTTAGCTGATGAATGGGCGATTGATAGTATTGCGGTCATTGGCAATGAAGTAATATCAGAAGCTATGACATTTATCAATCCTATACTGACTCAAGTGCTGACAGTAGAAACTCCGGTTAGGATTGCTGCTAGGCAGCTTGAGAGTCAACAGGTAGAGGATCTGAGAGATCACGTGGAAGACAATCATTTTGCGAGAGAGGCGACCGTATGAGGTATCAGATTCCGATTGGTAGTTCTCCGTGGGGAGAGGAGTGTGTGCAAACGATTGAGGCCGATTACTCTTCTCGTGCACGACAGGAGTGTCAGGTATTTGCCTCTCAATTGAAGAGGCATTACCGAGAGAAAATGGGGCAAGATTTGCCGCAGAGTGTTCGACTCAAAGTGAAGGGTTCGCCGCATGACTTTACCACTTACTATGAAGTGTATGCGGAATGTTCAGAATCTGATGAAGAGGGGATGGAAGCTCTCTTTGAGTTAGAGAATAACAGTCCAGAAAAGTGGGATGAGTTGGCCTTGGCCGAACTGAGAGTCAATCGGCTTAATTCTTGATATAAATAGAATGGGTGTCTTGACACCGCCTAGAAGCTCGCTTGAGAGCGAAAGAAGTGCGAATCTTCTTCATTCTACCAGTGGATCAACCAATAGATAAGGATCTGCTATGAAACTGTTATTAGTGAGTGATTTACATACTGAATTCCAGGCAGATCAGGGGGCCTCCTTAGTTTCTTCCTTACCTACGGGCGACCAGGTAGACGTCTGTGTGTTAGCCGGAGATATTACGACTCGTAGTATCATGGAGAAGACGTTAGGATTTTTTGCGGATCGATATTCGCAAGTCCTGTATGTTCATGGAAACCATGAGTTTTATGGTTCTACCCGAGCGCAATTACTGAATGAAACTCAACGAGTGGTAGATTTGCATAGCAATCTCCACTGGTTAGATAATTCGGTGGTCGAGCTAGAAAGAGTGAGATTTCTTGGGACTCCGATGTGGTATGTGGATCATCCGACCAATGCGAGGTATTACTCGAACATGGGAGATTTTCTTCACATTACGGGGTTAGCCTCCTGGGTCTATCAGGAGAACGAGAAGGCGTTGAATTTTTTTCAACGAGAGATGAAGGAAGGTGATGTGGTGATTACGCATTACTTACCGAGTCATCGTTCGGTGTTGAAGGAATTCAAGAATAGTCCTCTGAATCGGTTTTTTGTGTGTGAGCAAGAGCCATTGATTCGAGAGAGGAAGCCACGATACTGGTTACATGGACATACCCATGGGTCTTTCCATTATCAGATTGGGGAGACGGAGGTAGTTTGCAATCCATTTGGAGTGGCCCGATTTGGGGAGAACGCCAAGTTTGACTGGTCTAAGGTGTTAGAGATTTAAGATGTTATCTTCTGACAAGATTGATCTGCTCAAGAGAGGGTCTGTCTTGGTGTGGGTGGATGAGTTTTTGTGTTCTTTGGGAGCTTATCCAGTCAGCGAGAGTGACTGGGAAGTGGCCTATGATTTATTGGTCGAGCAATATGGATCAACGTGTTTGAATGTTCCAACCCAGACGCCAGGCTAATCATGACAACTAACTGTTTAAACGCTGCTGCTCCAACTCAACCAGAGATGACCATAAATAAAGATGGTCATAAGTACTGGACCATGAATTTCCAATTTCATCGAGAAGATGGTCCAGCCATAGAATTGACTGATGGCACTAAATATTGGTATCTTCATAATAAATTTCATCGAGAAGATGGTCCAGCCATAGAGTGGGCTGATGGAAGTAAAGAATGGTATCTTCATGATCAACGCCATCGAGAAGATGGTCCGGCAGTAGAATATGCTAATGGAGATAAATGGTGGTACCTTCATGGTAAAGAATACACTGAGACTGAGTGGAAGAAGAAAGTCGCGGCCATGAAGAAAGCTTCATCTACCTCTGTGTCTTCCTCGAAGTCTGACTCTACTCAACCCGTGATGGAAGTAGATGTTAATGGAACTAAGAGCTGGAAGTTTAATGGCCGACTTCATCGAGAAGGTGGTCCAGCATTAGAATATACTGATGGAACTAAAGAGTGGTGGCTTCATGGTCAACGACATCGAGAAGATGGTCCGGCCATAGAATTTATTTCTGGAAATAAAAGGTGGTATCTACAAGATATCTTTTATACTGAGGCTGAGTGGAAGAGGGAAGTAGCTGCCATGAAAAAGAAAACTGCCTCTACTCCTACTACTAAGGTTGACTCTACTCAACCGGTGATGGAAGTAGGCAAATGCCGACATGATACTAAAGAATGGAAGCTGCATGGCAAACGACATCGAGAAGATGGTCCAGCAGTAGAATGGCCTGATGGATATAAAGAGTGGTGGCTTCATGGAAAGCTCCATCGAGAAGATGGCCCAGCAATAGAGTATGCAGAGGGCAATAAATGGTGGTGTCGTCATGGTAAACTCCATCGAGAGGATGGGCCAGCATTAGAGTATATTGATGGACGTAAATATTGGTATCTTCATGGTACTAAATATAGTGAGGCTGATTGGCAGAAAGAAGTAAACAAGATGAAAAGGACTGAGATGTTGGCCCAATCAACCTCGGTCAGTGACCATCTTAAATCAGATTTGTCTCAAGGGACTTTTCGAGTCGCCGCTAAGACTATTCCCAAAACCGCTCGCACCGCTTTGCTCGCCTTCTTGAAGGCTAAGAAAGTGAAGAAGAGTTGGCTCATTTCGGCCGAAGAGATGATGTCCACCGAGTGGGGTTTAGCCTTTATTCAACAGGTGTTAGCCTGGAGTTTTAGGTCTCTGCCTCAACTGAAGGAAGACCCGAGAGCCACAGCTTTAGCTAATGAATGGGCGATTGATAGTGTGGCAGTGATGGGAAATGAAGTCATTCAAGAGTTGACCGCGTTGTTAACTCCGATGATGACTCAGGTGATGGAATTACCTACTTCTCAGATTCGGATTCAGACTACTGATTCTGAAGCGATGGAGATGGAAGAATCAAGTCAGCAACCACGGGCTTACGTTTAGAGGTAAATATGGAAGCAACTAAGTTACGTTTGAGTGAGACTCATCCTTTGCGCTTGAAGTTTGAGGAACTGTGTGCTAAAGCAGAAGAGTTAGGCATCACTCTCAGTCAGTTACGAGATGGAATGATGGTCTCAGATGGACAGATGTCGGTGTTAGTGTGTGATTTAGAAGATCCTGAAAACAATCGTTTGACAGATTTTCCTCCAGGTTTTGAATTCAAACTGATCGTTTTGAAGGAGTAAAGCTTCCATGAAATGGAGTTGGTGTTTTTTTGTTCTTGTCGGGATGTTTGGTGTCTACTTTGCGACCTACACCGGAACACATGGTAGAAGGCTGTGTGTTTCCGACTCGCAAAGGAAGTCAGGATCTCACCTATTTGTGTGAGCGTTTGGAAAACCAGCCGTGAATGACACTACTAAGTTACTAACTTTGTTGGAAGAGAAGTTTTTCTCTCTTCAATCAGAGGTTGAATTTCAGCAAATGATGGTTGTGTTGGGACATTACATGAGTCAGACCGAAATGTCTGACTTATTGTCAGTCTCTCAGAGGCCAATTCTTCATTGGCAAGAAGGAAAGTCCTCTCCTGATCCGTTGATCTATCGAATAGTGTATGGGAAGGTAGTTGAATATATTCTTGAAGGGATGAATCGAGAGCAATCACAGGTTTATTTTCAAGATAGGAGTTTGAGTGCTCCGGTTCAGTTTGAGACTTGGTGTCATTCTACCTGTCATGATTATTGTCATGAGTCGGAGTGTAATCGTGAATGCGGTCATACTTGTCGTGAAGGAAAGTATTAAAGATGAGTCGAGAGCAAGATTATTCCGCGCCTTCGGGAACCAAGTATCCTTGGAACCCTAAGTCTTTGAATTATTCACCTTGGGTGTGTCAGCTATCAGATCACTTAGCAGCTAAGAAGAAACTATCGGCTGTACGTATCATACCGATGAATATTACGTTAACTGTTAATTTGTCGGAAGGCGTGTTTCACTGGGAGATGAGGGTTCGTGATTGGTGCGGAGAAGTAACTGATCGCACTGGAAATCAAATATCTGCCTTGAAGGCATGTTTAGAGGCTGAGAAAGTGGGAGAGAAAGCTTTCCGTAAATTAACTCCGGAATGGGTATTACTCGCTTTGGCTCATGGATGGGGACCGCCAGTTAGGCATACCGTTAGTGGCATCAGAATTCCTTTTTAATTAGGAAATTAACATGATCATGTTTCGTTTACCAGTGGTACATATTCCAATTGATCTTGAAGATCAAGACAAGTGCCTTTCAAAATGTCAATTCTTAAAAGAAATCAAATCTAAAGGCCAAGACACAGAGTACGAATGTGGATATTATGGACCACTCACTAGATTGATGGTCCATCCTAAGAGACATCGGCTTTGCTTATTGCAAGCCACTCCTGCGGAGTAATGGATGAAAAAATATCAGTTTCCTGAAGGAACATATACTATCCAAGATTGGATCAGTCGATATGCAGATTCCGTAGAATCTTATGTCAAACCCGCGACATTTAATAAGCGGCATTTTAACCAGTTAAATGGTGAACATCTCATCCATTGATTATCAATGGGCACTTGCTCAAGGAATTCAGATTCGATCATGAATCGATTAGCAATTTGTGAAGCCTATTATGTGTATGCCAGTCTATACCATACTGGGCAATGGTCGAAGCCATATCGCATTTTTGCTCGATTGAATCGAATCGGATTCCGGCCCAGATTGAATTTGTCGGAAGCCTCTTTATGTGAGGATGGCCGCGAGTGTTTAAGGAAATTACTTAATGACTAAGTCATATCGTGCATATCGTGTTAAACTCTTTACCACTCATAAAGAGTGGCATTGGAATGGTCTCTTACATCGAGAAGATGGCTCAGCGGTAGAATATGTTGATGGAAGTAAATCATGGTGTATTCATGGTAAATTACATCGAGAAGGTGGGCCTGCCATAGAATGGCCTAATGGATCTAAAGAATGGTATCTTCATGGCAAATGTCATCGAGAAGATGGTCCCGCTGTAGAATTGGTTAGTGGGTATAAAGAGTGGTGGCTTCGAGATCAAAAATACACTCAAGAAGAATGGAAAGAAAAAGTTCAAGCTATGAATAAGATTAATTCTGACACTAACACTCAGTTACCTGTTGCCTCACTTCCCGTAATGGAAGTAGATAAAGATGGAACTAAGCGATGGAAGTTGAATGGCCAACTCCATCGAGAAGATGGTCCCGCCGTCATACTTGATGATGGTTCTCAATATTGGTATCTTCACGATAAACTACATCGAGAAGATGGTCCCGCCTCAATGGAAAATCCTAACGGAGATAAGGAGTGGTGGATTCATGGTAAACTCCATCGAGAAGATGGTCCAGCAAGAGAATTTACTGATGGAACTCAAGAATGGTATCGTCATGGTCAACGTCATCGAGAAGATGGTCCAGCTATAGTTACTCGTTTTGGAACCAAATCCTGGTTTCTTGATGGCCAGTTGCTTTCGGAAGAAGAATGGCAAAAGAAAATCTCTGCTATGAAAACAAACAAACCAGATATGACTCAGCTAGGTGCTGTTGTTAATCGACAGGAAGTATGGAAAAAATTTGAAACTGCTGATATTTTCAGTGATGAAGAATTAAACCTCTTACTTCAAGAGGTCGAAGCGGCTCTGCCTTATTTAGAGCATCGAATGCCGCACACTTCCTTGGCTACTATTGATGCTTGGAGAACTTTAGATCGGTTGCGTGATATTAAACGTGCCCGTCAACTGTAGGTAAACTATGTTAGTCCGTAGATTTAGCACTAATACTCTAGGCATTCCTAGTACATTAGTGTTACATGGCATTGAGTGGGGATATTTTACTCACCAAGGCCAATTAGCTTTGGGATGGAAGAATATCGCCATTCATTGGGAGCCTGTTCACAAGACTTATGTGATCAAGGTTCGTGGAGAGATTAAGTTTGAATCGGAGACCATGTCCAAATGTTTGGATTGGATTCCGGAACTAATGGAGGAAATTCGTGGGTGAGAAGGTTAAGCCGCGTCACTTGGTTCGCAATCATCTAGTTAAGGATATGTTTCTTAATCAAGGTCGCAAAGCTGGCCCGATGAGAGATCGTCGAGAGAAACGACTTAAAAGTCATCGCAATTTGAAGGCAGAAGATTTTGAAGATGATTTTCCGGAGGAAGTAGATGACTTATCCTAGCCACCCTCAATACTTAGAGTATTTAGAGTTTTGGTCAGATCCATGTTGGACTACCTCTCAGGTAGAAAACTATACTGATCAGGATGGCACTACCCATTGGAAGTTAAATGGCCAATATCATCGAGAAGATGGTCCGGCTATGGTTATTGAAGATGGAACGCAATTTTGGTTCCGATACGGCCAATTGCATCGGTTAGATGGTCCGGCAGTTTTGTGGCCAGAGGGATCATATGAATACCATGTATATGGTCAATTACATCGAGAGGATGGCCCTGCTGCGTGGTATCAAACTGCCGAAGGTCATGTCTTTTGTGAAGAATATTATGAGTATGGTGAATTAGAGCACAAAGCAGTATAAGATATATCATCTTGGGGATCCAAATTTTCTGGGCGCCAGATAAAACATGAAAAAAACAACGACCAAAAAATCCTCTATCAAAAAGCCAGCGACTAAAAAGATTTCTTCTCTGAAGAAGAAGTTAGCTAATTCTACTCGTCCTGTGATGAAAGTAGATAAGGATGGCACCAAGATTTGGAAGCTGAATAACAAGTACCATAGAGAAGATGGTCCGGCTGTAGAGTGGGATAATGGAGATAAAGAATGGTATCGTCATGATAAATTACATCGAGAAGATGGTCCAGCCGTAGAGTGGGGTAATAGATATAAAGAATGGTGGCTTAATGGTAAATTACATCGAAAAGATGGCCCGGCTCTAGAATTTTCTGATGGAACTAAATATTGGTACCTTGAAGGTATAGAATATTCCCAGGCAGATTGGATGAAAAAAGTCAAAGCTATGAAGAAGAAATCTACCTCTAAACTTTCTAATAAGAAAGTAGCTAATCATATTCAACCAGTGATGGAAGTAGATGCCAATGGCAGTAAGTATTGGAGGATGAATGATCGTCTCCATCGAGAAGATGGCCCAGCAATAGAAGCTTATAATGGAGATAAAGAATGGTGGCTTGATGGTGAACGTCATCGAGACGATGGTCCAGCAATAGAATGGGCTGATGGAAGTAAAGAGTGGTGGATTCATGATCTTCTACATCGAGAAGATGGCCCAGCAGTAGAATTTGCTAGTGGAGATAAACAATGGTTCCTTGAAGATAAGGAATATTCTGAAAACGATTGGAAAAAGAAAGTCGCTGAGATGAAGAATAAAACCTCTTCTCAACCTTCCATTAAGAAGGCAGATAATAACGAGCAAAGTGAATTAATTTCCGCTTTACAAAATTCATTGGCTCATTATCGCCATCAAAGTGAGGAATTGGCGAAAACTCTTTCTGTGTATAAAGAGCATTTACACTGCTATAAAACATTGCATACTCAGGCTATTGAAGTAATTGCGGAATTACGTTCGCAGATCGAAGCTTATCGTGAAAGAGATCGTACCAAAATCGATACATCCTTATCGAGATCATAAGATTATGGTTGTTCCAACCTTAAGTGGTTGGAATAAGTTTCGTCGAATTGTTTCTCGAACATTTCAGAAAATACAAATTTTCTATCATGGTACTTGGAAACATCGATACCAAAGATGTCCTTGGTGCCAAAAAGTATTTGATAAATATCCTCGTGAGCGGGATCTCGATTTTACAAAAAACTTTATCTTCAATCAACATTGTTTTGATTGTCGTTTAAAGGCTGTAAATAATCCTACAAACATTGAGATGATTGAAGTTAATCAATCGTTAATACCTACAGTACGTGTTCCACATAAAGAAACTGTTACAGTACGCATGTAAAGCACGAACCGTGCCACAGGGCGGCCCCAGCGACTAAATTTTTTCGCTGCCACCTAGTAGTGACTCCGACGTCAACGACTCGGAGGGCAATTAAACTTATAACTTAACATTAAACTTATAACTTATTACATGGAAGCTAGAATCCTTAAATATCTAGATAACTAGCAGATTCCACAATGTCGTGGGACTGGGATAGTGAGAGTTTCAATTTTTCAGGAGAATCAAAATAATTATGTCGTCTTTTTCTATTAGTGTTCCGGTGATGTTTGACAATGACGGTCAGGTTGATGACCAGGCTACTCTGACTGGATTCCAGTCGACTCTAGCTCAGTATAAGGCTGAGCGAGAGACGGAGGAGGCTACTATTGCGGCCGAAGTCCATCGTGTGTTTGATCAGCATACTGGATATATTGGCATGCCATTCTTGGTTAACACCGCCGTGTCGGCTCTCAATCCTCAGAACGGCAATTTCGCCATCCTGAAGGCCAAGGTTGAGGCATATATTCATGACAACTCGGATCGGATGCAGAAGAAGGATCGTCAGACTGGGAAGGTAACTCAGGAAGCTGAGCCGCCTCGCACTCGCACTTTTGGCATTCGTAAGGGTGCTGGTGGTGGAGTCTGCCGCTGGTCGGATATTCCTCAGAAGTGAGTGTTGAGGCAAGTTTAACTTGCCTCTTCAAAGAAGAGATTTAAACATGGATCCTAATCAAACTTTAACAGATCTTCGTTCCAAAGCTTTTCGTTTGTTACGTGCTTCAGAACGGGCTCAAGCCAATGATCAGTCTCCTTCCTTTTCCGAGGAAGATGTTCTGGCCTTGGTAGAAGGAGTCATCGCATTGGATGAATGGCTGGTTAAGGGAGGCTTCTTGCCTCAAGATTGGAACCAGAAGTAACAAGTTTTTCTCCAATATGGAGAAGAAGATGCTCCCAGTGACGGTTACCAAAACTGGGCTTGACCGCAGAGTAACGGCTAAGTGACCCCGATAGCTTAATGTTCGGGGGATATTGAATAGGCGATAAGTCTATTCAATCAATGGCTCCATGCCGGAATTGGCAGACGGAGCGGACTTAAAATCCGCCGCTCTTAACGAGCGTCCCGGTTCGACTCCGGGTGGAGCCACTCTTTTTTTATTCTTGCCCCGATAAGTTGGCGTTAAGGCATGACAATTAGGGCATAGCATTCTCAAATTGCTCAAGGAATTATCTTGAGAATTGCCGTTGATATGATCCAATTCCAAGGGAATGGGCTGGTCTAGCCATTCTGTTCTTTGGCAATTGGAGCATTGATGCGGGAAAATTCCTTCTAACAACAGACGCCTTTTCAATTTATACGATTGAATTGTTTGTTGATTAGAGAGGTAATCATTTAATGATCGTTTTGATCCCAATGCTTGGTGTCGACTCCAAGCTTGACCGATTAGGTGAGAGGTATCGATGTGCCATTTTTTAATGGCTCGATTAAGGGATTGGTAATTGCCACCGGCGGGTACTAGTCCTAATTTTTGTAATACTTCTCTGCGAGAAGTGGAAGTTAGGATCGCTTGTCTTAGTTGTATTTCAGAATAAGCCATTAACGATAATATATCTACTTAGGAAATATATGCAATATCAATCGATGGTTCAGAATTCTCCAGATTATTGGCAGCAGCAATTACCGACTTGGTTAGAGGTCAAGCGGAGCAAAAAGTTTGTGTCACCAGTCAAGTCCAATCCAATTCAGGGATCGGAAGATGTGGCGGCAGCTTTCTCTTTTTTAAGAGAGTTGTTGCATGAGGAGTTGCATGTCTTAGCTTTGACGGCGAGCAATCATATTTTGCATGCGACTAAGGTAGGGATGGGAGGTCCGGGAGGAGTTTCCTGTTATGCGGCGGATTTTTTCCGGATGCCATTAGTGGTGGGGGCTCGGGGAGTAATTGTGGTTCACAACCATCCCAGTGGTAATTCTCGACCTAGTCCGGAAGATATTTTTTTTACTCAGGAATTAATGAAGGTTGCGCATGTGCTAAAGATTACTTTATTAGATCATGTGGTAATTGGGGAAGATCATTCTTCTATTATTAATCTCATTTCTTGAGGAAAAATGCATCAATATAATATTGAAAATAGATTTGTTATTCAAGACAATGGTGAAGATATTCTGAGCATTACTGATCATGATGATTACACTACCAGTATTAAGATTAATCATCCTGGAGCCTCTATTTCTTTACGGCTTGGTGAGAATGATCTTAAAAAGATTGTCACGAGATTAAATTCTCGAATTCAAGAGTTAGCGACTATTAAACAAAATAAAGGATAAATATATGTTATTAATGGTATTTTTTATGTTATTGGTGCTGGGTACGTTGGGTGGATTTTTGGCGGGACTCATGACTTCTTTTTTGGTGAAGAGGTATGTAAAGAGAATCTTTGCATGACACAGGAAAACAAATCTATTGCAACAATAAAAGAAGATCTATATGGTAAAATTTATAAACTCAATGGTCAATTCCATCGAGAAGATGGTCCGGCAATAGAAGATTATAATGGAGATAAAGAGTGGTGGCTTAATGGTCAACGGCATCGAGAAAATGGTCCCGCTATAGAATATATTAATGGATATAAAGAATGGTTTATTCATGGCAAAAGACATCGAGAAGATGGTCCAGCTATCGAATATTCTAATGGAACTAAATATTGGTATCTTCATGGCAAACGACATCGAGAAGATGGTCCAGCAGTAGAAGATACTACTGGCTATAAAGAATGGTGTCTGAATGGACGCCTTCATCGAGAAGGTGGCCCTGCCATAGAATATGATAATGGCGATAAAGAATGGTGGATTAATGGTCAACAATATTTAGAAGAAGAATATTGGCGAGTAGTTAAATTAAAAGCTTTATGGTAATCTAATGGCAGACTATTTAATCTCATATTATGATGATGAGAAGACATATTATCATCCAACCAAATTTTGTTACCATCGAACAGATGGCCCTGCTAAAGAATATGCTAATGGAGATAAAGAATGGTTTTTTCATGGCAAACGACATCGAGAAGATGGTCCGGCGGTAGAGACTGCTTTAGGTAGTAAACATTGGTACTTAAATAATTATCTTCATCGAGAGCATGGTCCTGCCATAGAATGGCAGACTGGAGATAAGGAATGGTGGCTTCATGGTCAACTTCATCGAGAAGATGGTCCGGCCAAAGAATATGCTGATGGATTGAAAGTATGGTACCTTCAAGGTAAAAAATATACCGAAGAAGAACATTCGCGATTAGTCAAACTTAAATATTTTTGGAGATAAATCTTGAGTTTTCAACAAGATGAGAAGGGAAATAAGCGATGGACCGTTAAGGGTCAATATCACCGAGAGGATGGCCCAGCTATTGAATGGGTAGACGGGACCAAGTTCTGGTACCAGAATGGTAAGAAGCATCGTTTACATGGTCCGGCTATTGAGTGGCCGAATGGTAATCAAGAATATTACTTGCATGGTAATGCTTTTAATAAAGAAGATTACTTATCATTAATGGCTTCTTTAGCCAAGAAAGAGCCATTTATTATTTCTGGCAATACCGAAACTTCTTCGGTTGAGTATCAAAATGGAATTACCAGTTATGTTTTAAATGGGAAATTACACCGAGAAGATGGCCCAGCTAGAGAATATGCTAATGGAACTAAAGAGTGGTGGTTTCATGGTGAGCTTCATCGAGAAGATGGACCGGCAGTAGAAGGTACTGATGGGCATAAAGAATGGTGGGTTAATTATAAATTGCATCGAGAAGGTGGTCCAGCTATCGAATGTGTTAATGGAAATAAAAAATGGTATCTTCATAACGAATTACATCGAGCAGATGGTCCAGCGGTAGACTGGGCTGATGGATTCAAACAATGGTGGATTCATGGCGAAAACTATTCAGAACAAGACTGGAATATCGCCAAGAAAAAATTATCTATTGAGGCATCGTCTAATAAAAAGAAGACAACTTCTAGCTTGCCAAAGGCTGTCAAAGTGACAAATATTAAAAAGAAAAGTGTAACATCTAAAAATTCTGCTGATAATAAAAAGTTAGTTGATTCTACTCAACCGATGATGACAATAGATGAAGCTGGCACTAAGTGCTGGAAACTGAATGACCAACTCCATCGAGAAGATGGTCCAGCGTTAGAATATATTAATGGAGCTAAATGGTGGTATCGTCATGGAGATCTTCATCGAGAAGATGGTCCGGCGATAGAATATGCTAATGGAGATACATCATGGTATCTTAATAATAAATTACATCGAGAAGATGGGCCAGCGTTAGAGAGTGCTGAGGGTCTAAAATTTTGGTACCTGCAAGGTAACCAATATACTGAAGCTGGGTGGAAGAAGAAAGTTTCTGCGATGAAGAAGAAAGATATTAAGTCTAAAACTGCGTCTCATGAAGCTACTGATTCTACTCAACCAGTGATGGAAGTAGACAACTATGGAATTAAGCGATGGAAATTAAATGGTAGATTACATCGAGAGGATGGTCCAGCAGTAGAATCTATTAATGGAAATAAAGAGTGGTATTGTCATGGCCAACTTCATCGAGTAGATGGTCCTGCCATAGAATGGTATGATGGAGATAAATGGTGGTACCTGAAAGGTAAAAAATATACTGAAGCTGGGTGGAAGAAGCAAGTTTCTTCGATGAAGAAGAGAGATGTTAACTCTAAAACTGTGTCTCATGAAGCTAATGATCCTACTCAACAAGTAATGGAAGTAGTTGAAGATGGCACTAAGTACTGGAAACTAAATGGTCAATTACATCGAGAAGATGGTCCGGCCATAGAATGGTTTAATGGACGTAAAGATTGGTATCTTCATGATAAACTTCATCGAGAAGATGGACCCGCTTTAGAATATACTGATGGTAGTAAATTTTGGTATCTTCATGGTCAATGCCATCGAGTAGATGGTCCGGCGATAGAGTGGACTGATGGAGATAAGTATTGGTATCTTCATGGGAAATTACATCGAGACGATGGGCCAGCTATCGAATGGTGTAATGGAGATAAAAAATGGTTCCTTCAAGGTAAAGAATATACAGAAGAAGAGTATGGTAAAAAACTTTTTCCAGCAGTCAATACCATCGCAAAACCAGCCGATTCTGCTTGGCAACATTTAACCTCTGATCTATCTCACGGAACTTTCCGAGTAGCCGCTAAGACTATTCCCAAAACTGCTCGTACTGCCTTATTAGCTTTTCTCAAAACTAAGAAAGTTAAAAAGAGCTGGCTTCTTTCAGCCGAAGAGATGATGTCCACCGAGTTGGGTTTAGCCTTTATTCAGCAAGTCTTAGCCTGGAGTTTTAGGTCTCTACCTCAACTGAAGGAAGACCCCAGGGCAACAGCTTTGGCTAATGAATGGGCGATTGATAGCGTAGCTATTATTGGAAATGAAGTCACTCAAGAATTAGCTGCATATTTTGCTCCAATTATTTCTCAAGTTATGGAATTGCCTTCCTCTAACATTAGAGTATCCCCTCTGACTTCTACAGATCGCTCTTTAGAAGAAGAGGAAATTGAGACTATGGAAACTCTCCAACAACAGGCAACAAGTTAATATGATTAATAAGAAAATGCCCATTATGTCCACTACCTTTGCTGGTGGAAAAATTTGGAAATTAAATGGACTATATCATCGACAAGATGGTCCTGCCATTGAAAGACACAATGGCTCGAAAGAATACTACCTGTTCGGCCAACTTCATCGAGAAGATGGTCCAGCCATTATTAACCGTAATGGTGACCAAGAATGGTGGAGTCATAATCAATTACACCGAGATGATGGTCCAGCGGTAGAATATGCTGATGGAACTAAGATGTGGTATTTTCACGGTCTTCTCCATCGAGAAGGCGGGCCAGCCATTATCTATCCCAATGGAGTAGAATTATTTTACCTAGAAGGTAAAGAATTAGAACCTGAAGAATATTCTCAAAAACTTCTAATTAAAAATGAATTTTAATATCTTATGGGTCACCAAAGATAGTTTATCTGATTTTCGACTGGAGAATTAAATGAGAATTCTAATTTTAGATGACGACCAATTTCGCCATAATTTTTTCCGAGAATCTTTTATTGCAGACGAAGTAATTAGTGTGCATAAATTTTCTGAATTCTTGCATCATTTACACACCGGTTCTCCTTGGGATTTAATTCACTTAGACCATGATTTATGTGATTTGGTGGAAGGTGATACTTTTGTCGATGATTTTGGTAAACAGCAAGAGTTTAATGGTCAACATGCGGCTTGGCAGATTTGTCAACTAACAGATAATCTGTTACCTAAACAGATTATCATTCAATCGGTGAATGATGATGGGGCGTTGGCTATGTTAAAAATTATCAAAGCTCGTGGTGTAGAAGTTAAGTGGGAACCTTTTGCAGAATGCCCTCCAGATTTAGAGGTATTACATGACTAACCCTTCTTTTTTAATGTGTGTTGATCTTGATGGAAATAAAAGTTACTATAATCCTGATGAGGATTATCTCCATCGAGAGGATGGTCCAGCCATAGAACGGGTTAATGGAAATAAAGAATGGTGGCTTAATGGTCAGCGACATCGAGAAGATGGTCCGGCCATAGAATGGTCTAATGGAAATAAACAATGGTATCTTCATGATCAACTACATCGAGAAGATGGTCCAGCAGTAGAGCTGTTTAATGGATATAAAGAATGGCGTCTTCATGACAAATTACATCGAGAAGATGGCCCAGCACTAGAATATTCTAATGGAGATAAATTCTGGTATCTTCAAGGCGAAAAATATTCATAAACCGAGTGGATGAAAAAAGTGGCTGCCATGAAAAAGAAAACTGCCGCTCCAACCCATCAACAGATTGATTCTACTCAGCCAGTGATGGAAGTAGATAAAGATGGCAATAAGTTTTGGAAGTTGAATGGTCTCTTACATCGAGAAGATGGGCCAGCCGTAGAATATCCTAATGGAAATAAATGCTGGTGTTTTCATGGAAAACTCCATCGAGAAGATGGTCCAGCTATAGAATATAATAATGGGGCTAAATGTTGGTGTATTCATGGTAAACTCCATCGAGAAGATGGGCCAGCATTAGAAATGCCTAATGGATATAAAGAATGGCGGCTTCAAGATAAAATCTACACTGAAACCGAGTGGAAAGAAAAAACAGCTAATATAAATAAGAAATGTGTCTCTCCATCTAATGGAGAGATAAATGTCCTGCCTTCAGCATGGAATTATTTTACTGCTGATGTAAATCAAGCTGCCTTTAGAGTAGCGGCTAAATCTATTTCTAAAACCGCCAGAGTAATGTTACTTGCTTTTCTGAAAAACAAGCAAGTAAAAAAGAGCTGGATTAAAACAGCTAAAGAAATTATGGAGACAGAATGGGGTTTAGCTTTTATTCAACAGATTCTAGCTTGGATTTTTAGATATCTGCCATCATTGCAAAATGAACCTCGAGCTCAAGCATTAGCTAATGAATGGGCTATTGATAGTGTAGCTATCATTGGAAATGAAATGTTATCAGAAGTAATTTCGTTTTTGAAACCCATTATGTCTCAAGTAATAGAACTTCCTCATCCTTCAATCAGGATTTCTGAATCTTCTAACACAGCAGAAGAAGAATTACTTGAACTGCCAGCAGTCAAACATCAAACAGTTTGATTAGTTTTTAATCGCTGGATTCTAGTCAGGCTGGAATCCCAGCGACTAAATTTTTTCGCTGCTCCCTAAGGGTGCAAGAGCGCAACGCTCCAAACCGTAACATTCTTCTCAGTCAGAGGATCATGTACACTATTCAATTTTTGCGTGGCGACATCGAGAAACGAGATAAAGTTATGAACTATTTACAATCTCGTTTAAATGCTGATGGCCGATTTAACTGCCGATTAATTCCAACTTCGTTGCGTATGAGTCGTTCAGATTGTCGTCAAGCTGGAGAGACTAAAGATTATGCGCCGGGCATTTTAGTGCAGAAGGTTCGATTAGCTTCGGCTAAACCTTACTGTGGCAATCATCCTGGTCCCTGTCTGGTGTCTCAGAAACCTAAGCCAATGTCTAAGTATTTAGAATGGGATGACTGGGTGTCGTTTCATAATCTAGTTAATAAAGTATTAAATAGATTTAAAGCCGATGCCAATGTCTGGAGTCTACCGCCAGATGTTAAAGGTAGAATGTGGATTAGGCGAGGTCAACAAGCTCGCGTTAGATATGATTGGTCCGAGAGAATTAACTCATATGGGGTCATGATTCGAGATTGGAATCCTGGCACCTTGGATCAATATCAAAAGATTTGCTCATCTGATTAAGTGGGACGCCACGCAATTGGGTGGTATTATTTACCGGTAATAATATTTCCATCTGGAGGCAAACTGGTTGTATATTCCAGGCTGAATAAATAACAAAATTATTGTTAGCTTAATGGTAAAAGCGCCCACTACAAATGGGAGATTAAGGCTTCGATACCTTAACAATAAAAAGTTATTTATACAGCGATGTATACTAGCGGTATAGGCTAGCGAAGAATGCCTATCTTTTTAGGTCTGATTTATGAAAAATTCAGTCTTAGCTCGTCCATCGAGCGAATATAACTTAGGGGTCAATTTTTGACAGGTTTTAATTCCTTAACTAAAACTTGTCTGGTGCCAATTATACCATAAATACTGGGCAGCATTTTCGGCTCCGTTTTACGCTGAAGGTGAAAATCTTTTTGTTCACTCTAGCTAAGTGATCAGATAAGAAATTCTAAAAACGGGCAGCTAAGACTCTATCGTCTAACTAGGTTAAGACAACGGCATCTAACACCGTCTAATATGGGTTCGATTCCCATTAGAGTCTCTATGACATATATGTTTATTATCATTGGATTAATGGCTGCTAGTTTTATAGTTCAATCTATTATTGTTTGGGTCTTATGGTCTTCGTGGGAAGATTAAAAACCACATGCAAGAAAAGATAATTACTTTTAATGGAACAGTAAAATACTATTTTCATGGTCATTTCCATCGAGAAGATGGTCCAGCAATAGAGTGGGCTAATGGCCATAAAGAGTGGTTTCTTCATGGCAAATGGCATCGAGAAGATGGCCCAGCCCGTGAATATCATGAAAGCAAAGAATGGTGGATTCATGGCAAAAGACATCGAGAAGATGGTCCAGCTCGTGAATATCCTGGTGGGCATAAACGCTACTATCTTTGTAATAAAGAATATTCCGAAGAAGAATATTGGCGCTTAGTAAAACTAAAAGCTTTATGGTAAAGTATGCAAGAAATTACAATAGATGAATACAATAAAAAATATTATTGGAATGGTCAGCTACATCGAGAAGATGGCCCAGCTATAGAGTGGGCTAATGGAGATAAACAATGGTGGCTTCATGGCGAATTACATCGAGAAGATGGCCCAGCAGTAGAATATGCTAATGGCACTACAGTCTGGTATTTTCATGGCCAACGTCATCGAGAAGATGGTCCAACTATAGAATGGCCTGATGGAACTAAAGAGTGGTATCTTCAAGGTAAACAATACGCAGAAAAAGAGTATTGGCTAATGGTAAAGCTAAAAGCTTTATGGTAAAGTATGCAAAAAATTGAAATAGATCAAATAGGCATTAAATATTATTATTGGAATGATCTTCTTCACCGAGAAGATGGTCCAGCGGTAGAATGGCCTAATGGAGATAAACATTGGTATTTTCATGACCAATTTCATCGAGAAGATGGTCCGGCAGCAGATAATGCTAATGGAGATAAATACTGGTTTTTTCATGGTCAACACCATCGAGGAGATGGTCCGGCAGTAGAATGGGCTAATGGATCTAAAGAATGGTGGATTCACGATCAACTTCATCGAGAAGATGGTCCCGCAGTAGAAAATACTGATGGATCTAAAGAGTGGTACCTTCAAGGAAAAGAATATTCAGAAGAAGAATATTGGAGACTAGTAAAGCTAAAAGCTTTATGGTAAATTTTTCTACCGCAAATTAAAATGCAATATAATTCTGAATTATTAATTCCAGATCTAATTAACGAAGCTATCAAAAAAACATTCCCGGATAATTATCAAATTATTCTCCAAGAATTAAAATGGAATGTAGATCATTATTATTTTTTCGATAATAATGTTTATGTCGGAATTGATACAGATGGTTACATCTATACTTAAAGGAAGTTATGTCTCGTCAAAGATTTGCTGAAAAAATGGTTAATCGTCATGGGCTCTTCCAATATTGCTCTGGGTATGTGCCTCTAGGTTTAGAATACTTTACTGGTACCTATCTTAATCGTCCAGTGGAATTTAGTCTCTTTCGAGACGAAACTCCTGAAACAGTCAATATTGTCTATTTGGATTCTGGAGAAACTAACTCTCTAGAAATTGATGTTATTGATTTCAATAGCATTGAAAATATCAATCCTTCTTGAATTGTAATTAATATATGGCTTACAGCGCCCGTCGTACCAATTATTCTAAATTTACTCCACTTCAAGTTGTGAAGGAGCCTCGAACCCAACGTTCTTGGTCCGCTTATCAGCAAGCGGTCTTTGATGATATTGCGAATGGGCAAGGTCATACACAAGTAGATAGCTATGCAGGTACGGGTAAGTCCACTACTATTGTGGAAGGCTTCTATCATGTGCCGTTAAATCGGCAACCCTCTTTAATGTGTGCCTTTGCTAAGGACATTAAAAAAGAATTAGAGCGCAAGGCTCCGGCCGGAGTAACAGTTTCTACCATCCATTCTTTAGGCTTGCAAGCTAGCAAAAGGATGTTTCCTAAGGTTAAGATTGATGACCGTAACGAAAAGCTGTATGGTTTTATCAAGGCAGAAAAAGGTGATGATTCTGAAACTTTAGATATTCGTCAGAACTTAGCTAAGTGCGTCTCTTTGTCTAAAAGCTATCTGGCAGACAGGTACGAAGATATCGATGAGATCATGGACCGTCATGATATTGATACTTGCAATACGACTCGAGAGTCTTTTATTACGAGCGTCATTAAAGTCATGACTGGTTGTAAGAATGATACTCATCGCATGGATTTTGATGATATGATTTGGTTTCCCAATGTGTATCAAGCTCCATTAGAAACTTATGGCATGGTCTTTGTCGATGAGGCTCAAGACTTAAACAAAGCTCAAATTGAATTGGCTCTTCGTTCAGCAGGTCGTCATGGCCGAGTTATCTCGGTCGGAGATGAGCGACAAGCTATTTACTCCTTTATGGGTGCCGATAGCAATGCTATTCAAAACATTGTTAATCGTCTTCAATCTAAAAGATTAACTCTCTCAGTTACTTATCGTTGTGCTAAAGCAATTGTGGCTTTGGCTCAACAATTTGTTCCTGATTTACAGGCGGCCCCTTCAGCCGAAGAAGGTTTGGTCTCTGAGATTTCAGACCATCAAATCTTAGATAAGGTAAAGCCTGGAGATTTCATTCTCTCGCGCACGAATGCACCTTTGATTCGATGGTGTCTCAATTTATTAAAAGCTCATATTCCGGCTAATATTCAGGGCAAGGATTTAGGCAAAAATATGATCGCCTTGATTCGCCGCTCTAAGGCTGAGTCGGTTATTAATTTCTTAAATTGGTTAGAGGAATATGAGAATTCGGAATTGGAGCGACTAAGCAAGTCCAAGCGAAGTACGGATATCATCTCTGATAAGATGGATTGCCTTCGTACTCTATGTGAGGGAACTCGGTCTTTGGAAGAGGTAAAGGTTAATATTGAGAAGTTATTCCATGAGGGAGATGATCGGAGGGATCGAGTGATGCTCTCTACTACTCATAAAGCCAAGGGCTTGGAGCGTGATAGGGTTTTTATGCTCTCTGATACTTATCGACCTGGCACCGGAATCGAAGAAGACAATCTTACTTATGTCGCTTATACTCGTGCTAAGAGGGAGCTGTATTTAGCTTCTAGTAAAAAATGAAATCTAAAATTGAAAAAGTAGAAAAATTATTATCGCTCGCTAAGAGCGATAATAAACATGAGGCCGCCGCTGCATTAACTGCGGTCAATAATTTGATTGATAAATATCAATTAAACTTGAATCCTCCACTACCAGAGCCTTTTTCAGTAAAAATTAATGAGCAAACAAATAGCTCCGTTAAAGGGGAGACTAAAAAATATTATGTTAATGGTCAACTATATCGAGAAGATGGCCCTGACATCTACCAGGCTAATGTCGATAAAAAATATCAAAGTAAGCAAGATGTAATTGACCATTTAAATCATATCCGTAAAACATGCGGAGATACAGTTTGTTACGATTTATGTAAATATATCAAGCCAGAAAACTTTGAAGATCATAGGGATTATGAATGCCATGAAGATAAATATATTTATTCTAATGGTTCTACTTATGGTAGAGTAACTCCGAATGGTCAAACTATCAAATATTAATTAGGAGAACAGATGCCCTGGATTGTTGAATATGCTCACCATATGGAGCAAGAAGTAAATATTACTATCTATAATAGTAAGGAAGAAGCTTTACAATCTGCTTGTGCTGATATGGTAGATGTGATTAACAATCATTTTGATTTTCAAATTGCTAAAGAATTACAAGTGGCGGAAGAAATTAATGAGCTGCTTGATAATAAACAATATCAAAGTGCATTAACTAAATTCAATCATTATGTTAAATATCATTGGATGATTAATCATCATCGTTCTTTTCATGTCTATGAAAAGGATATTCATAAAGCATTTAGAATTAAGAAGATTAGATTTCCATATACGGTAGATACCTCGTATGAGTTGGAGGAGGGAGCTACTTGTCGTGGACCATGTGGTCAATATTATGAGTATGCTCATCCGGATCAAAGTAATAAAACTTTTGTCTGTCAATCTTGTAAGTTGATGAGTGCGTTTTTTAACGGAATCTCTACCATTAAATGAACTACCACTAGTTAAACTAAAATCTTTATGGTAAAATTGGCGAATGGTTAAATTGAAAGCTTTATGGTAAAGTATGCAAGAAATTAAGATAGATGAATATGGCTCTAAATATTATTGGAATGGTCTCTTACATCGAGAAGATGGTCCAGCGGTAGCAAGTACTCGTGGTCATAAAGAATGGTGGTTTCATGGCCAACGACATCGAAAAGATGGACCAGCCGTAGAATATGCTAATGGAACTAAATTTTGGTTTCTTCATGACAAATTACATCGAGAAGATGGTCCAGCAGCAGAATATGCTAATGGAGATAAAGAGTGGTTTCTTCAAGGTAAAGAATATTCAGAAGAAGAATATTGGCGAGTAGTCAAACTGAAAGCTTTGTGGTGAAATATGAAAAAAATTAAAAAAGATAAATTTGGCTCTAAATATTATTATTGGAATAATAAGTTACATCGAGAAGATGGTCCGGCAATAGAATGGGCTGATGGAGGTAAAGAGTGGTATCTTCATGGTAAATTACATCGAGAAGATGGGCCGGCATTAGAATGGGCTGATGGAAGTAAAGGATGGTTTATCGATGATAAACTTCATCGAGAAGATGGGCCAGCAGTAGAAAAAGCTAATGGAACTAAAAAAATGGTTCCTTCAAGGTAAAGAGTATTCCGAAGAAGAGTATTGGAAATTAGTTAAGCCAAAAACTTTATGATAAAAAAACGAATCAACCAGAATAATGCACAAATTTTATTAAATAAAAATGACATTATGAAGGTCCTTTTTTCCAAAGATAAGCCTCTAACTAAAAATATAGTTATAGACCTTGAAAAGGAAGAGCTAACTATTCCTCTAGGTAAAGGATCGAAATTAAAATTTGGTCCTGAAGGACTCATAACATTTATGTTAAATGGCAAATTTCATCGAGAAGATGGTCCTGCACTCATCAGCTACCGGACTCAAGAATGGTATCTTCATGGTCAACACCATCGACTAGATGGTCCAGCCGTAGAAGCCTATGAAGATAAAGAGTGGTGGATTAATGGAAAGCGCCATCGAGAAGATGGCCCAGCCAAAGAATGCGAAAATGGAGATCAAGAATGGTATCTTGATGGTAAGCTTCATCGAACAGATGGTCCCGCTATCATAGATACTGATGGAGATAAATCATGGTATATTCACGGCTCTCTTCATCGAGAAGATGGCCCAGCCATGGAATTGTCTAATGGAACTAAAAAATGGTTTTTAAATGGTAAAAGAATAAATTCTGAAAAAGAATACTTGAAATTACTTAAGTTAAAAACTTTGTGGTGATGGAGAAATTATGCAGGATATTGCAGTAGAAATTTTAAATATTTGGATGAAGGAAGCTTTCGCGGCAGGCGATTATGATCGCTTTTGTCGGATGGAAATGTTACGGCAAATTATTTCTACCAAGAACAACTAACATATTTTTAGTGTCACGGTAATTACCGTGAGACTGTAACGCGTCCCAGCGACTAAATTTTTTTACTGGTCCCTAGTAACATGAAAAAGCTATCTTACGAAGAAGTGAGTCTAGGATTAGATCGGTTAATGTTTACTGATGTTAACTCAACTAATACAGTTGATAGAGCTGAATTAATTGAAGCATATCTTTCTTGTTGCGGATGGAACTGGGATGAAATATTGGAAAAAATATGCCTTGATTCGACGGTCAAACTTCGACCCACAATTTATCACTAACCAAATTTTTTACGATATTGACCCGACCATTATTAATTTTGGTCGGTGTTTTTTATGGGCCTATTCGGCCCATTTGTTATTTCGACACACCACGCTCTGTAGCGTTGAAAGTCATGCCTTTATCCGATATAAAGGAAAATATTATGACTCCGATCATCCTCAAGGAGTAAAGTCCTGGCACTTGTTGCCAGCTACTTCTTTTAGTAAGTGTCTAGAATATTCTAGCTATCCAGTCGATCTCTTCAAAAGAGAATGGGCTAGACAATTAGTAGCGCTAAATACTTCTTGGGAAGAAATTGAAAAACGTGCTCAGCGAGCGTTAATAAAATTATATGAAAAATCCTAAAAAATTATTAACTCTAGCAGCGAAGGCGGCTAGGATTTATAAAAACAAAAGGAGCTTTTGTTTGGGTGCCATTGCACTTCGCAGTGATGATGTGATGGTGTATGCCTATAATGGGCACCCTAGTGGTCCGGTTCCTAGTTCTCATTGTGAGGCTCGGTTAGTGAGAAAGTTAGATCAGGGAGCTATTGTTTATTTGGCCCGTGTGACTAAAAATGGTCAATGGGCCAACAGTCAGCCGTGTGCTGATTGTATGAGAGCTATGCGTCGAGCCAAAGTCAAGAAAGTTTATTATACTTGCGGTCCCAATCAATGGGACAGTTTGGAGCCATAGTGAAATTACCGTATCAATACGTATCAGATCAGGTAGATAAATTGTATGAAAAGGAATTTCCTCTTTCTGATTTAGAAGGAATTAGTCAACATTGTGATTTTATTCGAGCATTTATTAATGCTTGTGGTTGGGATGAGGTAGATTTCATCCGAGTCATGATGGGATTTGAGACAGAATCTTCTGTCAATTAGAATTTATTCTACTACACTTACGCAGTAGAATACTTAACAATAACAACTGAATCGCCCTAGGCGAGTGCAAAGGAACAGTATTATGAGTGAAGATAATAATCGTGGTAATCGTGGAGAAGTTGGTCATGGAAGTCCGGGCTCTCGATTGAAGGCTCTTTGGCATGCTAAGAAGTGTCCTGGTACACTCAAGCAATTCGTTCGTTCTCTCAAGGATAATCCTGATGTTGCACTCTGGAAAGCCAATAAGAGTGGCAAGAATAACACGCCTCGTTCGGCAGATACTATTCGACGAGCCAAGGAAGTAGGCCAGGCTACTAAGCAAGCTCGACGTAAGAAGTCTGATAAGGGTGGAAAATGATTGATGCTTTTATGCTAGTAATGTTACCAGTGGTACTCACTTTAGTGGTATTTTTGGTAGCCGCTTATTATAAGACTAAGAAACCTCTTCCTCCTTGTGAGGAAGTCAAATCCGAAGTTATTGCTTCTGGATATGATGAAGATGATCCTTCTGAAGGTTCTTCTAAAAATTCTTAGTCTTTGCTATGTCAGTTTGAAATATCAAGAGTAGCAAGCAGAATAAATAGGGACTTGAACAATTGTGTGACTGATACTTATTTATTCGTTAACTTTTTTACGATAAAGGAAATAATTTACATGAAGTTTTTTAAGAGGTTTCAGGCAGGTGATAAGGTAACTTATATTGGGCATAAGTTTGCTCAGAAGTTATCTGGAAGTTTGGGGGTAGTTGATTCCCATGTTCAGGGAACAGAGGGCGGGATTGTGGTCACTTTTGGTAGTGAATCATATATTCTAGATGAGAATGTTCATCTTACCCGTTTCCAGGGCAAGATGCGAGAAGCTCTTCCAGAAGTAGAGGTAGAGCAGCCTAAGGATGTAGAAGTAACTAAACGTAGGGGCGGCAAGCGGCGGTCTCAGGAAGAAATGGAGTGATATATGTTTCGATGTGAAATTACTAATAAACTGAGTAAGCCTCGTGAAAAGGTGACTAAGGTCGTCGTTAAGACTCGTTCAGTTAAATATCGTCATTGGAATCGAGAGGCTGAAGAAGTTTGGTTTACTCAAGGAACTGAAATTGTGAGGGAGCTCAACGCCACTGAAGAAGGCGTAGCTTTCTGGAATCGATTAACAGATGAGGAGCGTCAAGAGTTTGTTAAGGGATTAAGTTAATTTCAATCGGAAAGATATCAACAGGATGTCATCGTTATTGGCGTAGGCTGGGGCTAATAACATAAAGGATTTGCATGTTAGAACAAGAATTGATGCTTCTAATTAGTAAATTAGATGAAGCTCGGTCAGAAATTAAAAAAGAATTAAATTCTTTAAGAAATGAATTTCTTTCTTTAGAAACTAAATTAATTGATGTAACTCTTAAAAAAGAAAGACTCCAAGAAAAGTTAAGGAGACTTAGGGACCGTTAGGGCAAATTATGGATCAAGCCACCGATTTAGAATTAGAATTTACTAAGTTAGTCGAAGAGATGCGAGCTAAAGTAAATGACTTGCAAAAATCTTCTCAGCTTTCATCTAAAGATGCAAGTATCTTGCAGAATATGATTTCTGAGAGAATTTATTTTCCATCATCTTCTTCAGATGAAGAGTGGTATTCTTCTTCAGAAGCCTGGACACCTTCTGGTTGTAGTTATTAATATGGATAAAAATAAAATTTCAATCGGATTGAAAGTTTATTTATCTGATGCTACTGATACCATTTACACAATAATGGATCTTCCTAATTTAAAAGATATGGTTCTGTGTCAGGATGCGGCTGGAAAATTTTTAGACCTACCATTATCTAAATTATCATCGTACGATGATTGGCATCGTCAACAGCTCCATCAAGAAATAGAAGATAAAATCAAGTGCCTTGACACTTCTTTAAGTGAAGTCACACAATATCTTAATTCTTTAATGGATTTGTTGGAAACAAATAAAATTTCTATTCAGTATTTTAATAATAAAAATATAGAACAACACTATAATTTACTATGCGACAAATTAAAGAAACTGATTTAATCGGGAAAACAATTAAACATATTAGTCAACCTTCGGTTAATGTAGTAACTCTTACTTTTGAAGATGATAGTGCAGTTGACTTGGTGGCTGATTGGGCCATTGAAACTCCTATGGGTTTAGTAGCTGGTATTTTTCTTGAAGAAAAAAGTTAATATGATTCTGATTGGTAGTCGAGCTTTAGCTTTACGGGCGCCTTATCTACTGACTAAAAAACCAGTAGATTTTGATTTTGTTTGTTCAGAAGAAGAATTTACTCAATGGTTAAATAATAATGAAAAGAAAGTTGCTCCCAATAAAATTTATTCTATCCACAATAAACAAATTGTAGAAGGTTTAGTTAATTGTGAATTTGAAATTGTGGGTCAACAACCCTCTACTCAAATGTTAGTAGATTTAGTCAATAATGATCCTGAGACGATGGAGACTTCATTTGGTAAAGTTCTTTCTTTAGATTTGTTGTTTACCCTTAAGTGTTCTCATAGATATCTAAAGAATAGTCCATATTTTTGGAAAACCTTATTAGATTATCATCGAATGAAATTCGCTGGAGCTAAGGTCAAGGAAGCTTTCCAAGATTTTCTTAAAGTTCGAGAGCGAGAAACATACAATTATTCTCATCCTAAATTGAATGTATCTAAGGATAACTTCTTTAAGGATGATCATATTGACTATAAATTTGATCATGATACTTTGCATCAGGCAGTGGCTTTATATGGTCAGCCGGCTTATCTATCTTATATGAAGGATGGAGAAGAGGTTAAGTCTGATAAAAAGAAATTTTTCCAATGTTCGAGAGAGATTCAATTAGCTGGAGTAATTGAGGAGGCTTGTGTTTTAGCCGCAGAACGATCTTTGATTCCGCATCCTGGAGTTTGGTCGCCAGAATATGCTTGGAGGTTTGCGTTAAGTAAAGTATGTACTTCTATTACCAGCGGTTGGTTTCGTGAATTTGCTTATGAGAATGCCTTAGACATTTTGAAAATGTATCCGGTGTATTTTTGGGATAAAATTCAACATGGAATTACTACTGGCTTAGTAAAGCCATTTATTACTAAAGGTTAAAAATGAATTTTAAGTGGTCTCGTTCTTTTTTAATGTGTTATGCAGAATTAGAAAAATACTTAAGTAAGGATACAGAAGGTTTATCTTTATTAAAGAGATTCGGAAATCTTGCTGAAGATTCTAATATGTGGGGGTCTGCAAAGCTTACTATCTCTTTCTCTAAGATAGAGAAACATTTAGTCAATGATATTAACGCTAAGGATCTATTAAATAAGTTAACTTTAGCTTTTGATGAGATGTTCGATCATCTTTAGGATGAAGAGTAGCAAATGTCAATTAAAATTATACAAGACCCTATCGGATATATTAAATATACTAAGAATAATGAATTACACCGAGAAGATGGACCGGCAGTAGAATGGCCTTCAATAGAAGGTGATAATGGGCATCAAGCTTGGTATCTTAATGGTAAGAGACATCGAGAAAATGGTCCCGCAGTATTTCATGTAAATGGAGATATTGAGTGGTATTACCATGGGGCTTTACATCGAGAGAATGGCCCGGCCATAGAGAGTACTATTGATGGAACAATTAAGATTTACGAATGGTATCTCCATGATATGCGGCATCGAGAAAATGGTCCGGCTGTAGAATGTTCGGATGGATATAAAGAGTTTTGGTTGAATAATGTTCTTATTCCTTCAGAAGAAGAATATTGGAGATTAATTAAGTTAAAAAACTTTTGGTAAAATTAAAATGACCACCACAAAAAATAAACCAATCTATAAAAGAAAAAAAAGTAAAGACGGAGTTATAAAACATTATAGAAATAACAAATTACATCGAGTAAAAGGGCCAGCAGTAGAATATCCTAATGGAAATAAAGAATGGTATCTTTATGGTAAATTACATCGAGAAAATGGTCCTGCAGTAGAATTTGCTTGCGGATCTAAATATTGGTATTGTTATGGTAAAAGACATCGAGAAGATGGTCCAGCTGTTGAGGCTGCTAATGGAAATAAGTTTTGGTGGTTTCATGGTCAAAAACATCGAGAAGATGGTCCAGCAGCAGAATTTATTTCTGGAACTAAAGAATGGTGGCTTCATGGCAAATGCCATCGAGAAGATGGTCCGGCTGTGCATCCAGTTAAAGGTGCCAAACAATGGTATTATCATGGGAAATTTATTCCCGTTAAATCTACTAAGCAATTTAAAAGATGGTTAAAATTGCAAGCTTTATGGTAAATTATGCGAGAAATTAAGATAAGTGAATTTGGCACTATAAGATATTATTGGAATGGTAAGTTGCATCGAGAAGATGGTCCGGCAGTAGAATGGGATGACGGCTCTAAAGAATGGTGGATTCAAGATATCTTACATCGAGAAGATGGTCCAGCAGCAGAATATATTGAAGGTACCAAATATTGGTACCATCATGGTCAACTCCATCGAGTTGATGGTCCGGCCATAGAATTTGCTGATGGAACCAAATATTGGTATTGTTATCAACAATTACATCGAGCGGATGGTCCAGCCATAGAGTATTGTACTGGAAATAAAGAATATTGGATTTATAGTAAAAAATATACAGAAAAAGAATATTGGCGTTTAGTTAAGCTAAAAGCTTTATGGTAAAATATAAAAATAATAAATTGGGCGATATTTATTTACGTCTCGACCGACACATTGAAATAATTAAAGATCCTATTTTTGGTAAATTTTGTTACTATTATGATAATCTAATTCATCGAGAAGATGGTCCCGCTATCCTATATTTGAATGGTGATAAAGCTTGGTTTCGCTATGGAGAGATTCATCGAGAAGATGGGCCGGCCATAGAATATGCTAGTGGAGAAAAACAATGGTGGTTTCAAGGACAATTGCATAGATCAAATGGTCCAGCTCTTATTGATAAGAAACGCAATTATACCGCCTGGTATTATTTTGGTCTTCGCCATCGAGAAGATGGGCCAGCTGTTCAACATCATAATGGAGATAAAGAATTTTGGATTCAAAATAAAAAATATTCCGAAGCAGAATATTGGCGGATGGTTAAATTAAAATCTTTATGGTAAAATATGCAAGAAATTAAAGAAGACGAATTTGGAAATAAATTTTATTATTGGAATGGTAAATTGCATCGAGACGATGGTCCAGCCATAGAATGGGCTGATGGAAGTAAAAAATGGTATCTTCATGGCCAACTACATCGAGAAGCTGGACCAGCTATAGAAGATCCTAATGGAGATAAATGGTGGTATCTTTATGGTAAATGTCATCGAGAAGATGGTCCAGCAGTAGAAAAAGCTAATGGATCTAAAAGATGGTACCTTCAAGGTATAGGATATATAGAAGAAGAATATTGGCGTTTAGTTAAATTAAAAGCTTTATGGTAAAGATATGCAAGAAATTAAAATAGATAAAGAAGGAACTAAAAGCTACCATTATAATAGTCAATTACATCGAGAAGATGGTCCAGCGGTAGAATATAGTGATGGATCTAAAGAATGGTGGCGTCATGATCAACGCCATCGAGAAGATGGTCCAGCCGTAGTATGGATTGGTAGTAGTAAAAAATGGTATTATAATAATAAATTACATCGAGAAGACGGCCCAGCTGTAGAATGGTCTGATAGCAGTAAAGAATGGTGGCGTCATGGTCAACGCCATCGAGAAGATGGTCCAGCTATAGAGTATTTCTATGGAGAGAAAAACTGGTTTCTTCAAAATGAAGAAATAGAATCAGAAGAAGAATATCGGCGTTTAGTTAAGTTGAAAGCTTTATGGTAATAAAAGGATGTTATGTTAACTTTAAAACAAGCAAAGAATAAATTAAAAAATCATTTAGTTCCATTACTAGGAGATAACCTAAAAGGTGTAGGAATTTCTAGCGTGACAACTATTGCTGTCAGAGTAGCTACAGAAAAAGATAAAAAAATAGTTCCAACCTCCTGGGAAGGTTTTAATGTAGAATGTTTAGTGGTTGGAGATTTATTTAAATTTTAAATATATGGATTTTGAGCAATATATCGTTGACATTAAAAAATTAACCAAGGCTATTTCTAAAAAAGAATCGGAAGTTTTTATAACCTATAAAGGTTACGAATTGGGAATATCCAAGCCCTGGCATATTAAATGCGACACAAAAGAATTTTATTCAGAGTCGCATTTGAATGCGGCTCAATCTTTATATAATATTCTAATAGAAGAATTAAAAAGAAAAATATCTGCCACTGAAGACCAAGTTTTTTCTTATAAAGAATCATTAACTGAAATAGTTAATCACCCTGGATTGGAATTAAAACGTGAAATATCTAGACGCCAAGAGACTTCACTCTCATGATTCAGTTCTTAGTAAGAAAGATAATCAACTATTAACTGTATTAAGTATTGAAATAAATACTGAATATAAAACCGTAAAGATAAATTGTATAGACGCTAATAATTATTTAGTAACTTTATATCATAACGAAATTAAATAATAAATATTTAAAATTACTTAGTAAGTGCAACGTGGGTAAATTTTGCGATACAGGTGAATTATGTCAGATTGGAATTGTCAAGTTTGTCGAATAGAAAAGTTAGAAAAACATCCTAATGCAGATAGTCTCTCTATTGCCACCGTAATGTCCGACTATCCAGTCGTGGTAAAAACAGAAGACTACCATCTCAACCAATTAGTAGGTTATATTGCTATCGATACTATTGTTCCAGATACAGAACAATTCTATTTTCTATCTCCTAAAAATATAGAGAAATATGAAGAAAATGGAGAAATTAAAACTCGACCCAATGGGATGAAATATCCTCTTGGCTCTGTTCCAGAAAAGAATCGAGTAATTAAAGCTAAGAAAATTAGAAATGTTTATTCTCAGGGAATGTTAGTTCCAGCCCCACCTCACCTACAAGAAGGAGATTCTCTAGTAGAAGTCCTTAACCTAAAAAAGGTAGTAGAAGAGGAAGAAGAGAATATTACTAAATTTAAAAATAGTAATGCTGAGAAACCTCCAACTAACTGGGCCATTCCTTATTATGATATTGAAGGAATTCGGAAGTATATTAATTGTTTTCGTCCTCAAGAAGAGATTACCATTACAGAAAAATTACATGGAAGTAATGCAGCTTTTTGCTATGATGGTCAGCGTTTATGGGTTAAATCTAGAAATTTTTATAAAAAATTAGACCCGGATGATATGTGGTGGGATCTTGCTCTCAGGTATAATTTAGAAGAAAAACTATCTAAGTTTCCCAAACTAGTCTTCTTTGGAGAGGCTATTGGACAAGTCAAAGGATTTAGATATGATTCTAGTATTAAAGATGGTAAATTACATACTACAGTTCATTTCTTTGATGTTTATGATGCTCATAATAATAGGTATTTAGATTATCAAGAAAGAGTTGATAAAATCAATCAACTGGAATTGTCTCCGGCTCCAGAATTATATCGTGGCCCCTGGTTAGGAAAAGAGCACGCCTATCAATTTGCCGAAGGAATGTCTACTCTTAACTCTAAACATGTTAGAGAAGGCGCCGTAATAGTTCCTCTTCATGAGAGATTTGAGCCACGACTTAATGGCAGATTACAATTAAAAATAATTGGTCAAGGATACAATTTGTTAAAGTGAAAGGAAAAAAATGAAAAGCGAAGATTATTTAGGATTAACAAAAAAGGCGGCACAAAATAAAGCAGAGCAACAAAATCTAATTTTCAGATTGATTAGAATCAATGATAAATCATATTTTGATTATCCTGAAGATACTAGATCTGATCGGGTTTGTGTTGAAATTGATCATGATAAAGTAGTAAAGGTCACTTTTCAATGACAGCTTGTCGTTGCGGATATATTGAAAATCAATCACATCATCCTTGTCATGGGCAAGAATATACTTGTTGTAAGCCTAGTACTATAAGATGGATTACTTATCCTACCGCATTAGCTGGTCAACAAATGAAATTGGGAGCTTATCAAACTTGGGCTTGTGATTCTTGTTGGGAAGATTTTCAGAAAAAATTGAAAGACCATTCAGATGGAAATTGAAATTAATTATTCAAAAGCTGAATTAGAGGCGGCGGTTAAATTTTTATCAAAACATAATACATCTTTTCTAGGTAAAGACGAAGAGATTCGTCAAACAATTTTAGATTATATTAATAAATTATCAACTGATGTTGATCGTTGGATGATTGGAACAATGGGTTTTGTCATTTTGGCTGAGAGAGAATTTGAAGGAATTAATTCTGATAAGAATACTATTTATTACGAAATCCTAATTAATCCAGCAGTAAGTAAAGAACGAGAATATGTGACTTACTTGGTCAATGACCAAGAGGAAACATGTTAACTATTAATCTAGGATTAGAGTTAATTTGACGCCAACAATCTTGGCACGTTTCTTGCCACCGCTCCCAGCGACTAAATTTTTTCGCTGCTCCCTAAGTAGGAATGCAGCGGAGTTAAGATTAATTTAGGAAACCAGACATAATGACTACACGTTCTTTTATTGTCCCGGTCGCTAACCAAAGCATCGTGGAGCAAAAAATTGAGAAATTAAATAAGCGGGCTCTAAAATTAAAACTGGAGCCCGTTTCCATTACCTGGGGTAAAGCATTCTTAGAGCAAGATAAACTATGCTTGCCTTGCGAATTAACTGGACCTTTTCAAGTGTCTTATGATGGTTGGGAGTTTATTGCTACCTTACAGCATCTTCCTACCGGAGAAAATATCATTAGAGCCATTACTAATGATTATGAAATTCCTCTTCAATATCGTACTTCCGGTAGCGCTTGCGAACATTGTAATGTTAAAAGATATCGCAAAGATACTTACGTTGTACGACATGATGCTACTTGTGAGGCATTGCAAGTAGGATCTTCTTGTATTAAAGATTTTCTAGGAGGAAATTCTCCTGATAATATCTTGCAGCAAGCTGCCTTGGTCGGCGAATTAATTTCCTTTATGGAAGGTGCTCGTCACAATAATTTTGAAAATAATGAAGGCATTTATTATTTAAACCATGTCTTAGCGCAAGCGGCAGCTTGTATTAGAGAATGTGGATGGATGTCTAAGACTGAAGCTAAAGAAACTGGAAAACTAGCTACGGCTACCGTAGTAGAATATAATCTATTACAAGATAGCACTTATGGTTTATTTCCGGTGTCGACTGAAGATCGAGAGTTAGCAGAACAAGCTATTAATTGGGTAGAAAATCTGTCTGATGAAGAAGTAGAAAACTCTGATTATCTCTATAACATTAGAGCCATTGCTCGTTCTGGAATGGTTGGAGTTAGAACTATTGGATATAGTGTTAGTATTATTTCTTCATATTTACGTCAAGTTAAACAGTTACAGTTTAAAAAAGAATCTCAATTTGTTGGATTAGTAAATGATAGAAGTGTTTTTACTCTCAACCTTAAAAAGGTGACCGGGTTTTCTGGAAATTATGGTTGGACCAATAAATATATTTTTCATGACCCTGCTGGTAACATTTTAGTATGGTTAACCTCTACCTCTAAAGATTTGCAAGAGGGGCAGCAATACCAAATTAAAGCCACAGTCAAGGCTCACCAAGAATTCAAATCCATTAAAGAAACAATTCTTACTAGATGCGAAATTTTATGAGTGATCCGTATAACGAAACAGTATTTTTTGAATTTGAATTAGAAAGATTATTCGATCCAAAAACTCAAGTATTTTCTAATTCTTTAGAAGAGTCAGAAGATGTTGAGTTTAAAACTATCAAATTAAAAGTTGAAGGCAGATCATACTATCATCCTGGACAATATTATGGTCCACCAGAATATTGTTATCCTAGTGAATCAGATACCGAAATTCTTTCGGTTGAAAATGAAAATGGAGAAGATTGGTTAGATAAATTAACAGAGCCTGAAGTTCAATCTTTATTGGAAGAGATTGAAGACCGGGCTCAATCATAGGAGTAACGTCAATAAGATTATGAAAAAATTTAAAGTTGGAGATTTAGTACAAAAAATAAAAGATAATTCTATTATGGATGGTCAAGTAACCGAATTAGTAGGAGAAAAATTTTTAGTATCATGGACTGATGGCTCTTCCTCTGAAGAGGACTACTATCGTCTCTCTAATAGAGACTCTCTTTTCGAGAGAGAATTTAGACTAGAAGCTATGAAGAGATTAAAAGAAATTGATGAGCATTTAGAAAATGCTTGTCGGGAATTAGATGCGGCCGTAAATATTTCAGAAAAATATGGCATCCCATTTTCTACAAATATTTCTTTTATTAGTCAAAATTATAATCCTAAATCCAGATCAAAAAAATATCCTGATCTGGATTCAGACTTCTTAGAAAGTGTCACGGGCACTTATGGTAGCGAAGATGATTATGGATGGCAGCATTCTGCTGTATGCTATTAAAATTAACTTAACAATTAATAATTAACCTTGATAGAAAGATAAAAAATATGACAAACCGAATTATGTTTTTGCGAGATACTAAGAATCATCCTGTAGGATGTGTAGCTATTAATTTTGATTTTCAGACTAGCCAACTGAGTTATCAGTTGTCAGTTTTGAATCCAAACGATAAGTTTGACCGTAAGATGGCTCGCCATTTAGCTTTGGGTCGTTTAGTAGAAAGGCCCTTTAGTGTTACTATTCCAGCGGTACTTAAGTATAGTATGCATGATGTGACCAAGCTAGTTATGAGTGATATTAGCAATAATATCAAGTCGCCTTCTCGAGCTAAAAAGGCAGCTCAATTATGGTTGCATCAGAATAGTGTTTGACTAGTTTTTACTGGCGGCTTGCAAGCCTCGTGCCAGCTGGGTAGGTGTTCCCAGCGACTAAATTTTTTTAACACCACCTAGTACTGCGACCAACCAACGAGAGATAAGTTGGTTGGTCTTTTTATTACCTTTTAATTGGAGAATTTAAAATTATGGATAGCAAGCAACACATCGAGTTAGTTCTGAATCAGCGTCTTCGTCCCATTTTTGAGAAGGCGGCTGCTAAAATTGATAGCCTTCGACCCGGAGAGAAAGTTCCCGCAACTGAGTTAGCTAAGGAACTCGGCAAAGAAATTGGTATGACAGGACCTCAATTGTATCCTACTCTTTTGTTCCTCTTTAAGGATTTTCCTGGTATTGAGATTAAGCGTGGGGCTCATGGCGGTTTATGTAAGTTACCTACCACGAAAACCGTGGTAGATACGGCCACACCAGATGTTAAGGTAGATGTTACTAATTCAGAAGAGACTCTCTCAGAGTGAACGAAATATACTAATTAAAATATATTTGATTTGTTTAAAGGAGAAAAAATGAATTTAGAAGATCTTGAAGAGGCGTTAGAAGAGTTATTTCCATCAGGTTTTCATACGACTAAGGATAGTCGGGGTCAAATTATTATTATGACTGGTCTGTGTGAAGAGGATGATGGAGAGTTAGTAGAACTTCTATCTGCTGAAGATGAAGAGGATGATGATTTTGATTCTGATTTTTCATCCATGGATGATGAAGATTTTGTTGATGAGTCTGATGACGATCATTGATCTTAATCAAGAAATTAAATGCCACGAAGAAGGAGATTACTCTATTATAGAAATTTCTTGTGGCATTAAGAAATATTATTACCGTAATGTTGGTTATCGAACTGTATATCCTAATGGATTTTCTATCTACCATAAAAATGGTACTCTTCATCGAGAAGATGGTCCTGCTATAGAGCGCCCAGATGGCCATCAAGAATGGCGTCTCAATGGTCTATTTCATAGGACTGATGGTCCAGCTTTAATAGATAAAAAAGGTAATAAAAAGTGGTATTGTAATGGAGAATTACATCGTACAGATGGGCCGGCTATTGAAATGATTAGTGGTCGCGTGTATTATTACTTACAGGGTAAAAGAATTTATTCTGTCAATAAATTTAATCGTTTAGTTAAACTTCAATTTATTTAGAATTTACAAGACAAATGAAGCCGACTTATATCTTAACCTCTAATAAAACTAAAAAATATATGTTGAATGGGCAGCTTCATCGAGAAGATGGACCGGCTATTATAAATACAAATGGAGATAAGTTGTGGTATTTAAACGATCTTCTCCATCGAGAAGATGGCCCAGCCATAGAGCGTGTTAATGAAAGTAAACATTGGTTTCTTCATGGCGAATGCCATCGAGCAGATGGCCCTGCTACTGAATATAAAGATCATACCAGATATTATCTTTATAATAAGTTACATCGAACAGATGGGCCAGCAGTAGAGTGGAGTAATAATTCTAATTCTTATCAGGTATGGTACTTTTTAATGTCAGGTTTGACAGATTATAAAGATATAGAATATCCTGTTGAAGGAAAACGCTGGTATCTTGAAGATAAAGAATATACCGAAGAAGAATATTGGCGAATGCTTAAGTTACAAGCTTTATGGTAAAGTATGATGAATTTGGTATTAAAAGATATTTAGTAAATGGAGAATTACATCGAGAAGATGGCCCGGCCGTAGAATTTAGCAATGGAGAAAAACATTGGTGTCTTCATGGTCAGCTTCATCGAGAAGATGGACCTACAGTAATATATGCTAATGGAAGTAAAAACTGGTATTTGCATGATCGATTGCATCGAGAAGATGGTCCAGCGATAGAAAACGCTAATGGAGAGAAATGGTGGTACCTTCAAGGTAAACAATATACAGAAGAAGAATATTGGCGGACGGTTAAATTAAAAACTTTATGGTAAAAATTAAAGAAAAAAATTTTAATAGGTATTTAATACAGAGCTTGTGCGTTCTATTTACTCTACTAATTTATAGTATATTTCTGGGTTGGAAACTAGGTATACTTTTAGTAGTAAGTATCTCTTTACATGAGATGAGTCATCTTTGGGCGGCCCAAAGATTGGGAATGAAAACTCATGGTTTTATCTTGTTACCTTTTATTGGAGGCTTGGCTTTTATTGGAGGAACTTATAAAAGTCATAAACATAATGTCATTGTGTCTTTAGCCGGTCCCTTGGGTGGAAGTTTATTTGCGGCATTGACAGCCGTTCTATATCAGTTAACCGGCCTTTTAATTCTGAAAGAAACGGTAGTTTTAATGAGCATATTAAATATATTTAATATGCTTCCGCTAGCATTTTTAGATGGCGGACAAGTTTTTAATTGTATTGGAAGCTCTATTGATAAACGTTTAGGATTTTATCATTTAATTTTTACTTCAGTAGTAATTGTATTCTTCTTATGGAAGATTAATGTCATCTTAGCGGTGGCTATTATTCTGCTTTCTTCCTTAAGAATATTAGATGATTACTCTAATATCTTTAAAAAGAAAAAGGTATTTGTTGCCTTAACATTAAGTGAGATATTTCAAACACTACTAGCTTGGTTATTTATTTACTACCTACTACTATTTCTATTACTTACCTTTATCTAAATTACTAAAAATTAGGTTAAGTAGTACAGCAACACTTCCCCCTATTAGATCCCCCGATCATTTGTCGAGAGACACTTCGTATATTAAAATCTTTTAACGTGTCTAAAGCTATAAATATATTTAACACAAACGCGGCTAGTGGAAGCGTCACAGCTAGGTTTTAAACTTTAAAAATATGTATAATTTCAGGATGACTGTTTATAAATTGTTCTTAAGGCTAGTCAAGATTTAATCCCAGTGCCAGCATAAAATGATCATGCAAAAGATAAAATCTGATAAATATGGAAATAAATATTATTTTTGGGACCTTTGTCTTCATCGAGAAGATGGTCCGGCCGTAGAATTTGTTAGCGGAACTAAAGAGTGGTATATTCACGACAAACTCCATCGACTAGATGGTCCAGCGATAGAATATTTTGATGGAGGTAAATCATGGTATCTTCATGGTCGACGCCATCGAGAAGATGGCCCGGCATTAGAATTTATTAATGGATACCGAGAATATTACCTTCAAGGTAAAGAATATTCAGAAGAAGAGTATTGGCGAGTGGTTAAATTAAAAGCTTTATGGTAAAATATGCAAGAAATTAAGATAAATAAATATGGTACTAAATTTTATTATTGGAACGGTCAGCTTCATCGAGAAGCTGGACCCGCCATAGAATTTACTAATGGCAGTAACGAATGGAGGCTTTATGATCGTTGGCATCGAGAAGCTGGGCCAGCAATAGAATATATTAATAAATATAAAGCTTGGTATGTTAATGGTAAAAGACATCGAGAAGATGGGCCTGCTCTAGAATATGTTAGTGGATATAAAGAATGGTATCATCATGGCGATCTACATCGAGAAGATGGACCAGCCGTAGAAGATGCTAATGGTACTAAATATTGGTGCCTTCAAGGCAAAAGATATTCCGAAGAAGAATATTGGAGATTAGTCAAGCTAAAAGCATTATGGTAAAGTATGCAAGAAATTACAATAGATGAACACGGGACTAAAAGATATTATTGGAATAACCAATTACATCGAGAAGATGGTCCTGCGATAGAATATGCTAATGGATCTAAAGAGTGGTGTCTTAATGGTCAATATCATCGAGAAGATGGCCCGGCATTAGAATATTCTAATGGAGACAAATTCTGGTATTTGCATGATCAATTTCATCGAGAAGATGGTCCGGCCGCAGAATATGCTAATGGAGATAAAGAGTGGTTCCTTCACGGTAAAAAATATACAGAAGAAAAATATTGGCGTTTAGTTAAGCTAAAAGCTTTGTGGTAAAATATGCAAGAAATTACGATAGATAAATTTGGCACTAAAAGATATTTTTGGAGTAATAAACTCCATCGAGAAGATGGACCAGCAATAAAATATATTAATGGATATAAACAATGGTATCATCATGGTCAACGGCATCGAGAAGGTGGTCCGGCCATAGATTATGTTAATGGATTTAAAAAATGGTATCTTCAAGGTGAATCATATTCAGAAGAAGAGTATTGGAGATTAGTTAAATTAAAAGCATTATGGTGAAGTATGCAAGAAATTAAAATAGATGAACGTGGGACTAAAAGATACTATTGGAATGGCCAACTCCATCGAGAAGATGGACCAGCTATCGAATGGTATGATGGAAATAAATATTGGTATCTTCATGGTCAACGACATCGAGAAGATGGTCCGGCTGTAGAGTATGTTAATGGAGATAAATATTGGTATCGTCATGATCAACTACATCGAGAAGATGGTCCAGCCGTAGAGTGGAGTAATGGATCTAAAGAATGGTTGCTTCATAATCAACTCCATCGAGAAGATGGTCCGGCAGTAGAATATGTTGATGGTACTAAATTTTGGCATCTTAAAAATAAGAGATACACAGAAAAAAAGTATTGGCGAATGGTTAAATTAAAAGCTTTATGGTAAAGTAATGCACGGAATTAATATAGACAAAAATGGAAATAAATTTTATTATTGGAATGATCGATATCATCGAGAAGACGGTCCAGCGATAGAATTTTCTAATGGAAATAAATGGTGGTATCTTCATGATCTCTTACATCGAGAAGATGGGCCAGCGGTAGAATATGCTGATGGATATAAAGAGTGGTATCTTCAAAATAAACAATATACAGAAGAAGAATATTGGCGAATACTTAAATTAAAAACTTTATGGTAAAGTATGCAAGAAATTGAAAGGTACGTATGAAACAAGGTTTTTCCTGCCCAAGTCCCGAGATATTTGTTCCGATTGACCTCAGTAAATGTACTGATGTTTTTCCTCCAGGTTTGTACGAAACCTGTTATGACCGTCAATATGGGTTTTATTTTAAAAAATTAGATATTGAGCAAAGAAGAATCTTTGCTTTTCAAGATGATACGAGTGACTTTATCATTAAAGACATCCAAAAATTTTGGACCCTGAAAGATAAGTACGCAGCATATCAAATGCCATTTAAGAGAGGAATCTTAATGTATGGACCGCCCGGATGTGGTAAGTCATCTATTATCTCTTTGTTGACATCTAATGTCACTTCTAAAGATGGCGTCGTAATTAAGTTTAATACTAACATCGACGTTTATAAAGAGTGTCTCTCTAAATTTAGAGAAATTTATCCGGATAAACCGATCATTGTTCTATTAGAAGATTTAAATTATATACTAGATAGTATTGATGAATCAGATGTTCTAAACATGTTAGATGGTTTAGAAAAATTTTCACACTCTACAGTATATCTTGGAACTACTAATTACATTAAAGATTTACAAAATAACATTAAAAATAGACCCAATAGATTCGATCTAGTTTTAGAAGTTAAGCCTCCTCAAGCAAAAATTAGAAAAGAATATTTGCAAAAATTACTGTTAGGGAAATCTAAAATTGAAAACTTAGACCAATGGGTCAAAGATACTGCTGGTTTTTCTTTTGCACATCTAGAAGAATTATTCAAATCTGTTTTCTTATTTGGAAGTGATTATCGATCTTCTATCACTAGAATTAAAAGTATGATTGCGAATTCCGATTGAACCGGATGCAATTTTCGTGCCACGGCCAGCTCCCAGCGACTAAATTTTATTCTCACGCCCTAGATAGTGAGGGCACTCAGAAAGAATAGTTATGATGTATGCCCTTTATGTAGTTTGGTATTTGTTTAATTTTGTGTTGAGAGCATTTTATATTTCCATATTTTGGAAATGGTTTGTTGTTAAACAATTTACTAACTTTCCCTTATTAGGGCCTGCTCATTTTATTGGAGTGTTGCTTTTATTGCAGCTCTTTAAAACTAAAGAGGTAGTTGATTTGTTTAATCAAACTTCTGTGGTTATTCAATTAGCAGCTAAACAAGCCACTTCTTCCTATTTGTTTTTTAAATTATTTTATGATTTGCTATTTGCCACAATTATTTTTGTGGTAGGAGCTATTTTTCACACATTATTAATGTGGTAAATTTTCAATTAAACGGGGTTGTATGTTACAAAAATTAATCTCACTAGGTCTAGTTGTGTTTATCTTGGGTTGCGTAGAGGAAGATTCTTCTGAAAATTTTAGTGAAAATGAATTTTCTACTCAAGAAGAGTTACCATTTTCTTCTTATGAAGAAAATAAAGAGGGATTATCCTGTGGTTTGTTTCAAACCATTAAAACTAACGTAGATGGCTCTAAATTTACTTTAGAAGTTCCCGTTATGTGCGATCCTTTTCAGTTACCATATCATCTAGATCCCTTAGAAGAAATTCTTCCTCATGAAGATGAGGAGATAATGGAACATTATTTTAATACCTCTCCAGATTATTCTACCCATACTTAATATGTCAAGTCAAGAAAGTTTAAAGGAAGTAAGATTAAATAAGCACACCATCTTAAATGGTGGTACTTATCCCTTGGCAGAGAAGCATCATTCTATTGCTTCTGTTCTTAAAGAAAGCAGTCATAATCATCCGCCCACCTCTATTTCTCCAGACGAGTTATCTGAAGAGTGGAAACTACACGGCAGAATTACTAATATTCGTAAGTCTGGAGGAATTACTTTCATCAAGATGACGGATGCTTCTGGGTCAATTCAATTGATTGCTTCTAAGTCATCTCTTTCAAATTATCAAGACCTTTATCTTCTTGATCTAGGAGATATTATTGAGATTTCTGGATTATCTTGCCTATCTAAGACGGGAGAAATTTCTATTCTACTCCAAACTTGGAAAGTGCTAACTAAATCACATCTTCCTCCGCCAGAGAAGTTTTCTGGACTTTCAGATGAAGAAGTTAAGTATCGTCAAAGATATTTAGATCTTCTATCCTCCGAAGAAACTAGAGCGCGATTTATTGTTCGTTCTATGGTCATTAAGGCTATTAGACAGTTTATGGAGACTCGCTCTTTTATGGAAGTAGAAACTCCAACTCTATCTGCTATTAGTTCAGGAGCTAACGCTAAGCCTTTTAATACTTTTCATAACTCTCTAAATTGTTCCTTGCAATTAAGAATTGCTCCAGAACTTTATCTAAAAAGATTATTAGTGGGAGGCTATGAAAAGGTATTTGAAATTGGTAAAAATTATCGAAATGAAGGATTGTCGCCTCGACATAATCCAGAATTTACTATGCTGGAAAGTTATGAAGCATATGGTAACTTTAAAGATTTGATTTCGCATACCTCTAATCTTTGGAATTTTATTATTTCTTATTTAGAAAATAATTTGCCTGCTAGTGCATTAAATTATTTTAATAATTGGATGGTTAATTCTCCTATTGATTGGAGTAGATTTCATTCTGTTTCCATGCTCAATTCCATTGAATATGCTGCTCATAAGTCTGGAATTGATTTATCAACACTGCAAGTGCAACAAGAAAATAATCCTAGACTGCAGAAAATTTCTCTGCCAGATCTTTCAGAGGCAGTCAAGAATGTTTCTTCTGGTTCCAAAATTGGAATTTTATTCGAGCACCTAGTTGAACCTTTTCTAACTGAAGATTATAGGAATGAAAATGGCACTAAATCAGTGCCAGTCTTTATTACTGATTATCCAAAAGATATTTCTCCGTTAGCCAGAGCCTCAGATCAAGACCCTAATTTTTGCGATAGGTTTGAGCTTTTTGTTAATGGTCAAGAATTAGCGAATGCTTTCCAAGAATTAAATGACCCTCAAGAACAATTTTTAAGATTTCAACAGCAATTGTCATCCTCCGAAAAGGATCCAATGGCTTTTGACCAAGATTATATTGAAGCATTAGAATATGGAATGCCTCCCGCTATCGGTCTAGGTCTAGGTATCGATCGCTTAGTTTCCTTTCTAACTAATTCTTCTAACATCAAAGATGTAATACTTTTCCCTACCTTAAAGCCTATTGAATTAAAATAATATGGATAATTTAATTTTAGCATCTAATAAATGTCCTCCGGGTTTTATTGATTGTGCTATTGGTGAACCACATGTAGTTCGAGACAATCTATTAAATTCTTTTAATTTAGATGATAAAATTTTAGATTCCTTATCCGCTGAAGATCTTATTTATCCTGCTCCAGCAGGATATGGACCATTAGTTAAATATCTAGAAGATAAGTACCACTATCCAGTGGTTATTACTAATGGAGCTAAACAAGCTTTAGGTGCTTGTTTCTATGCTTGGAAAAAAATGGGGTGGAGTCAATATACCATGAAAAAACCATTTTGGGCTTTGATTCCACCTCTATCATCCATCCATAACATGGAATGTTCTTTTTATGCCAATCAAGGAAAATTACCGTTTCTCTTATTAGATCCTAATAATCCAAATGGTGATTCTGTAAAGGTAGAGGAACTAATAAATTTAGAAAAAAAATATTCCGTTTTTCATGTTCCGTTAGTTCATGATGCGGCTTATTATAATCACATTTACTTGCCTACCGAACATCCATTACCAGTTATTGGTGACGCTCAAATATATTCAGTTTCTAAAATGTTAGGTCTGTCTGGACTTCGTTTAGGATATGTAGTATGTAAAAATAAGTTAATGCATTCATATATTACAGAATATATGGAGGCTATGACTGTTGGCGTGTCTATTTTGTCTCAGAAGTTTTATTTTCAGATCTTAGCTAAACATTTAGACCTGTACCCTCAAACTACGCTCAATTTTGAGCGGACTAGTGCTGCCGATATTTTACATAATAAAAAGCTATGTAAAGAAATAAATCCTAACATTTTGTTAGTTCCAGAAGATATTGAACAACAGTTTGGAATGTTTGGATTTTTTAAATGCCATAATGTCTTAGCATTTGAGCAAGCAAAAATTAAAATAATTCAGGGAGCACCTTTTGGCGCGCCAGGATTCATTAGAATGAACTTAGCCATTCCTCGTTCTTTGATGCAAGAAGTAGTAACTCGTCTCAATAATACTTAAATTATGGTCAAGCTTCCTTTTCAAACTATTGAAGATTTTGCTCTCTATTTAATTAGGATGGCTGCTGCCGGTGATTCAGAATATTATTTTAAATTGTATTTTAATTACTTAGCCGAATGCGGCTGGACCGATCAAGAGTTTAATCAAGAGCTCTTACGGCAGATTGATGATTCTTGGTCATTAGATATTAATTCTTTACATTAAAACATATGCAAGTTAAAAATAGAACCTCCCCTGATTTTTCTCTAACTTCTGAAGTACACCAACAAGCTATGGCTGCGGGCACTTCTCATTTTAGTACCTGGCAATATAATGTTACAGATGCTCTTAAAGGAAAATCTGTAGAAGAAATTAAACAAGTTTTACGATCAACTGCGCATCCATTTTCCGTTCTCATGGAACGTTGGGTGGGTGATTTTAATTTTGGCACAATGATTCGTAATGCCAATGCTTTTAATGCTCAAAAAGTTTTTTATCTGGGAGATAAGAAATGGGATCGGCGTTCTGCTTTAGGCACCCATAATTATACAGATTTGCAGTGGCTTTCTACCGTGGAAGAAATATCAACTCTTCAATCCCAATATACTATTGTTGGAGTAGATAATATTACAGGCAAGTCTGTTCCACTTACTAACTATCAATTTGTGCCTAATACCCTCTTCATTTTTGGAGAGGAAGGTGTGGGATTAACTCCCCAGATGCAATCTTTCTGCCAAGATATTGTAGAAATTGAAATGTATGGATCTGTTCGCAGTCTTAACTGCGGAGTAGCTTCTGGTATTTTAATGCACCAATATGTTTCTTGGTGGAAGTCTACTCATCAGAGTTAATTTTAAAAATAAGCGCTGGCACTTGACACGGTATTTAAAAAAAATACAATAATAAGAGATTCCCCATTCAACATTAACACAAAGGAAAATAATATGTCAAAACGCGGTAAACCAGTTACTCAGGCTATTCGTACAGAGCGTCGTCTTCGGGCAGAAAAAATGTTAGAAGAGTACCATCAAAAATATCCAACTACCCAAGATAAGTTAAACGCTTTGCCTCCTACTGGAGCAACTCGTCAGAGGCAACGTTTGCTAGCTAAATTAGCAGAAGAACAAAAAGTATCAGCTGCTACTGAGCAGACCACTAATAAAAATAAAAAAGAAGGTAAGTGATGTTAGTTGTAATTTGTATCTTAGCTACATTTTTCCCCTTATTAGGTGGGGTAGCTTTCCATCTTCATCAAGCTAATGGGGAGCGTCTCAAAAAGGCTTATATGGCTTATAAAGCCAATGATCCTTTTGTAGATGTGAAGGATTCAACTCTATCTACTGACACTAAATAATAACACTCAGAGCTAAGTGCAAAGCGGGTAAAATATGAGCGTAGCAATATACGTTTCAGATTCTGGCAATAAAAAAATTATGGGGTCACATAAAGCAGATGCTACTTATGTTTCTATTAAGGCGTCTTGCCCGACTGATTGCCCATTAATGGGAGAAGGATGCTATGCCCAAACATCTTATGTTGGGATAACTAATGCCCGTCTCGATCAAAAGTCAGAGCACATTTCTCCCGTGCAAGCGGCGCAGGCTGAAGTCAAAGCTATTGATTCTGCTTATCAAGGAGGAGATGTTCCAGCACATCGAGATCTAAGATTGCATGTCGCCGGAGATTCTCGGACTATTACTGGAACTCGTTTGATCAATAAAGCGATTGCTCGCTGGAAAAAAAGAGGAGGAGGAGACTGTTGGTCTTATACTCACGCTTGGAAAAAAGTTCCTCGACATGAATGGTCTCAAGTATCTATTTTAGCTTCAGTTACCTCTACCGCAGAGGTAGAGTTGGCTAGACAGCAAGGTTATGCTCCGGCTATTGTGGTTCCAGAACATACCACCACTAAAGCTTATTCTTTACCAGGGTCTGATGTTAAGTGGATTCCTTGCCCAGCTCAAACAAAGCCGGGAGGCAAAGAAATTGGATGTACTGATTGTCGATTATGCTTCAATGCTGATCGATTGTATCGAGACCAGATGGGTATTTCTTTTGCCGCACATGGAGTTAAACAAAATAATCTTAAACGTCGATTAATAGTTTTAAAGTGAAATGCAGGTTTTACCTTTAGTTAACCAGTATAATTATTGTTTCATTGATGAGAACAATCAAACCCTTTCCTTAGGAAAGGAATTGGGATCTGGCGCAGATGGTCAAGTATTTAATATCATTGAGTGCCCAGATAAAGTAATTAAATTGGGGGCTTATTACGAGCCGCCATATTCTACGGATAAAAATATCGAACATACTTGGATTCACTTATCGAAAGTATTACACTCAATATTATTATCAAATAATAACTTGCTCGCTAAAGTTTATTATTATGATAAATTAGGAGTCCATACTAGAACGATAAATAATCAGCCGCAAAGATTTTTACTTTATTATTATATTATGGAAAAACTCCATCCTCTGTCAGAGGATGAAATTAAAGTTTTTCATTCTTTAGTCTCTCATGAAGATCAAAATAAAATAAAGAAATATTCTTCATTAGAAATTAATAAAATATTACAAGGCTTATCGATTGGGCTTGACTTCGACTTACACAAGGTTATGTTTTTTTGTAAAAATTTAAATAAATTAACTATCCAACATTCGGATCTTCATCCAAGAAATCTTATGAAGGATAGTGATGGAAACTTTAAACTTATAGATTTTGATAGAACAAAATAGGAGATAATTATGGCAAATATTGATTTATCGTTACTCAAGTCACTAGTGGCAGAATTAGAAGCCAGTATGAAAACCACAGAAGAGAATAAAAAAACTGCGGAAAAGCATCAGTATGTACTTAACATGTCTAAATGTATGGGCCTTGCGGTTAGTATCGCAAATGAGTCTACCGCACTCATTGCTGACATGAAGAGTGTTATTGCTCAATCTTCTATTCCGGGTAAAGAAGATGCTTTAGCTAAAATTATTAGTGTGTTAGCTAATCCCAATGGTTTACCAGAAACTAATTGATAAAAGGATTGATTATGTCAAATAAGTTAAATGATGTTAAGGTGTTAGCTGCCAAAATTGAGAATTTGGCTCGTGATGTTCAAAAGCAAGTAGATTCTGAGACTGATTTCTTGCCTGTTGCGAACGAGTTAGTTCGTAATAATTTGACTTTTGTTTTCACGTTGGGCGAATTTTATGCGCTCCAGCAGTCCAAAAATAAAAAAAATAACGGAGCCCTAGCCACAGCTGGAAACAAGACGTACTATAATGTACGTGACTTGCGAGGCAGATTCGTTAAGTCAGTCTAATTTCTGACTAAGACACTCATCTTATGAAAAGATTTAAGACCAATCTACACTTGTTAAGTAGGAAAGCGCCACTGTTAGTATTAGTCTCAATGATGAATACTATTATTTGCTCTACCATTGCTCTAGTGGTGATGTTAGAACTGACTCAAGCGTATCCTACTTCTAAATGGCCATTGGTAATTGGGATTTTAATTGCCCTGGTTGTCTGGGCCTGGATAGCATACAACCATAAAATTGTTAATTACATTAACACAGATAAGGAAGAAAAACATGAATAACCCTACTAAGGATAAATTACTACAAGATATCAATCAATTAATTGATTCGACAGATGAAGTTCTCAATAGCTGGTCTGGAGATACCAATCTACAATTCCCTGTTTTATTAGGAATGATTGCTGTTCGTAATAACTGGGATGAGAAACAGGTACGACGGGCCGATCCTTTTGTCCGAGAATATATTCGGAACCATCCTGAATGGTATGTCACTCGTGGTGCTCATGGCGGCATTATGAGGGCAGCTGATAAAAATAAAAAAGAACAAGCTAAACTGTCTAAAGAGTTGACTAAAAAACAAATGAAAAGTGATTTAGAGGCTAAGGTAGCTGCGATGGAAAGCAAAGTAACCTCACAGGTTACCTCAGATGTATCCGAGGATGATTCGGCAGAAAACGAGTGATATAGGAATCATGCCCCTTACGAGATACGAAGGGGCCATTATTCTTAGATAATAGAATCTAGATATCTAGATGTCTAAAGACGCCGACAAGGCATAGAAAGGTTCATATGAAAAGTATTTTTTTAACATCTCTATTAGCAGTTAGTTTAATGTCTTGCTCGGCTTGTGCAGGAAATTCGTCCTCTAACGGAGGGAATACGGTAGATTTGCCTGCTACCATTGTTCCCTCTGCAGAACCTACTGAAGTTCCAGTACCCAAACCACCAGAGAAATTTACATTTTCCCAAGAAAATTGGGAGTTTACGTTGCCAGAACCATGGCCCCTAGAAGGAGAGCAAGGAGAATGTACTCCACAAAATTGTGGGGTTGTCTTACGATCTCCCAATCGTGAGGCCATGGTAATTTTCATTAGGGAAACTTTTAATGAATCATTTGATACTTTTGTAATTCTTTCACTGAGAAGTCTCAAAGGAATTGATGCAGAAGTAATTTCTGCCGATCCAGTTATGATAAATGGTCATAATTTTGTATTAATTAAAGCCCTCAAGAATGAGGTAATTGTAGATAATTGGGTGACTGTCAAGAATAATAATGCATATAATTTATCTTGCGGCGGATTTGGAGATAATGCTGAATTATGTTCGCAGATAGCGGCTAGTTTAATTATTAGGTAATGTCAATAAAAAACACCTTTCTAGACATTGAAGAAATAAATGAGGCTAATAAGGAACGTCTACTACAAATTAGACAGAACTTATTTGCCTCATGTGTTCGCAATGCTCAAAATGAAGAAAGAAAAGGGATGTATTTAATATCGGTTATTATTTTTACTGAGTTTGAAAGATTAACCCGACATATTACCGAGCCGGATATAATTAAAAATTAAACCAAAATTTCTTGAAATCCTAAATCAAAATCCTTTTGAAAGTTTTCTTTCAAAGAACTTTTAACTGCTAAGTTAATTAACTTATCTCTTTTTTCTTTATGTTTATTAATAGTCTCTTGTTTATTCTTGTCTAGATTAAGAGTAAAAGCTATCGTCTGTTCAGCTGGCATAGTAACATGAGATACATAGACTAAACCATCCATAACTAATGGAAACTTTTTGAAGAGATCTTCAATAGAGTTTCTGACTATTTTTTTAACTAAATTAATCTCAGGTTTAGCGGCTTGCTTTTGTTGATAAAGCCAAGCCCATCTTAACATGTATCCCGTTTTATTCATATTATCAATGCGTTTAAATTGACAGCCTTAGGTGCAACTAATGTTAAAATTAACAGAAAAAAAAAATCTATCACGACTAATTAAGAGAGAAATTAGGAAATCGGTAAATGCCGAATCCAATTGCCCCATCTCTATTATTGATGGAGATAGCCCACCTATATTAGTAGGTGAGTCCTATCATTATCAAAATAAATCAGGGGATAAGATTCAATATCCCAATGCTTATCGAAAAGCTTGGGGCAAACCAGTTTATATTAATTCTACTCGTCGTATTGAAGTAGGATCAGATTGGTTACTTAACCAAATGAGCCTGTACAATTTTAGATTATTGCGTTTGAAAGTTCTCCAATAAGATGGACAATATTTTATTAATTGATGGTTTAAATTTTATCTGGAGAGCCTGTATCAAATTTGGAGTACCACCAGTAGCCGATGTGGATGATACTACTATCTTTACTTTTAACTTCTTTAGAAATCTCAGGCCAATCATTGAAGATTTTAAACCACATAAATGCTTCTTCGTCTTAGAAGGTCATCCTCAATTTAGATACGATCTATTCGCCGATTATAAAGCCAACAGAATTATCAAACAAGCTTCTAAACAAGAAACTCGAGATAAGTTTTACGCCACTAAAGAAAAAATATTGCAATTAATGCAATTTCTTCCCATCACTTTATGTCGAGCGGAAGCTTATGAAGCCGATGATGTGATTGCCACTCTGTGTGATAATATGCAGTTAGAGTCATTAACTATTATCAGTAGCGATTCTGATTTTACTCAGTTATTACAAAGAAATTATCCTCATATTCAAATTTATAATCCCATTAAAAAAATATTTGTCGAAGCGCCACCTTATCCTTATGTCGCTCATAAATGTTTAGTAGGAGATAAGTCAGATAATATTCCTGGCATCTTAAAACCTAAAAAAGCTTTAGACACTATTAGTCATCCTCAACTATTTCAATCTTTTCTTTCGATCGAAGAAAATCGTGCCAATTTCAATATTAATCGACAATTAATTGAATTTAGACACGTTCCTGAAGAAGAAATTATTTTGCTGGATGGTCATGCTAATTTTGATGCTTTGCATCAAGCATTTCAAGAAATGAAATTTGAATCCATTACTAATGATAAGTCTTGGCATAAGTATGTGACAACTTTTAATTGCCTAAAATATTAGGATTATTATGCAAATTTTTCTGATAGGTATGCCCCAAAGTGGAAGAACCACCGTGGCCAAATATATTGCGTCCCATCATAATTATGGATATATTGATGCTACGTCTTGGATTCTCTCCTCTTTTAGAGAGCCATTAGAATCAGAAACGATAAGTCAATATCAAGACGCTAAACATACTTGGCTGTTAGAAAGAATAAAAGAAAATCCCAAACTAATTGTTAGCAATATTCAAGATATTATTTCAATTAATAAAAAAAATTATCAGACACATCAGTTTGTAATCGATGGTCTCTTTTCTCCCAAAGATTTTACTGAGTTATTTGATTACCATCAAGATATGGTAATCTTTGTTAACCGTCTTAATAATCCAGCCGATTATCAAGATTATGAAAACATTGGCGCCTCAGTTATTAGAGATTATTGTTTTTGGTTGTCTTCCGCTGATTGCTTACCAAAAGAAAGATGGATAGAATTTAATTTCTCTATTCCAGGAGAAAATAATAATTACATGAGACAAATTGGTAGTAAGAACTCTATCTTTTTAGTGAAGAATTTAAATAAAGTAAATGAAATTTTAACTGGGTTATTATCTCAACAACCTTATTCTTGAGCTAAAATAGCAGCTAATTTTTTATCCTCTTCATCAATTAATTCTTGAATAACCTTATCAATAACTGCAGAACTATATGCTTCTGCTTCGGCTAATACTTCTGGAGAGGCTCTTCTTAATGCGGCTTCTTCTTCAGCAGTTAGTTTGAGGTTTCTATCATCTAAGAAAGCTATTTTTTTATTTTTCATTGGTTCCTTAAGGAGTCTAAGACTACTTGCAAAGCATTAAGTGGAGATTTATATTCTTTCTCTTTATTAAAGTTAACTATTAACTTTTCTCCCATAGATATCAATTCTTCTATTGAGAATGGTAAAGATTCTTGTTTAACTACTTTCTCTACCATTTTTCTAAAATTTTCAATTTGATTAATATCTTCACTAGCCTTGATAAAAATAGGGTTTACATTCACTAATGTATCAGCCATATTTTTAGCTATTGCTTCTAATCTCTTTAAATTCTCTTTATTCTCCTCAGTTGGGGATTCTTTGAATAACGCAAAGGCCGCTGTTATTTTTAAACGTATCTCAATAATTTCTGGATGTTTATCTACGCTTTTTAGCAATTTCTTTTTAATTTCACTTTTTGCGCTTTGAGTTTTTTGTTTTAAACTCAAATTGACACCATCCAAAGTGCCAGAATCTCGACGAACTTTTCTATCTTCTATTTCTTTTTCACGTGATACATGAAAGCTACTTTGCTCTGTAGCTGCTAAAACTTTAGCAATAGCAGTCATTTTTTGCTGTAATTTTTTATTTTCATTTATTAGTTTCGACTTTTCTGGGTCGTTATCTGGTAATAAGCCAATTTTAGCAGCATTAGCTTTATATACAATAGCTAGTTGTTCAATGTCTACCACTCGTTTTTTTCTAGTTTCTTGAACAGCACTTCTTATTTTATCTCGATATTGAACATAAAGTTCAGGATCTTCTTTCATTTTTTTACGTAATTCTGTTTGTCTAGATTTTTCTCTAGCTAATATTGAATCATATTTATCTTTATCTTTTTGCGTCTCTTGATACCATGCTTGTCTTTTAGCTTGATGCAATTTCCATTTTTCTGGGTCGGCTTTCATTTTTAAATATCTTTTTCTAGCTGCCGCTTGTAATGCTTCGTATTTCTTTTTAAATAGAGGATTAGTCTTATACAATTCAAGTGTTTCTTTGGCTTTTTCAGAGGCATCGTGCATTCTTTTAGCCCGATAACCCTCAGCATTAGGATTACCTTCCATTTCAGTCGAATAACCAAATTCTTCCGGTAATACCAAAGCCATCATTTCTGCTTCAGACACACCGTCTTCTTCATGTTTTTTAATATGCTGGTACACATCGTTAAAAACATTTTCAATAAATTTATTTAATGAAGCAGGATCTATATCCTCATTCTCTAAAAATGACGAACTTCCAATATACGCATTATTCAGTAACTTTTCATACAACCTTTTAAAGGTATCATACACTTCAATAGAATTACCTACATCCTCATCTTCCTCTTCTAAAGTATCCATAAATACATTATATTGATTATAGAATGCTTCTAATAAAGAAAATAATTCTGGATTTTTAATATCAATGGAGTCATAATCAGCTTCAATATTTCCAGTTAAAGAAAAGTCATCCTCTCCCGTGTCATCATCTGGCATAGTATAATATGTAGTTTGACCGAGAGACCGCAAGACCCTTCGATAAAATAAATCAGCTAATTTTAAGATTGTAGATAGTTGGCTCATGTGTACCTTGTCTTTATGGTATATATAGTTTTATGAGTAAAATAAAATCTCCTTTTCCCTTTTTTGGAGGAAAAAGCAAGGTCGCTGATTTGATTTGGTCAAGATTGGGTCATGTTTCCAATTATATCGAACCTTTTGCCGGTTCATTAGCTGTCTTGTTAGCTAATCCTCATCCAGCCAAAATTGAAACTATTAATGATAAAAATCATTTTATTGCTAATTTTTGGCGAGCTATCACCATCGACCCAGCAGGAGTTGCTAAATTTGCCGACCATCCAGTCAATGAGGCTGATTTGCATGCCCGTCATCATTGGTTAGTATCTGATGCTACTGATGACTTTAAATATCAAATGGATCATAATCCAGATTTTTATGATCTAAAAATTGCCGGATGGTGGGTCTGGGGAATCAGCGCCTCGATTGGATCCAGTTGGATGAACCCATATGGTGTAAATTCTTTACCCTTACTCTCTTCCGCCGGTTCAGGCATTCACGGATTAACTCATAATATTTTTGATTGGTTTACTGCTTTACAAACTAGATTGAGACGAGTAAGAGTAGCCTGTGGTGATTGGGAACGTGTCATGTCCCCCTCGATTACTTTTAAAAATAAAGGCTTGTCTCACAATGATGTGACCGCTATTTTTTTAGACCCACCTTACCTGACCTCAGGTCGAGATAAGGTTTATTTAGAGGAGTCTAATATTTTTCCTCAAGTTTATCAATGGGCATTAGACCATGGAGATTTACCGAATGTAAGAATTGCTTTATGCGGTTATGACAGCGAGTTAACTTTCCCAGATACTTGGGAAACGGTGGCATGGAAAACTAATGGGGGTTTTGCTAATGCTTCTAATACTCGTGGTAGAGCTAACTCAGATAAAGAAAGAATTTGGTTTAGCCCTCATTGTTTGAAAATATGATTTTTGAAACATTATAATTATGGACTACAGTTTTCCGTCTCGAAAATTTTTATTTAAATGTGACTCCTGTCATATGATTATTAGCGTCACCTTTGACGAAGAAGAAGACCTTGAAAAAGTTCAAGAAGATACCATGGTATTGGAATGTACTTGCGAGGGTCGCTGCACCGTGCTTCGAGACTAATTTTTAAAAATGCGCCCGGCCTTGACAGCCAATTTATAGTTTTTACCTTAGGTGGACGAAAGGGAGTCGCACCTTGGATCAAGAAAAGCTATTATCGGAATTGTCAACGATCCGTCAAGGATCAACGTTTATAACCCTGTTAGGTTATCGAAATAATAATCAAGAGTTAGCGGATTACAATATTATTTTCAATATCAATTATCGTAATGCACTATTACGATCTATTTCTATTCTTTCTAAAATAGAAACCTCCTTTGATATAGAGGCACAAGCCAAGCAACAATTAATGAGAGAATTAAATAATTCTCTGTCTAAAAAATCTCCACATGCGATATATACCCAAGTTACAGGTCCCAATGGTCAAATCATTTCGGGAATTAAAAAGCATCATCAGACTGGTGTTCTTTATCTATCTGGGCTTATTAATAGTAAGCGTGTCATTGTGCCTGGGACTTATTCAAATCGTCAGCGTTGTGGCCTGGCACAAACTAAAGAACATTTTCGTAAAATGTTACCGATTAGTAAAATTAGACAGTTTACCTTAACCCCACAACATCTCAATACAATTGCCGTGCAAGGCAAACGATTAACTCTTCAATCTTAAATTGTTGTATTTATTTACAAATAAAGGATTTTTATGGCTTCCAAGAAATTATTCAACTCTAAATCTACTGTCGCAGCACCTGTCACCAATACTACTAATAATGCCGGAGGATCAGCTTATGCCATGTCAGATAAGGCAGCCCTGGCTCAATTAGCCATGACCGGCTGTTTTAATGGCACCTATTATGTATCAGCCGAACATCAATTAGAAAAAGTTATCGAGTTGGCTAATAAATTGAGCCCCAAGTATGTAGCCAAGTTAGCAGTGTATTCTCGTCAACAAGGTTTAATGAAAGATATGCCAGCTGTCTTAGCAGCGGTAGTGGCTGGTAAAGATTCAGCGCTTTTATCACGAATCTTTCCTCAAGTTATTGATAGTCCCAAAATGTTGCGGAACTTTGTTCAAGTACTCCGTTCCGGAGTGACTGGTCGTAAATCCTTAGGTACCCGCCCGAAGAAATTAATCCAACAATATTTAGCATCCTTAACAGATGAGCAGCTGTTTAACGCCGATGTGGGCCAAGATCCATCATTAAAAGACATCATTAAGATGGTGCATCCTAAACCAAATAGCGAATCTCGTTCAGCTTTATATGGATATCTTCTAGATAAGAAATATAATCCTCAGCACTTATGTCAACTAGCAAAGCAGTTTGAACTTTTTAAAAAGGAAATGGGATCAGAAATACCAGACGTTCCATTTCAAATGTTAACACAGTTGCCATTGACTGACAGTCATTGGAAGCAAATTGCAGCTAATGCCACTTGGACCCAAACTCGATTGAATCTCAATACTTTTGAGCGTCATGGCGTTTTTAAAGATGCCAAACTGACGCAACTTCTGGCCAATAAATTGCAAGATGCACACCAAGTTGAGAAAGCGAAAGTGTTCCCGTATCAGTTATTTACTGCTTTCAAAAATATGAACTCAACGATTCCTTCTTCGGTCTCTATCGCTTTGCAACAAGCAGCCGAGATTTCGATGGAAAATATCCCTACCTTTCCAGGTCAAGTATATGTTATGGTTGATACTTCTGGCTCTATGAGTTCTCCGGTGACAGGTCATCGAGGCAGTGTTACTAGTAAAATGCGATGTATTGATGTCGCAGCTTTAGTCGCAGCAGCCATTATGCGAAAGAATCCTAATGCCGAAATTATTCCTTTTGATACTCAAGTTCATTCCCATCGATTGAATCCATGGGATTCTGTCATGACTAATGCTCAGAAATTATCTAATTTTGGTGGAGGTGGAACGGATTGTTCAATTGCTTTGCGTCATCTTAATAATACACAGGCTTCCGGAGACCTAGTTATCTATGTCTCCGATAATGAATCTTGGGTAGATCCGACTCGTTATCGGAGTACCGCAACCATGGCTGAATGGGTTAAATTTAAGTCGCGTAATAAAAATGCTAAACTGGTCTGTATTGATGTTACTCCTAATGGTACTGTGCAAGCTAGTGATGGCAATGCCATTTTAAATATTGGCGGGTTTTCTGATTCGGTCTTTGAAGTAATTGCTAAATTTACGGAATTAGGAAATCACAAAGATCTGTGGATTAATACCATAGAATCAGTGGAGATATAAAATAGATGGCTATACATTTAATTATTACTGCCAAAGAGAAGGTTGATGCGGCCTTATTAACTGAACTTCAACATCTTGGCGTCACAGTTTCTAGTTCTTTAGAAGAGTTAGGGATTGTCTTAGGATCTGTTTCTGAAATCAATTTTGACAATACTCTACAACAGATACAAAATCTTACTCCTGTTCTAGGAGTAGAAATTGAAAACGAACTATCAGTTGGACCGCCAGATACAGAAATTTATTAAACAATAGGAACAAGTATGACTAAACCAAATTTTTCTTCCATCAATATGATTATTGACCAAAGCGGCTCGATGGCTCATCTATCTAAAGATACCATTGGAAGCTTTAATAACTTTTTAGCGGAACAAAAACTTGTTCCGGGTGAAGCGGCGTTAACTGTTACCACTTTTAATTATACTCCTCATACCCTTCATGATTTTGTTAACTTAACCGAAGTTCCAGATCTTACCCCAGAAACCTACCAACCGTCTGGTGGTACCGCTTTGCTCGATGCCATTGGATTAACCATGGATACTTTAGGCCAAAAGCTAGCCGCGATGGCCGAACCAGATCGACCCTCTAAAGTATTGTTTGTCATTATTACTGATGGAGAAGAGAACTCTTCTAGAAAATATACTTTGTCTAAAATAAAAGACATGATTGAGCATCAACGTCAAGTATATTCTTGGGAGTTTATTTTCTTAGGAGCTAATATTGATGCCGTCTCAGTGGGATCTTCTTTAGGAGTGGCGGCGAATAATTCTTTTAATTATAGTTCCGATTCGATCGGAATTCGTAACGTCTATAAAGGTATTAGTGCCACTACTCAAAGTTTCCGATCAGGTTCAGGGTCTAGTACGTTTACAAGTAACTTTACCGCTACTACTACCTCTAGTAAGACAAATTCTCAGCAAAAAAATACTGTTCTTGCTAGAGATAGTCGGGGCAGATTTGTTAAAGTAACAAACTAATCTACTAATTATTAAATATTCTGCCATGGAACCATGGCAGAATCCTAAATTAACGTTGGGCGAACGTTGTATAACTTTCGCCCAACAAGAATTAGCTAATAAAGTAGCAGAAGATAAACCTAATTCTTTTACTTCTCCTCGTATTAGAGAATACTTTTCTATTTGCACCCGATTAGTTAATGGAAAAGAATTTCCTATTGGAAAAACATTTAGGGTGGGTAATTGGTGTAGTGCCGCAGTCTCTTTTACCTTATCACAATCACTTTTGCCTCACGAAACTCCTCCTCATGGCTTTCGTTTAGGGGTAGTAGAAATAATAGCTGATATGCAAAAACTTGATACTTATCGGCCACTTAGCGAAGTTAAAAATGGAAATTATCAGATAAAAGTAGGAGACCCTGTTTTTTTTGATCGTAGTCGCCCCAATGAGCCACATACCGCTTGGTTTCGTCATATTGGTTTTGTCTTAGATCCTGGCTCAGGAGATGCTGCTAAATTTACTTGTATTTCTGGAAATAGTTTGGGTAAATGGAGAATTACTCATCATCATTATCATCAACCAGCTTTACTAGGATTTGGAGAGTATTCGTCAGTTATACCAGCGATCTCCCTTCCTGTTAATACTCCATGGGACCAAGTTAATATTCAAGACTTAGCTCCACTAGAAGATACTGGTCAAGGTTTAGATGCCAGCGATTTCTGGGATCTTTTCAGTGAACCCTAATATCTCGATTCTAGTGTGGCTGGAATCCCAGCGACTAAATTTTTTCACACACCCCTAAGTATGCAACTTGTCAGTATTAAAAAAAATAAACAGCCCTTGACAATCTTCACTTTGAGGTTATATTATAGGGCATAATAAGTCATATTAATATTGCTTATTTTCCCACTCTGGGAAATTATCCCGTCTGACTAGATCCCTGGGAGGATCCGCTGTCTGTAAAACAGTTGCCAATGAGCTAAGTGGTTCGATTCCCCCAGACGGGACCATACAACAAATTAAGGTTGTTGTTCCTTTATAATATAATAATTCATCGAGGATGAAGTGTAACCTGGTAGCACCCGTCGTCTGGACCGACGTAGAGACGTTCAAATCGTACATCCTCGACCAACATCTGATATATGTTCCAACATGGAACTATCTGACGATGAATTGATAAATATCATACATGCAGCTACTTGCAAATCCGATCTAGCTAGAAAATTAGGATTTACTTACTTTAATGGTAAAGTTTGGAAATCGATTCAGCAAATAATTGATCGACTACAAGTTTCTACACAACATTTTGATGCAACAGCAACTCGTCGTTCTCAAAGAACTCACGATCGGACGACAAAATCTTGTCCGATTTGTTTTAATAGTTTTTCTACTCTTTCTAAAAATAGAAAGATAACCTGTTCTTATTCTTGTGCTAATCGTTTCTTTAAGAAACGAGTCTCTACTATTTCTAGTAGATTAAAAAAATCTCATACTTTATTAAAGTTACATGGTTCCACTAAACGTACAACCATACTTAATGGTGAAGTACAGTATACCTTAAATTGTCAAGTATGTAACAAAGAATTCTTTTCAGGCAAATCAATTACTAAAACTTGTTCTCCAGATTGTTTGTGTTATTTAAAAAATAATCCGTCTCCATTGACTAGGCAAAAAATTTCTCAAGCTATTAAGAAAAGAGTAGCGTTAGGTATTCATCCTGGCTGGGCCACTCGGAATAAATTGATTCCGTCATATCCAGAAAAATATGTAGCCTCCATTTTAGATGAATTGAATGTTAATTATATTAGGGAATTAAAGGTGAATAAATGGTTTATTGATTTTACAATTCCTGATTCTAAAATTGCATTAGAGGTAGATGGCAAGCAACATAATCTTCCAGAAAGAAAAAAGTCTGATTTCAATAAAGATACCTACCTATCTCAAGTAGGATGGCAAGTGCATCGAATTCCCTGGACTGGGATTAGAAATCTAGAAGATAGAGAAAAGTTATTGAATCAAATAAAATCCTTAATTCCATTAAATACTGGAAACTAGAATGTCTAATTATAATCTAATAAATATGGTCCTATCTTCTAATGGTTAAGATGAAAGACTTTCAATCTTTTAATGTCGAGTTCGATTCTCACTAGGATCGCCAATAAGCAACTATAGTGTTTAATGATAGCATTCCTGACTTCCACTCAGAGGGTGTGGGTTTGAATCCCACTAGTTGCTCCAAATTTTAAATATTATCGGGAGCAGGGAGGAAGGGTGTTCCTCGGAGTTCTTATAAAGCTCTAAAACGGGTTCAAGTCCCGATGTCCCGACCATGTCATCTCAAATGACAAATAATGGAAGCTAGAATCCTTAAATATCTAGACAAAGCGGGTAAATAATAAAACAAATACTTAAAGAAGTAAATATGGCCTAGTGGCGGAATGGCAGACGCGCCTGACTTAAGATCAGGTACCCTTTCGGGTGTGGGGGTTCAAGTCCCTCCTGGGCTACTAAATGTGATGAATGCATTTATGGATTACATTAGGATAAAAATCTATAAAAATTTTAGTCATCACATTTATTTTTAAATGGCTAAATCGAAAATATCAGATCTCGAGTTTATCGAGTTAGTTAATCGCTCTACCTCTATTGCAGAGGTATTACTAGCACAAAACTTAACTCCGGCTGGAGGAAATTATAAATCCTTCTATGCTAGAATCAAACGATTACAAGTATCCCTTGACCATTTTACTGGTCAAGGTCATTTACAAGGGAAGACGCATTCTTGGAATGCTAAGATTCCACTGTCAGAAATCTTAGTAGAAAATAGTAACTTTAATACCTATCATCTCAAAAATAGATTATTGAAGGAGAAAATACTCAATTATCGTTGTAGTCAGTGTGGGATTGTTGATTGGCAAGGTAAACCAATTTCTTTACATTTAGATCATATTGATGGTAATAATACCAATCACTCTCTCTCTAATTTAAGAATATTGTGTCCTAATTGTCATTCGCAAACTCCAACTTATTGTGTTAAAAAACAGATGTTAAATATCTAGAACAGTAAAATATGGCCTAGTGGCGGAATGGCAGACGCACCTAACTCAAGATTAGGTACCTTTTCGGGTGTGGGGGTTCAAGTCCCTCCTGGGCTACCATCATCCATCTTGGATGATAAATAATGGAAGCTAGAATCCTTAAATATCTAGACGACTACTAAGTGCGATGAAAGCCTTTATTGCTCCATTAGTGGAGACAGACTACACGATATCTATTGAATAGATTATTCTACTTTAGCTCAGCGGTAGTAGCAGCGGCCTGTTAAGCCGTGGGTCCCAGGTTCAAATCCTGGAAGTAGAGCAAGTATATAGTGAATGCCGTAATTGATTACATTTAATTGGATAAAAACATCAATTACAATTTTTGTCATTATATATTAATGGAAGCTAGAATCCCTAAATATCTAGACAGGCAGCTGTCTTGCCAATAGAGATAGATTTTTAATCTCTTAAAAGAAGACTAAAGCCGATCGTAACGGCTAGTTGGCGCCATTTTAAAATTAAATATAATGAATGCCGTAATTGATTACATCGGATTAAATTATATCAATTACAATTTTTGTCATTATAGTTATTAACTATATTTGAAAATATAGCTTATCATAAGCTAACGTAGCTCAATGGTAGAGCCCTGTTTTGTAAACAGGCGGTTGGCGGTTCGAGTCCGTTCGTTAGCTCCAGATATTAAATATTTTTAATCGGCCATTCGTACAAAAGTTAAGTGTCACTGTCTGATAAGCAGTAGAGTTAACATAAATATATAAAAATATATTTAGTTTTTGTTTGTGCCAGGGACTCTAAGCTCCTGACCAGTATTATCAAATAAACCTTCTGATTTCCAATAGAAACTAGATAGTTTCGATAAATACTGCCGAAAATAAAATCGTATTTCAGGAAGATCTATTTCATGATTAAGTGCCGCATTTAAATCTGCATCTATATGCAACTTGCACTCTTTACATTTATATTCCTTACCTTTGCGATTTGCTTTTCGTACTATTCCGCATCCAGAACATCTCTGAGACCGATATGGACTGGATTGTAGATTCAGTTGGACCCCAACCTCTTCTAAAACTTTTGTTATTTTATTATGAATTAAAAGATTGCTCCAAGCAGACATTTTTCTGCTAGTTCTTTTTCCTCGTTTAATATCATACACATGTTCAAGATTGACTTGACCAATATCTTTCCAATTTAATTGGTTAATGGACCAATTAATAAAATTCATTCTATGATCCTGAGCTTTATTAAAAGCTTTTGATCCTTTTTTCTTTTTGGCAATTTTATTGCAAATAGAATCTAAAGAATGACCATGATTATCTTTCTCTGGAGTTTTATGCCCATTAGATAAAGTAAGAGCTGTTTTTAATCCAGTATCTCCTCCAACAGTTTTTCCGACCTTTTTAGTGGGAACTGGAACTTCATATCTTAATTGAATACAATTTTCTTTGATTAAAACTCCTGCCAATCTTTTTCCAGATGAAGAAATCCATTTCTGGTCTTGTTTGTGATATTTTATAGGAATTTTAACAATATCAAAACCAGTTCCATACAACTTAATAAACAAGTTAAAGTGATTTGAACTTTCTCGTATTTCTATTTGTTTTTGAGACAGCTCTGCTTGAAAATTTGATCCAATAATTGGTTTTGTAAGTTTTAATTTTTCAAGTTTTGATTCCCAATAATTGGAAGACTTATTCTCTTCTTTTCTTTTTTTAATAATATATAATATTTTATTTCTAATCGATACCCTGCCTTTAACGATTCCAATTGCTTGGGATAAGGCCGCAGAAAGAGCCCTGGCAGATAATTTATCATGACTTATTATTTTATAATCTAAAAATTTTGGAAGAAATAATAAATCGTCATTAATGCTCCAAATGATTCTTCCATTATGATCTAATAATTTGTTTGACCAAATGTAATCAATATAAGACTGAACTGCAAATCGATATTCTTTCAAGAAAGAAGAAATTATTTCTTTTTTTCCAGAATTACAATCTTGCAGATAGTGTTTCGTAGATCTAATCACTAGATTCCTCTAATGTTTTTTTAATTGCTTTTACTTTTTTAGCGCCTCTTCGTAATCCATATAGTCGACAACAAAAGGAAGTAATTATTGCAATTAAATCTTTAATTAGATCGTTTTCATCTTCTTTATCTCTGTTGATAACAACTAGATGATATCCCAGAATATTTAACAGTCTATCTAGGTAATTAAATCCAAATCTTGTTAATCTATCTTTATGTTCTACTACAATTCTTTTAGGCTCGGAATTTAATAAAAGATTTAATTGCTTTCTATTATCATTCATTCCAGAAGCAATTTCTTTATAAACTTTCTCTACTTCCCAGCCGTTGGCAGTACAAAATTGTAAACATCTTTCTATTTGTCTATTTAAATCATCTTTCTTATTGGAAGAAGATACTCTGCAATAAACATAGGTTTTTAATGATTGATTATTTTTAACTACTGAATCTTCTTCTACTAAAATAGTTCCAGATGACAGCTGGATAACTTTTCCTGGCAACTGACCTTTTTTAAAAAGGTTAAATGCTGTCTGATAAGTTAATCCATTCTTTTTTGCCCATTGAGATAGTTTCATTCATTTATATGAAATTATATTAGTATAAATTTACATAAAATTATACATTTTAAATAAAATGTCTATAGACGATGGAGCGTTACCATCATGGCCGACCACACTTTTCAGAAAGCAAGATTATGGCACATAAGATATTTATGGCGCTCTTCATCGAGAAGATGGTCCAGCATTAGAAGGAGCCAATGGATATAAGGCTTGGTATCGTAATGATCAACGGCATCGAATAGATGGGCCGGCCATAGAACATGCTGATGGTAGAAAAAGTTTTTACCTAGCAGGCGATCACTATTCTGAAGAAGAGTATTGGCGAATAGTTAAGCTAAAAGCTTTATGGTAAAGTATGCAAGAAATTATAGATATAATTGGTACTAAATTTTATTATTGTAATGGAGATCTTCATCGGGAAGATGGTCCGGCTATAGAATATATAAATGGCGATAAAGCTTGGTGGATTCGCGGTCAACGCCACCGAGAAGATGGTCCCGCAGTAGAATATGTTAATGGAGATAAATGTTGGTATTTTTATGGCCAGTACCATCGAGAAGGTGGGCCAGCCGTAGAGGTTTATAATGGAGATAAATCTTGGTGGATTTATGGTCAACTCCATCGAGAAGATGGTCCAGCAGTAGAATATGCTGATGGAGAGAAACGATGGTTTCTTCAAGATAAAGAATACTCTGAAGAAGAATATTGGCGAGTAGTCAAGTTAAAAACTTTATGGTAAAGTATGCAAGAAATTATAATAGATGAACGTGGAACTAAAAAATACTATTGGAATGGCAAATTCCATCGAGAAGATGGTCCAGCTATTGAATGGTATGATGGAGATAAGCATTGGTTTTTTAATGGTCAAAGACATCGGGAAAATGGTCCGGCTGTAGAGAAGGTTAATGGAGACAAAGAATGGTTTATTTATGATCACCTTCATCGAGAAGGTGGTCCGGCCATAGATTATGCTAATGGATTTAAGCAGTGGTATTATTATGGAAATTTACATCGAGAAGATGGCCCAGCTATAGAAAATACTCATGGCCATAAATATTGGCACCTTCAAGGTAAAAGCTATTCAGAAGAAGAATATTGGCGAGTAGTTAAACTAAAAGCTTTATGGTAGCAATATGCAAAAAATTGAGATAGATGAACATGGCGTTAAAAGATATCGCTGGAATAACCAGCTTCATCGAGAAGATGGTCCAGCAGTAGAATATCCTAATGGAGATAAATCTTGGTGGGTTTATGATAAATACCATCGGGAAGATGGCCCTGCAGTAGAAGAGGCTGATGGAACTAAAGAGTGGTGGGTTAATGATCGACGACATCGAGAAGATGGTCCAGCCATAGAATGGTCTGATGGCAGTAAAGAATGGTATCTTCATGATCAACTCCATCGAGAAGATGGTCCAGCAGTAGAAAAGGCCAATGGAGATAAACACTGGTATCATCATGATGAATTACATCGAGAAAATGGTCCTGCCATAGAATTGGCTAATGGAGATAAATATTGGTATCGTTATGATCAACGACATCGAGAAGATGGACCAGCCATTATCCATGCTAATGGAACTAAAGAATGGTGGCGTTATGATTTGCGCCATCGAGTAGATGGCCCGGCTATAGAACATTCTAATGGAAGTAAAACTTTTTACCTAGAAGGTAAAAAATATTCGCCAGAAAAATATTGGCGATTAGTTAAATTGCAAGCTTTATGGTAATATGATATATACAGATATGTTTAATAATAAACATTATTTTTGTAATGGCAAACTTCATCGAGAAGATGGACCAGCCCTAGAAAATACTAATGGAGATAAATATTGGTATCTTCATGGTCAGTTACATCGAGAAGATGGTGCCGCCATAGAAAATAATGATGGAACTAAATATTGGTACCTTCAAGGCAAACGATATTCCGAAGAAGAATATTGGAGAGCACTTAAATTAAAATCTTTATGGTAAAACATCTAAAAATTATCACTGAACATGCTACATATTATTATTTGGGTCATAAATACCATCGAGAAAATAGTCCCGCCATAGAGTATGTTAATGGAGATAAAGAGTGGTGGATTCATGGCAAAAGACATCGAGAAGATGGTCCTGCCAAGGAATATAATGATGGGCGGAAATTCTGGTATCTTCAAGGCGAAGAATATTCAGAAGAAGAATATTTTCGAGTACTTAAATTAAAAACTTTGTGGTAAAGTATGCAAGAAATAGAAACAGATCAATTTGGTATATATTATTACTGGAATAATCAGTTGCACCGAGAAGATGGTCCGGCAGTAGAAGATTATGAGGGAGATAAAGAATGGTGGCTTCATGGTCAGCGTCATCGAGAAGATGGTCCAGCAGTAGAATTTTCTAATGGAAGTAAATTTTGGTATCGTCATAGCCTTCTTCATCGAGAAGATGGTTCAGCAGTAGAAAAGGTTAATGGATATAAAGGGTGGTGGATCCACGGTCGATGTCATCGAGAAAACGGACCAGCTATAGAATATGCCGATGGAAGTAAAGATTGGTGGCTTCAGGGAAAACGGCATCGAGAAGATGGACCTGCAGCAGATCATACTGATGGATATAAAGCGTGGTACCTTCAAGGTAAAAAATATTCAGAGAAAGAATATTGGCGAGTAGTTAAATTAAAAGCTTTGTGGTATTAATATGAATATAAATAAAGAATTATTTTCTCGTTTAGGAATCAAAGAATTAATTCTCACCCAAGAAAGTGATTGGATTAAAGTTATTATTCCAGACAAGAAGCAACAAGAATCTTTCCGTTTAGCTAAAATTCAAGAAGATGACTCTCGAGATAATGAATTATATGATCATGCTTTTCAAAATTCTAGAGAACAAAGTTTGTTCTGTACGACGGAATCCAAAGGCGCAGAATTTGCCGTTCAAGAATGGGGCGGTGGTACTGCTCGGGTAACTCAACCTAATGAATTTCATTCTTATCCCGATGTAGGTCAAGTCAATGTTCGTCATATCAATGATCCAGAAGATGGATTAATGATTATGAAAAAGGACCAAAATAAAGTTCCATTAGTATTAGTGACTGGTAAAATGCCAGAATATTTTCTTATGGGCTGGACTATTCCGGCTTATGCGAAGCAATATATTTATCGAATTAATTTGGGTCGAGAAAAATTAGGAGATGGTTTTTTGCATAATATGCAGCCGCACGAGGCATGCACATTTAGCAAGCAATGGTTATTCCCGATGTGGTCTCTCAATAAAGATTTAGTTAAATAATTAAGGATAATTAACAGGTAAGTATGGCTATTGAAAATTTTTCAGATTTAGGATTAGGGGCGGAAACAAAAAAGGAAGATATCTCTTCTATTATACAAGAAGTATTAGGAATTACCATTGAGGATTTAACTAATAAATTATCTGCCAATGTAGCAGCTAATGCGGCTAAATTAGCCGAGCAAATTATTAATATTGCTCCACATAACAATTATGCTAAATTGTTAGAAACAGATGTTGATAAAGCTAATTTCTTACAAACGGAAGCTCATAAGTCAGAGTATTGGGATCTTCGAGAAATAAAAGCCAGTGATAAAATAGATAATTTATTGGTCTTTACTTTTATGAATACTGCGGTAGATGACGGAGCATCCTTAAAAGGATGCGTATATGTTACCTTTACTGGCAAAATAAAATATGCTTTTGCTACTGTCAATTGAATAACTCCATCGAGAGAATGGATCTGCCATAGAATTTGCTAATGGTCCAACCACTAAAGTGGTTGGCTTTCTGCTATAAAGATCGTAAATATTGGTACCTTCAAGGTAAAAATTATTCTGAAAAAATATATTGGCGTTTAGTTAAATTAAAAGCTTTCTGGTAACATAATGCAAAAAATTATAACAGAGAAAAATGGATCCCAATATTATTATTGGAATAATCAGCCACACCGAGAAGATGGTCCAGCGGTAGAATATTACAATGGAGAACAAGAATATTGGATGTATGGTCTACCTCATAGAGAGGACGGGCCGGCAATTGTTAAAAAAACACATAAATTATGGTATTATCAGGGGCAGCTCCATCGAGAAGATGGGCCAGCGATTGAACAACAAAATGGCGCCAAAGCATTTTATCTGCATGGGAAATTCTACTTAGAAGAATCTTATTGGCGATTAGTTAAGTTGAAAGCTTTGTGGTAAAGTATGCAAGAAATTAAGGTTGATAAAGACGGAACTAAAAGATATTATTGCAATGGTAAATTGCATCGAGAAGACGGTCCGGCAATAGAGTCTATTAATGGGGAAAAATATTGGTTTATTAATGACCAACAACATCGAGAAGACGGTCCAGCGGTAGAATATTCTGATGGAAGTAAAGAATGGTATCTTCATGGTCAACGTCATCGAGAAGATGGTCCGGCAGTAGAATATGCTCATGGATCTAAACATTGGTATCTTCATGACAAACTACATCGAGTTGATGGTCCAGCATTAGAAAATGCTAATGGCCATAAAGAGTGGTACCGTCATGGTAAATTCCATCGAGAAGATGGACCAGCAGTAGAAGGCACTAATGGAAATAAGTATTGGTTTCTTCAAGATAAAAGATATTCAGAACAAGAATATTGGCAAATGATTAAACTTAAAGCTTTATGGTAATTTTTTGAAATATTAACATTAGTCGCGTGTTATATTAAGATTGTTACTTTATTCGGGTTTCGTTCAACGGTAGGACAGAGGACTTTGAATCCTCGAATTGGAGTTCGATTCTCTAAACCCGAACCACTATCTATTAATAGTTACTCATATTTTACATGAGTACCAGTAAATTATTTAAGTTAGCCCAACACATTGAAGATAAATTAGCCAAAATTAATCCAGATACCGTCTTAGAAGAGCATGAAGGAGTTTCTCCGGTCTCTTATATGGCTTTTAATAATTTAAAAAATATCGTTAAAGACGCAAATGAATTATTAGAATTATTAAATGATCAAGATGATTTACCTCAATGGGCCGATGAATTTATTGCATTAGCTAAATTTAATGTGACTAAAATTCTAAATTATGTCAGAGCAGAAAAGTCCTCCCATGGAGAAACAGAAAAGAATGCTTATCAATTGCATGATTTAGTTAAATATGCCGCCGGGAAATATGACCATATTGATTTCAAACCCTCTGAAGCCGTGGCTAATGCCGCTGCTCGTGGTTTAGAATTACGTAAGAAAAATAAAGGAAAAGGCGGTTTAAGTACCCAGCAAGCTGGAGCCCAAGGAATTGGTTCTGGTGTAGCTAGAGCAGTGTCGCTGAAAAATAGACAAACTTTAAGTCCTTCCACCGTTCGTCGAATGAAATCTTTTTTTGATCGACACGAAAAGAATAAAGGCGCCAGCGATGGAAAACCTTTAACTCAAGATAAAGGTTATATTGCTTGGCTGATCTGGGGAGGTGATCCGGGGAGATCTTGGGCCAACAAAATTTGCAAGCAAATGGATGCAGCAGATAAAAAATCTAAATAATTGGGGATTAGTTTAGCCCTTGACAATCTTTACTTTGAGGTTATATTATACCACTCTGGGAAATTATCCTGTCTGACTAGATCTCTGAGAGGACCCGTTGTCTGACATAAGTTCTAATTGCTCCATACGTGGAGACGGGCGCCGACTAACTAATAGTTTGCCATATATAGGCATGAGCAATTTATCTAAATATGGAGCCCTGCTAGAAGAGATTGATAGCTATTATTTATTAGCCCAAGCTAGTAAAGTGTATGGCCCGTACCATCGTTTAGATGGTCGACAAATTGTCATTGTCGTAGAAGAAGACGGTTCTCGGAGAACTGTTAGCTATCCTAAATTCTTAATGGAAGAACATTTAGGTCGAACTTTAGACCCCGATTTAGAAACCGTAGATCATTGGGATTCCAATTATTTAAATAATGATTTATCGAATTTAAGATTGGTTCCTCGGGATCAGCATTCGGCAGATGATACTCGTCGGGTGAAATTGGTTAAATTGAAGTGCGCCTTGTGTGATAAGGAATTTGAGAGAAGTCCCAGGTTGTTGAGGGATAAGGCGAAGAAGAAGCGAGCTGGGCCATTTTGTAGCAGGCTGTGTGCGGGGCGTTATAGCAGACAGCTCCAGCTCCGACTCATCCGCAAACTTCCCCAACAACCTTTCCTCTCATCTGAATATTATAAGAAAAAATATCAGTGATATAGCATCTCATGATGAGATATACCTATTATCCTAATATTTTTACCGATGAAACAGCTTTATCCTTTTATTTTTTGGGATTGTACATTACGGATGGTAATGTATATCTGAAGCATGGATATGAGGTTTCCATCAAATCAATTGATGTGTCCTTATTGCACGCTATTGCTAAGTTAGTATGCCCTACTAAATCGCTAGTCAAAATTAAAAATTCTAATTGTTTTAAATTAAGTTTTAATTGCCAAGCGATTGCTGAGTGGTTAGTCTCTTATGGTTGCGTCCCGAATAAAACTAAAATAGTCAAGTTTCCAACTATACCAGAAAAATATTATCCAGATTTGATTCGAGGGTTATTAGATGGAGATGGAAGCATTGGATTTTACAAATCTCCGATGATTAGATTTGACTCGGCATCCTTCCATTTAATTAATGGAGTCAAAGATTATCTTAATTCAACTTTAGGTTTTACTCTTTCTCTCAAGGAAACGCCTTGGATTACTACCACTATTAATGGTCAAGCAGCTAGTTCTACTACTCAAATGTATAGGCTATCTATCGTAAATTTGAATGCATATAAATTATTAAAACATATTTATTATCAACCAGATTGTTTTAGTTTAGATAGAAAGAAGGCTCAAGCTTTTGAAATTATTAACCATTATGAGTCTCGTTGGTCGCCAGACAAGTTATTAAGTTTTAATAAGTTGCCTATTAAAGATTGGCCAGGTGATCAGGAATTATTTAATTTAGTTTGTTCTTATCACGGATCGTTTAAGTTGACGGCTCAGCATTTGAATGTGTCGGCTTGGGGATTAGTTTCTAGATTAAGAAAAATTGGTTATTATCAACAATTAAAAACCCTGTATCCCGTAGAGAGGGCTAAAAATTTTAACGGGTTTAGGAAGCCTAAAATGGTTAGCGAATCCTTGATTCAAGAGATTGACTCTTTGTTTGAGCATTTAACTCATCGGCAAATTGCGGAGAAATTCTCTCTTAAAGAGAGTTATGTGGCTTTTTTGAAAAGAGATAGTAATAAAAGAAATGTAATTGACCATGAACAATAAATGGATCAGAATATATAGGTGGAGCCTTTATAATGGTATTCTAATTAAAGAATATTATGCGAATAATCTTGTTCATCGAGAAGATGGTCCGGCGAGAGAATTTAGCAGTGGAGAAAAACATTGGTGTCTTCATGGCCATCTTCATCGAGAAGATGGACCTGCAGTAGTATACGCTAATGGAGTTAAATGTTGGTATCTTTATGGTCAACTTCATCGATCAGATGGCCCCGCTATTGAATGGCCTGATGGCGGAAAATCATGGTTTATACAAGATAATAAAATTTCTTCAGAAAAAAAATATTGGAGACTAGTTAAGTTGAAAACTTTATGGTAAAGTTATGCAAGAAATTAAAGAAAATAAATGGGGTAAATATTATTGTTATAATGGGAACTTACATCGAGAAGATGGGCCGGCGTTAGAAGAACCTAGTGGATATAAAGAATGGCGTTTACATGGTAAACTACATCGAACAAATGGTCCAGCATTAGAATGGGTTAATGGAAATAAAGAATGGTATCTTCACGGTCAATTACATCGAGAAGATGGTCCTGCCATAGAATGGGTTGTTGGAAACAAATATTGGTTTCTTCAAGGTAAAGAATATACCGAAAAAGACTATTGGAGAATAGTTAAATTAAAAGCTTTATGGTAAAGTATGCAAGAAATAAAAACAAATAAATATGGTAAACATTATTTCTTTAATGGTCGATTACATCGAGAAGATGGTCCAGCTATAGAGAATAATGACGGAAGTACAGAATGGTATCTTCATGGCAAACTGCATCGAACAGATGGTCCCGCAGTAAAATTTACTTATAATTCTATTAAAGAATGGTGGGTTTACGGTAAACTCCATCGGGAAGATGGACCGGCAGTAGAGCGCGCTAATGGAACGAAATATTGGTTTCTTCATGGTGAAATCCATCGAGAAGATGGCCCGGCCATAGAATATGCTGATGGAATTAAAGAATATTGGTTGCAAGAAAAGAAATATTCAGAAGAAGACTATTGGCGAGTAGTTAAGTTAAAAGCTTTATGGTAAAGTATACAAATGATGAGGGAGATATTTTTTGGATGGTCGATGGAGTTTATCATCGAGAAGACGGGCCTGCAGTAGAATGGGCTAATGGAGATAAATCTTGGTATCTTCATGGTCAACTACATCGAACAGATGGTCCAGCCATAGAGCGAATTAATGGAGATACAGAGTGGTGGATTCATGACCAACGTCATCGAGAAGACGGTCCAGCCGTAGATAATATTGGTGGAACTAAAATATGGCTTATTAATGGTATTTATCATCGAGAAGATGGCTCAGCTGTAGAATTAGCTAATGGCACTAAAAGGTGGTATCTTCAAGGTAAACAATATTCTAAAGAAGAGTTTTGGCGAGTAGTTAAATTACAAGCTTTGTGGTGAAATATGCAAGAAATTAAGATAGATCAAGGTGGAAATAAATATTATTATTGGAATGATAAGTTACATCGAGAAGATGGCCCTGCGATAGAATTTGTTAATGGAGATAAAGAGTGGTTTTTTCATGGTAAATATCATCGAGTGGATGGGCCAGCAATAGAGTTAGCCAGTGGCCATAAAGAATGGTGGTATTTTCATGGAAAATTACATCGAACAAATGGTCCGGCTATAGATCATGAAGGTAAATTTTTTCTTCATGGTAAAGAATATACAGAAGAAGAATATGGCAAATTAGGTAATAACATGTCAAAAGAATTTTTAAATAATTTATATTATCAATGTCTTAATTTAAAAGAAGGAGGCGCTGACCAAGCATATTTTTTTATCTCCAAATTGTTGGAGCAAAAGAATTTTTCAGCTATTAATTCTCTTTTCTCAGACTTAGATCTATCTCTAGTAGATACTGGTACCATGTATATGATGATTAATTTAACCGCTCCTTATCGATCTAAAATATCTACTTATCAAAATTTTTATCTAAAAATTAGAGAAGAATATGCTAGACGAGGACGCTCGTCACAAGACATATCAAAATTACTTGATCACTTTCAAGAGGTAAAGGAAAGTTCGGAGACTCCATATGTCTCTAAAGAAGAGTCTGGATTTAATCAATTAAATTTTCTGATAGAGAAAGCAGAGCTTTCTAATGATAAAGAATTAGTTTTTTGGCTACAATTGTGTAAATCACAAAAATTAGCTCATGCAAATAAGGAAGATAAATTTAGGAATTTAGTTCAAACTTTAGGACATGATGAATTGAGAAAAAGAACTATTGATTCTTTACGTCATATGGCAAATCTTTTAGAGAAAACGACGGGTTGTTGGCCGGGCATTTATTATGCTGAATTGCCAAAAGATTTGAATAGTGATATGCTGGCTAAATTAGAAGTTATTCTTTCGTATCCTTGGCCCGGTTGATAGATTGGCGAACAGTAAAGCTTAAATTTTTATGGTGAAGTATGGAAAAAATTACAACAGATAAATATGGTAATAAATTTTATTCTTATAATGGTCAACTCCATCGAGAAGCTGGTCCAGCCGTAGAATATGCTAATGGAAATAAATATTGGTATCGTCATGGTCGTCTTCATCGAGACGATGGCCCGGCAGTAGAATATGGTAATGGTAGTAAAGAATGGTGGTTTCATGGCAAATGTCATCGAGAAGATGGCCCAGCAGCAGATCATGTTGATGGCTATAAAGCGTGGTTCCTTCAAGGTAAAAAATATACAGAAGAAGAATATTGGCGATTAGTTAAGTTGAAAGCTTTGTGGTGAAATATGCAAGAAATTAAAACAGATAACAATGGCAAGAAAAAATATTATTGTAATGGAAATCTTCATCGAGAAGATGGTCCAGCGATAGAATTCTATAATGGAGATAAATTTTGGTTGCTTCATGGTCAACGCCATCGAGAGAATGGTCCCGCAATAGAATGTTCTAATGGAGATAAATATTGGTATCTTCATGATCGATGTCATCGAGAAAATGGTCCAGCGGTAGAATTAGCTAATGGTACTAAAAGATGGTACCTTCAAAATAAAGAATATTCAGAAGAAGAATATTTGAGAGTAGTTAAGCTAAAAGCTTTATGGTAATTTTTAAAATTTATTTTATAAAATAGCCGACCTTGACACGGGCCAGATCGGTGTTATTATATTTTAAGCGGTGGAGTTATCTCTAACATATTTGTCTTGAGGAAAAGAACCATCAGGTCGATACACCGCAGTAATTGCTCTCTCAGATAGGCATTCAAAATCAGTATATTCGCCTTGTTCTTGAACGACAATATCGCCCTCCTGGTAAATATTGTCATTCATCTTGACGGATCCTAATAAGATAATAGTCACTTCTTCGCTTTTTAAATGGCAATGGGATTGTTCATAATCCCCTTGTTGATAATATTTGAATCCTAATTCATAATCCTTTTGATATACATGGGGCTCAAATTGCCCCACCATCCATCCACGAGTCATATTATTTAATTTAAATAATTTCATTTTTATTTCCAGGTAAAATTTATGCAAATCTGTATTCACTGTCACGATGAATTTGAGTTACATTCACCTGCCAAAAAATTAGCAGGAGGCAAAATTAATGAGTGCCCCGAATGTGCTAACGAATCAACCATTAAATATGCTGGAGTTCAATCTGCCGACGGCAAACAGGCTCAAGCTACTATTCTTAAGTTCAAATCTGAACAAGATAAATCCGTATATTTAAACTTTTGGCAGAATAATTCTGGTTTACATAAAGGTAAATCCTGCCAATTAGGCAATCATTTATCCACTACCCCTTCTATTAAGTTTGAGATTATTACTAATTTTAGTCCAACTAATCATAAAGGCAAGAGCTAACAGTAACTTATAAAATTACCGCCACCGGTTAACGGTCCGTGGCTCGTGCCACGGCTCGCGTATTTTTTAAGATGGGCCATCGTATTTATTACGATGGTGGCACCTGGTTAGGCTTGGAAAAGTTGGCTAGCGATATCAATTAATTAGCAATATAATATGTCAAAAAAATTAGAAATAGAGAGAAGATTTATAGTGAAATTTCCTTCCTCTTGGACTGCTTTGGCATCTATGTTAGAAGGATTAATAGATATTAAAAGAATTTGCCAAACTTACTTAAAGCCAAAAGGCGAAGAACAATCTGGTCGAGTCAGAAAAACGGTTGCTGGATTAGCTGACAACAAGAAAACAGTTTATCATTTTAATCAAAAAAAGCCAGTTGCAACTGGCGTGCATCAAGAGTTAGAAAAAGAGATTTCATTATCCCAATATCAGAAATATTTAACTCAAGCCCATCCAGAAAAAGTATCTATCGATAAAACTAGGTTTCTTTTTAGATATAAAGATCAGATATTTGAGTTAGATATTTTTAAAGTACCATTAAAAGGTCTAGCAATTTTAGAGATAGAATTATCTAATAAATCTGACCCAATTCGTTTCCCTCCATTCTTAACTTTGGTTCAAGAAGTGACGGATAATAGTAATTATACTAATTATGCGTTAGCCAGTAAACAATTACACTTATCACTGAAAAATAAGTGATTTAACTTATTAAAAAACTTTCTATTGCTCTATATGTAGAGACTAAGGATAAATATATGGATATCAATTCCAGCATTGACACATTATTTGATAAATTTGGCACCAAAGATTGGTTTTTTACCATTGATACTGACGAATTTAATAGAATTGTCATGTATGTTAAATACATGTGTCATGAAACCCTACATGATATTCCTAATTCTATTAATTATCACCCAATTTTAGTGCACTTTGCTAAAAGTTATGCGTTAGATAAAGAGCAATTTATACATCAAGAAAAAGATTTAACACCCTCTCAAGTGTCTGTGGTAGAAGAAATTAGTTTTCCCACGGTTAATTTACATTATCTTCTTTCAGAATTAGACAGATTAGAAAAAATCTGCGGCAGTAATCTCTTGCAAGATATTTTTTATGAGGTGCATGATGGTAAAAATGCTGTTACCAATTATGGATCTAAATTTCCAGAAGTAAAAAATGCCATACAAGTATTGTATCATACGTATGGATTTGATGCTATTTACGAAGAGATTGATGGATAATTTTTTGGGTTAAAAACCAATAAAATCACATATAATATATACGTCTAGGAGGTAATTAACAATTTTTAATTAACAAAACCGCTTTAGTAGGAGTTAGGTAGTTGGCTACCTAACATATCCAGAGACATGGAGTTGCATATGACTGCTCAAAATTTAGATAACTTAACATTAATTAATAATGTTGCTGTCACTGATCAAGATGAAGAGTTTTCTATTCCTTTAGATATTTCCGATATTATTGCTATTTGCAAAGAGTTTAATAAACTTGGTTGGCAAATTCAAAATCAAATTGAAAATATCCTAGATTTGGGAGTAGAGGAGTCAATTAAAAGCGGAATTGTTAATCAAAAATCATTACCTTTTATTAAGAGTTTTTTATCCTCTGTTTCTAAAAATGCGTATTTCGGTGATGCAGTTGCGCAAGCTGAAGAATGTATTCATTTGATTTCGGAATATGAAAATAATTCGCAGTTAGAATTAAACTGAATCTTATCACTTAACTAAACACTAAGCGACCTGCGGGTCGCTTTTTTATTGGAGCCAAAAGATGTCGCCTATAGATCAAGATAAGTTACGAGATTTATTTAAGAATTATTCTCCACAGGAAATAATGGTTTCTTTATCTCAATTAGCATTAGAGCAAGCCTCAGAATTTTCTGATCTAGGCTTAGCTGATCAGGCCAAAGATTTAGTAAAATTTTCTATCTCTTTAGATGATTTAATTTCTGGCAGGCCATTTCTAATCTAATATCTTAACATATAATTATGTTAATAGTGTTAACTATAATTATATCATATATTACCACTTTACTTTTTGGATATGGTTTTCATTGGGCGTTACATCAAACCTGGATGAAAGAAGCTCATCAGGCTCATATGACTCATCATCAAAGGTTATATCCAGCTCATGATTATGTTTCTAGCACCTATCGTCATGCAGGTAAAGATGCGGCTCCCAAGTTTTTTATTATTGCCGCCCTCCCGCTAGTGATCTTGCCACTTATTTTATATTTCTTAGGGTTAATCTCATGTTATTTAGTACTTATTATTTGGAGCGTACAGATACTGACTGGACTAGCTCACAATTACTTACATGATGCTTTTCATATTAAAAATCATTGGTTGGGGAAAATTCCCGTAATCTACACTATATATAGAAAGTGGAGTTATTTACATTACTTACATCATGTAAATATGCAAATTAATTATGGAATTTTCTCTTTTTGGGCCGACAAATTATTTGGAACCTTTCGAGATCATCGAAGAAAAAATAAATGAATCTTTGCGTCTGGTGAGGCGAGAACAAAAATTATTGGGACAGGCAAATTATTTATCTCCAGAATTCATTCCTTTTAGGACTGAAAGACGAAAAATTGTGTTTCGATAATTTATCGAGGTTAATATGCAAGAAATTAAAGAAGATGAATTTAGTAAATGCTATTATTGGAATGGTCAACTCCATCGAGAAGATGGTCCAGCGGCAGAATGGTCTGAGGGCCATAAGCAATGGTGGATTCATGGTCAACGACATCGAGAAAACGGTCCAGCTATAGAGTGGGAGAGTGGATCCAAAGAATGGCATCTCTATAGTCAATGCCATCGAGAGGGCGGTCCAGCGGTAGAAGTAGCTAATGGGGATAAACAATGGTGGCTTCATGGTCAACTCCATCGAATAGATGGTCCAGCCTTAGAAAGCCCGGATAATAAAGTCTGGTATTTTAATGGACGTCTTCATCGAGAAGATGGCCCTGCTATTGAATATTCTAGTGGAGCTAAAGAGTGGTGGTATCACGGCAAATTACATCGAGAAGATGGTCCGGCTATAGAATATGCTAATGGAATTAAATTGTGGTATCTTCAAGATAAAATCTATTCAGGAGAAGAATATTGGAGAGTGGTGAAATTAAAAGCTTTATGGTAAATTTATGCAAAAAGTGAAAATAGATCAAGAGGATAATAAATTTTATTACTATAATGGTCAAAAACATCGAGAAGATGGCCCAGCAGTAGAGTTTATTTCTGGAACCAAAGAATATTATTGGAATGGTATTCTTCATCGAGAAGATGGCCCAGCTATCGAATGGTCTGATGGATCCAAAGAATGGCTTATTCATGGTCGACATCATCGAGAAGATGGTCCGGCCATGGATTATATCAATGGAGTAAAATGGTGGTTTCTTCAAAATAAAGAATACTCTGAAGAAGACTATTGGCGAGTGGTTAAATTGAAAGCGTTATGGCAATAGTATGCAAGAAATTAAAATAGATGGAGATGGGACTAAAAAATATTATTGGAATAGTCAGATACATCGAGAAGATGGTCCAGCTATAGAATGGCCTAATGGTTCTAAAGAGTGGTGGATGCATGGTCAATTGCATCGAGAAAATGCTCCTGCGATGGAGCATAGCACTGGAATTAAAGTTTGGTATTATCATGGTCAACGACATCGAATAGATGGCCCAGCATTTGAATCACCTTGTGGCTTCACAGGATTCTATATTCAAGGCAAAGAATATACAGAAGAAGAGTATTGGAGATTAGTTAAATTGAAAGCTTTGTGGTAAAGTTATGCAGGAAATTAAAACAGACCGCTGGGGTAAATCTTATTATTGGAATGGCCAATTACATCGAGAAGATGGTCCTGCCATAGAATATACTGATGGAAGTAAATTTTGGTATCTTCATGATCAGCGTCATCGAGAAGATGGTCCAGCTATACAACATTTTAGTGGGCTTAAAGAGTGGTGGCTTCAAGGTAAACAATATTCAGAAAAAGAATATTGGCGAGTAGTTAAGCTCAAAGCTTTGTGGTAATTATGCAAACAATTGTAAATCAATTTGGTAATATATATTATTCTTATAATGGTCAGTTACATAGAGAAGATGGTCCTGCTATAGAATATAAAGATGGTAGAAAAGATTGGTATCTTCATGGTCAACGACATCGAGAAGATGGTCCTGCCATAGAACATCCTAATGATTGTAAACAATGGTGGTTTCATGGTAAATTACATCGAACAGATGGTCCAGCAATAGAATATCTTAATGGAGGTAAAGAGTGGTATCTTCACGATGCGATAGAATATGGTGTTAATTCAATTAAAGGATCTGCTGGAACTAAAGAATGGTATCTTAACGGTCAAAAATATTCAGAAGAAGATTATTGGAGAGTAGTAAAGTTACAAGCTTTATGGTAAAGTATGCAAAAAATTAAAATCGACAAATTGGGGACCAAAAAATATTTTTTGAAAGGTGATCTACATCGAGAAGATGGTCCAGCCCTAGAATATGCTAATGGTAGTAAAGAATGGTGGATTCATGGTCAACGACATCGAGAAGATGGTCCAGCCATAGATCGTATTAGTGGAGCTAAAGAATGGTGGGTTAAGGGGCAATTACATCGAGAAGATGGTCCAGCCATAGAATATTCTAATGGAGATAAACAATGGTGGATTCATGGCAAAAGACATCGAGAAGGTGGTCCAGCAGTAGAATCTTTTGATGGAAGTAAAGAATGGTATCGTCATGGAAAACTTCATCGAGAAGATGGTCCAGCAGTAGAACTGGCTGATGGATATAAAGAATGGTATCGTCATGGAAAACTTCATCGAGAAGATGGTCCAGCAGTAGAATCTTTTGATGGAAGTAAAAGATGGTTTTACTGCGACGTTAAAATACCAGTCTCTTGTCAATTAGATTTTCAGCGCTATTTAAAATTAAAATTATTTTGGTAAATTATGTATCAGACGAAAACTATTATAGAAGATAATAAATCTTATTTCTTGCTGATGGATAACGAAGGAGATAAATATTGGCTATTCAATAGTACTCTTCATCGAGAAAATGGTCCAGCTATTGAGCGAGCTAATGGCTCTCAAATGTGGTTTAATTACGGTCAACTCCATCGTATGGATGGGCCAGCCATTATCTATGATAATGGTAATCAAGAGTGGTATTGTCATGATCTTCTTCATCGAGAAGACGGACCAGCCATAGAACATGTTTCTGGCCGGAAAGAATGGTGGTTTAAAGGCAAATTTGTCACTTCTTCTTCTCAAGAAGAATTTGATAGATCGCTAAAATTACAAGCTTTATGGTGATTAATAATTTAATGTAAACGTAAAATCATCATAATCAATATCTTCGCCATTTTTAACGGTTCCAAATAATTCTAAATTTCTTTGCAGATAATTTCTAATTTGATTAGATAATGGAGAGTACTTATCTGTTAAATGGCTAGGAGCTACTGCTGGATAAGAAACTTTAATTTTATTACCGTCTCTGACTACATTAATAGCTAAGGTAGCTCTATCCTCTTGTAACATACTAACAAAAGGCATAACACCACTAGTTTCGGTACTAGTAGAAGCATTAGCTACTTGTTGCTTAATATAATCTGCTATTTCTTGTTTCATTTCATTAGCATCAATATCAGCATATTTTTTTAATAATTTATTAGCTTGTTTAACTAGTTGAAGAGTGGCTTTTTTCATGATCTTTAGGCAAGGACACCCTCAGCCTTGTGCTGAGGGAGGAATTGCCTCTCCTTTCTGCTATCTAAATAAATTTTTAGGTTACACAAAAATTCCTATATATTGATATATCACTACATATGAGGTTATATAGAACGGTCAAACTAAAACTTGATGTCAAGGCAGAAGAAATTCTACCTTCACTGCAAGCTTATACTGCTGCTTTTAATCTTGTCTGTCAAATAGGTTACAAGAGCAAAATAACTAATTCTATTAAACTACATAAGCTAACTTACCAAGACTGTCGAACTAACTTTAACTTACCATCTCAATTAGCAATTTCTGCTAGAACTAAAGCCGCAGAAGCTCTTAAAAGCATTAAAGCTAAAAATAAGTATAGCAAATGTCCACAGTCAAAGTTAGCTGCCATTCGACTAGATTGTAATAGCTACTCTATCTCTAAATCTGGAGTTGTGTCTATTCTGACTATTGCTGGTAGAAAGAAAATTAAGCTAGATATTCCTCAGTATTATCAGCATTATTTTACTGATTGGAAGTATACTAGTGCTGACCTTCTGATTAAGAAGAATACTATCTATTTGCATATCTCTTTTGAGAAAGAAAGAGAAGACGTAAAGGTTAATGGTAAGTTTTTAGGAGTTGATCGAGGTATCAAAAAGTTAGCCGTTACTTCAGATAATAAGTTTTATTGCGGAAGTAAACTTAAGTCAATATGTCACAAGTATAAAGCATTAAGGAGAAAATTACAGAAAGTTGGTAGTCCATCTGCTAAAAGGCATCTTAGAAACCTTTCAGGTAAAGAAAAACGGTTTAAAGCAGACATTAACCATCAGATTAGTAAACAGATTATTAATAGTTTAAATCCAGGTGATACCGTAGTACTAGAAAAGTTAATTGGTATTAGAAGATCACGTATGAGAAAACCTCAAAGATCAGCCTTGAATAGTTGGAATTATTATCAACTAGAGCAGTTCCTAACCTATAAAGGTCAGGCAAAAGGCATACAAGTAGTCCATGTTAATCCTGCTTATACCAGTCAACAATGTAGTAAATGCGGGTTTACTGAGAAGAAAAACAGGAAGACTCAGGTTAGTTTTTGTTGTCAACAATGTGGATTTAAACTAAATGCAGACTTAAATGCTAGTAGAAATATTAGCAGACGAGCATTAGATGACTATATGTTATTTAATGGGGCTGAAGTCAATCAGCCTATGGTAAGAGCAGCGAAGCTACTTACAAGCCACCAGCCTTGTGCTGGTGATAATTGACAAAATTAATGTGATTTTAGTGGCATAATTATGGCAAAAGAAATAATACGATTTAGCAATAAGATTCTCTATTTCGAGGATGACCATCTCCATCGAGAAGATGGTCCAGCCATCGAGTTTGCAGATGGTTCTCAAGAATGGTATTTTAACGATCAACGTCATCGAGAAGGAGGCCCCGCCATAGAATGGTCTGATGGCAGTAAAGCTTGGTATCTTCATGGTCAACGACATCGAGAAGATGGGCCAGCAGCCGAATATTCTAGCGGTTTTAAAGCTTGGTTTATTAATGATAAACAATATTCAGAAGAAGACTATTGGCGAGTGGTTAAATTAAAAACTTTATGGTGAAGTTATGCAAGAAATTAAAGAAGATCACTGGGGAAAATATTATTATTGGAGTGATCGTCTCCATCGAGAAGATGGCCCTGCGATAAAATTTTTTAATGGCGATGAACATTGGTATCTTCATGGCTCTCGTCATCGAGAAGATAGACCAGCCGTAGAATATGCTAATGGAACTAAATATTGGTATCTTCATGGTCAACGACATCGAGAAGATGGACCAGCCATAGAATGGTCTAATGGAGATAAAGAGTGGTACCTTCAAGGTAAACAATATACAGAAGAAGAATATTGGCGGCTAGTTAAATTAAAAGCTTTATGGTGAAGTATGCAAGAAATTAAGATAGATAAAGATGGAACTAAAAGATATTATTGGAATGGTTAGCTGCATCGAGAAGATGGTCCAGCCATAGAATGGCCTAATGGAACTAAAGAGTGGTATTTTCATAATCAACTCCATCGAAAAGATGGTCCAGCCCTAGAATATAATAATGGATCTAAAGAGTGGTATTTTTATGGAAAGTACCACCGAGAAGATGGCCCGGCCAGAGAATATGCTGATGGAAGTAAAATATGGTGTCTTCATGGTCTTTTCCATCGAGAAGATGGCCCGGCTATCGAATATGCTAATGGAGATAAATCTTGGTACCTTCACGGTACGCCATATTCAGAAGAAGACTATTGGAGAGTGGTTAAATTACAAGCTTTGTGGTAAAGTATGCAAGAAATTAAAATAGATGAATTTGGTAATAAAAGATATTATTGGAATGGTATCATACATCGAGAAGACGGTCCGGCAATAGAGTATATTAATGGGGATAAATATTGGTATTGTCATGGGCGATGGCATAGAGAAGACGGCCCAGCGATAGATAGTTCCCTTGATGGAAAACATTGGTATCTTCATAGTCAACGTCATCGAGAAGACGGTCCGGCGATAGAATATGCTGATGGTAGTAAAGAATATTGGATTCATGGAAAACGCCATCGAGAAGATGGCCCTGCTCTAGAATATTCTAATAAAATGAAAGAATGGTACCTTCAAGGTAAACAATATTCAGAGCAAGAATATTGGCGAGTGGTTAAATTGAAAGCTTTATGGTAAAATTTATGCAAAAAATTAAGATAGATAAATTCGGCAATAAAGAATACTATTGGAATGGTGAATTACATCGAGAAGATGGACCCGCAGTAGAATGTGCTAATGGAGATAAAGAATGGTATTTTAATGACCGATATCATCGAGAAGATGGTCCAGCGGTAGAATTTATTTCTGGATATAAATCTTGGTGGTTTCATGGTCAACGTCATCGAGAAGATGGTCCAGCAGTAGAATATGCTAATGGTCATAAAGAATGGTGGATTAGACATATTCAGTATTCTGAAGAAAATTATTGGAGAGTAGTAAAGCTCAAAGTTTTATGGTAAAGTATGCAAGAAATTATAATAGATGAACTTGGGACTAAAAGATACTATTGGAATGATGAATTGCATCGAGAAGATGGTCCAGCGATAGAATATTTTAATGGAGACAAATTTTGGTATTTTCATGGACAATGTCATCGAGAAGATAAACCAGCTATAGAATGTAATAATGGTGATCAAGAGTGGTGGATTTATGATAAATTACATCGAGCAGATGGTCCAGCAATAGACTTTATTAGTGGCCGTCAAGAATGGTGGATTCATGGTAAAAAACATCGAGAAGGTGGTCCAGCCATCATCTGGGATGATGGCTATAAAGCTTGGTATATATCAGGCCAACGACATCGAGAAGATGGTCCGGCCATAGAATATAGTAATGGGTATAAAGAATGGTATCTTCACGGTACACCATATACAGAAGAAGATTATTGGAGAGTAGTTAAATTAAAAGCTTTATGGTAAATTAATATTCGTAATATGACTCCAAGTTTTTCCAGTAATAATTTTTTTAATGGCAGCTCGACTCACATTAAATAATTGAGCTAATTGTTGTTGACTATAATTTTTTCTATATAATTCCACTATTTTTAACACTTGCTCTCCCTTAAGTTTAGCTTGACTGGTTTTTTCTCCTACCGGAATTTTCCTATTAGGAAATTTTCTACCGACATTAATCTGATGTCCTTTTTTAAATCCATGGGTAATTCCTATTTTTCCTTTTAACCAAGAGGGTTGCCCCGGCTTAAAACTTCCACTATTAGGTTTAATGATACCTTTAGTTCCCTTATTCCATGCAGAACACACTGGTTTATTATTACCACCAATAGTCGCATTATATCCAAATGGTGCTTGCGATTGATATTGAGCAATTAATTCAATTTCTGACTCATTGGCTAAATTTAAACTAGTTGTGGTAGCAATTACTTCAAAAGTAAAATTTTCTACCCCATATTTCTTAATAGCTTTAGAAATTAACATTAATGGAGAAAGGTGACGGGCATCAATTTTATGCCGGCGCCACCTTTGTTTCGGATTTTTTGTTTGACCAATATAAATTTTATTATTTACTTGATTGATGATCCGATATAGATAATAGGAGATATTTTGCATATCTCCCAT